CCTTCGACTCTCTCGGGTGCTGCTCGTACCGCTCTGAAAAGGAGCTATGGGCAGATCTGCGTGACACCATGAAACAAGAGGCCCTAGACCGGCTGAACGAAAGCATCCAGCGGTCGGCCGACATTCTCTCGGAACGTTTCGAGGTGGTCTCGTGAGCCTTCCGGACATTCGGATCACGCGCTACCGGATCGCGCCGGAGTACTTCCGTCCGGCCGGGCGCAGCGCGGCCTGGTATTGGAACTACAGGGTGCACTGCGACGGCACGTGCGACGCGATCTGTCAGCACATGCGAGCGGCGCAAGAGAACCGCGTCATGGGCGCAGCGGGCCCGTACCACGATATCGGCCGCGGACTAGCGGACGCTCGCGACGTCGCGCGCCGGGTTGCACTCCGCGTAGGCGCCACGTGGGTTCGCGAAGACTGGCCCGGCGGAAACTCTTACACGCTCGGCCCCAAAGGGGGCCTTGTGAAAGGGAAGCAACATGTTCAAGGCGTTTAGCTCGAACGGATACGTGTACAAGCGCGCCAGGCAGATCGGGAACGATGGCGTCAAGGTGCTCACCTTCGACAAGTCACAATCCGCTGCGCAATTCATTGCCGATGGGATCGGTCGCGGGGGCCCAGTCTTTGCGCGAGACGACGAACGGGCGGACGTGCCCATCCTGGATAAGAACGGCGAGCTCGAACCGGGAGCCCTGGCGTACCTCGTTTCCGTTCTCTCGAATGACGAGCAGCGCCTACTCGGTCTCTTCGGAGTCGATCTGCAGGCCCTCTTGAGGAACGAACAGTGACAACGACACACCAACTAGGCTGCCGCCTGTGCGGCGGGACGGCCGGGACGTTCTTCGACGGCGCGCACGCTCTCTGCGCAGCGCGAGCGAAGCGCGGGGCGCCGACTCCGTCACTCGGGGACGTGTGTCCGTGCTGTCACGGAGTAGGCGGGCACACACGGAGCAAGTGCGGTCCCCTGAATCCGAATCAGGACGCGATCGAGCGTTGGTGCCCGGGCTGCGTAACCTGCGGAGCGACGGGCGCGATCAACGTCGCGGACACGGCAACGCAGCGCGACACGATGACGCGGTACGGACATCGCAAGCCGGCGCATTGGGCGAAGGACTGCAGGAAACTCGAGGCCTCGCCATGACGACCGAGTCAGTGCGCAGTGTCCTCAGGAAGGGCGACGAGGTCATCGCTTACAGCGATCCCAAGTGGAGAACCGCACTTCTGTCCGGCACGGTGAAAGCCATCGGTCGCGTGAACGTCAAGCTCCGCACGTGCGTGCGCTTCTCGCCAAGCGGTCCGTGGCACGAACAGGAGCACACAGTTCCTATCAGCGCCATAAGCGTTGCCGCCCGCGGCGAAGAGATCTTGTTCGATCGAAGAAAGGAGGCGTCGAGAAGACTCATGAAACGCAAGAACCTAGAAGGTGGCACGGCCGCGATCCGGGAGCTGCCTCCGCCGAGACAGCGCGAGCCCAAGTTGGTGCGCGAGATGAAAAAGGCGATCGACACTGGGTGGAGCGCCCTAGACCGGCGCTGCGAGCGAAGTACGGACCTGTCAAACCTACTGAGCGCTGCGTTCGATATCGCCGTGACGCAGGAGCGAGCGCACCGTGGGTTTGGGAGATCCATCGCCCCATCGAGCCCACCCTACAGGCTCTCGCTCGAGTACGCAGCGAAAGCAATCGTCTTGCATCATTTCTACCAGGGCGCAGCGCCGCCCAAGTCGTGGCAGGACTTCGTCCACGTCAGGCGCGATTGTGCGCTCGCGTACGCGCTCCAGGAAGCTGTCGGCGATCCGAAACTGCTCGACCTGTGCAAGGCGGCATGGGCGATCGACTACGCGGAGGACATTGCAGGATGACCTTCCGAGCCTTCATTCACGGCGAGCGCGAGTATCGCCGGATCGGCGACAAGCCGGCGAACATTCGCGTGCGCGGCGCCACGCGGCCGAGCTCTGCAGCGTTCTTCGTTGCGGCCTACCACGCGTACGGAGCTGCGCTCGTCGCTCGAGACGATCAGGTCACGGACGAGGTCCCGATCCTTGGCAAAGGTGGCTGCTTCGCCCGCGGCGGTCGCGATTACGTCGTGTCGCTGCTCTCAACCGACGAGGAGCGCCTATTGAAGCTCTTCGGCGTGGATCTGCGGCCCGTAGGGGCGCGCACCAAGAAACGGAGTCGCGGAAAGTGAAAGAAACGAACGATTGGATGCAACGCGAGCTCGCCAAGCAAAAGCGATACGCTCGCAATGAAGTCATCGCCCGATTCGACGACACGATCGGGGCGATGCAGAGGTACATCGACGAGTTCCCGGACGGCGAGGAACGAGGGCGCCTCGTCGGGCAGATCCCTGACCTCAGGGACGTGCGCCATCGATTCGAGCTCGCGACCGCGCCGGACGACGAGAGCTAAACCCATGTGCTCGTGCCGTAACACTCACTGCCGCCCAGGAAGGCCGCTCTGCGCGGCCATGCGTGCGCGTTCGGACAAGTACCGAAAGTGCACCTGCGGCGCCTACCACTACCCGCACCGTCGCGGTTCTGGCCGGTGTGACCACCACCCGGACGCTGCGAGGCGCCAGTGGGAAGCATTCACCGGGACGTCGTGGGATTCGGCGGCATGATGGCTGACTTTTTCATTCGCAGGACTGGCGCCTGGTGCGTCTTCGAGCCGCTCACGGCGCGGGCCAAGGCTCGCGTGAGCTGGGGACGAATGCCGGTAGAACTCCGGAGCGGGGCCGCTGCGGATCAGATCGCGTGCCTCATCATCGACGGCTTCGATGTGCGAGGCGAAGGAACGTATGCCGGCTACGGCGTCGAAGCGCCGCGCAAGGGGAAAGAAACATGACGACAGCAGCTAGAGCGCTAACAATCTCCCTCGAAGGACTCTCTGGGCGCGTGGTCGCCGTGGATGCTCGCGCGGAGCCTGGCTCCGGAGAGCTCCACATCAAGGGGCATCGCACGGAGGCGGCAGCGAGAGAAACCCGCGTTCGGGTGCTTTCTGCGCTCGTCCACTGTGGCGAACGCCTCGACGGATTCAACGTCACCGTGTCTCTCGGGCATGCCCCAATGTATGGCGGCGCGCCGTTCGACCTGGCCATCGCCGTGGCCGTGCTCGCGGCGCTCGGGCGCATCCAGGAAGCAGCGATTCAGGACACGGCGTTTTTGGGCGAGCTATCCCTGTCCGGTGACTTGAATCCGATCCGAGGCGTGCTCCCGCTACTTCTTGCGACGAAGAGCGCGATGTTCGACACGGTCATCGTCCCTCTAGCAAACGAAGCGGAAGCCGCGATCGCCGATCGACCGACGCTCGCTGCGCGTAACCTCGGCGAGGTCATCGAGCTTCTGAAGGACGCCAGGGAGCCCGGTAGCCCGATCCCGTATCGCGAGCCCGTTCCGGCGCTTCGCACCGATGCGGACATGAGCGACCTTCGAGGTAACCCGACTGCGCGCCGCGCTGTCGAGATCGCCGCTGCCGGCGGGCACAACATTCTGCTTCTCGGGCCGCCAGGCGCGGGCAAGACGCTCCTCGCTCGGCAGATCCCAGGGCTCCTTCCCGTGCTCACGAGAGGGGAGCTCTTAGAAGTAACCCAGATCCAAAGCGTGGCCGGTCTCATCGGCTCGAAGGGCTATGCCGACGTGCGCCCATTCCGAGCGCCGCACCATTCCGTAAGCGAAGCAGGCCTCCTTGGAGGGGGTACCGCAATGCGCGCGGGCGAAGTGAGCCTCGCGCACAACGGCGTGCTCTTTTTGGATGAGCTGCTCGAGTTTCAGGGTTCGACGCTCGAAAGCCTCGGTAACGTTCTCCGGCAGGGCGCCGTGACCACGTCGAGGTGCGGCGTCGAGGGCTTCCCTGCGCGGCCCCTTGTCGTTGCCTCCGCCTCGAGCTGCCCATGCGGCGCATCGGGCACCGCGCGCCCGTGCAAGTGTTCGACAGCGGTCGTAGGGCGCCACCGAGCAAGACTTCGAGAGCTTCTTTCCATGTTCGATATCCGGGTCACGATGCACAGCGTGAGCCCAGCCGAGCTCGTCTCGGATCCCACGGCGGAGACTTCGGACGTCGTGCGCGCCCGCGTGACTCGCGCGCGTGAGCTCCAGGCCGAGCGTGGTCGGGAGACAGGGCGCGGCTATCTGAACAAGCACGCTGCGCTGAAAGACCTCACGAGAAAGACCCTGTCGGACGCTGCTCGAGGCATCGTCGAAAAGCTCTTCGATGCGGGGCCCCCGTCTGACGTGACGGCGCTCCTTCGCGTCTCTCGGACGATTGCTGATCTCGACGGCAGTGAAGAGATCACGGCGCCCCACATGGTGGAGGCGATTGATCTGCGCACCAGTTCACTTTGAGTCCTCGACCGGGGTGGCCGGACCCACTTCCCCCGAAAGCACGCCCCGGTCGGGACTCTCCATTCGAAAGGAAACCACCACATGTCTGCATTGGACGAAGAAATCGAGGCCGTGTTTGCGCAGTTCCGTACGACGCTGCGCTCTGCCCTTCCGGGCGAGCAAGGCGAGGACGCGGTGCAAGCGTTCGACAGTGCGCTTGCGCTGCAGCAAGAGAGAGCGCGCCGGTGGACGCCTCACGACGGCAACTGGAACATCGCGATCCCTGGCGTCTATCAGCACTACAAAGGCGGGCTCTACACCGTCGTGGCAACGCCGCGACACCACGAGAGCAGGCGCCCGTACGTGCTCTACGTCTCGCACGAGTACGGAAGCCTCAACGTGCGGCCGCTCGAGGGGCACCCGCTCGATCCGGATGGCTTCGGCGATCTGATCTATCCGGAAGAAAACAAGGTCGGATGCCGGCGCTTCACGTTCATGGGCGCGGCCGGAGAACGGAAGCTCGCCGAGCTTCTGAGGGAAAAAGGAGAATGACGATGGGGTATTCAGCAGAAAAGCTTGCAGAGATCCGGAAGGAGTTTCCGGACTTCACGGCAGGACCTCCTCCGGAGGAGCCCGTGCACGTGACGCTCACTCGGGTTCTCAAAACGATTCATCGAGAGGTGATTCTGAAGATGGCAACGGTCTCGGACGGCAACGTCGCCTGGGACGAGGTAGCGGACGAGTTCGTGATGGCCCTCGCCGGTCGCGTCGTCACCATCTCGGTGAGGGACTACGACCACCTCGTGACGGAGCTTCGGAACACGAAGAAGCTCCTTGCGGAAAGCTCGCGGCTCTGTGAGGAACTCTCGAGAGAGAGGGACCTAACGCCTATCGGACCGCGGAGGCGCTGAGGGGAAGCACCATGGCCGTTGTCGCAAAGGATGCCGAGCCGGGGAAGATCTACCGGCTGACTCGGGACTCGGGCTCGACGTACTACAAGATCTGCGACGACGCCTCGGTGCGCCGGCTCGAGAAACGTCTCGGCACTCAGAACCCGAGATTCATGAAGCCCGCAGACAGGCTCACGCTGCAGGCCCTCGGGCGCTGCCGATCGGAAGGCTACGTCCTTGCCGTACGCGTGCTCCGGTTTCGTACCGAGCATGGTGTGCCGCGGGAGACGAAAGCCTACGTGGCGTTCCCTCCGGACTACGCCCTCCGAGAGGTCGAAAAGCCGCCGGGATATACCGCTGGAAATAAGAAGCCGAAAAGTGTGGGCACGTCCCGCGGTGGGCTAAAAAGCCTCGACACGGGCTCGGACGAGTCCGAAGATCCAGGAGAACGTTCATGACGGTGACGGACGACACGACGTTGCGCGAACTCCAAGCGTGGCTCGATCAGCATAACGCGAAGCTGCAACTGGCAACTTTGCGCTTCGGCGAGCCGGCGCGGTTCAGCGCGACGCTCAAAATCCCGCAGCTCCGCACGCACACGGGTAGCGACGACAGTCTGGCTGTCGCGATCAAGCTCGCTCTCGATGCGTACACAGAAAGCACGTACTAATGGCTCGCTCGCACATCGCAGTCCCCGCTGACACGCGACGATTCTCGTGGCGCAGCCCACACGGGAGCGGCGGCTCTTTCGAGCCGAACGGGCGGATGACGCTCGAAGGTCGTCACGACGACTTCGAAGAGAACCCCGCCGGCTGGACGAGCAGGCAGCCGATCTACGCTGCCCGCATCTTCGTCGGCTTCAACGTCGGGCCGAAGCCTCGCTGGTCGATGTCCGACGTCGTCAAGATCGTAAAGCGCATCCGCAAGGAGCAAGTCGGCTCGCCCGATGCGACGTTCCTCTACCAGCGCGGGCTCTACACGAGCCGGCGTGACGCTTCGGTCGTCGACGAGAAGGGCGCGCAGATCATCATCCTGAACCTGGCGGGCGCAGGCGTCCGTGAGTTCAGAGCGCAGATGATTGCGCTCGCCGAGGAGATCGCGACCAAGCTCCGTCAGGAAGAGGTCATCGTCGAGATCCAGCGCGGTGGCCTCTCGAAAGAGACCATCGGTGTCACGCCGGTCTACCGTCCACGACGACTATGAATCACTTCCGCAACAGAGGCAGGGGCGGCTCCATGAGCTACTGGGCCTACCTACCCGTGGCGACAGGAGCGCTTCTGTATGTGCTCTTTCGTGTCGACGAGGCGCGGAATGCGGCGCGCGAGGAGCGCTGGACCCGCGAGCATCGCGCTGTGCGCCGCAGTCGCATCGACGAGGAGTGGGAGCTCGAGTTTGCAAACGGCCTCGTCGTGAGGTCGGACAGCGGCTACGTTTGGTATTGGTTTCCTTCTGGGAAGAGAGCCCCCCTGGAAGTCGAGTCGCGCGCTGACGCTGAATTCGAGCGCCTCGAGCGCCTTGCAAAATGGAGTGAGAGCGAATGACACAAACGGTGACGTTGCAGCGCGTCGTCTATCGAGACGACCACACGAGGTTCTTCATCGACACGGAGTTCTACGAGGACGGCAAGACGATCGACCTCATCTCCCTCGGCGCTGTGTGTTCGGACGGCAGAGCATTCTACCGTGTGAATCGTGACGCGAAGCTTCACCTTGTGAACGAATGGGTACGCGAACACGTGCTGCCGCAGCTGCCGCCTTACGGAGATCCGGCATGGGCGCCGCGCGACGAGATACGCTTCCACTTCGAGCAGTTTGTGCGCAGCTCCGGTGACGGCCCCTACGAGTTCTGGGGGTACTACGCGGACTACGACTGGGTCGTCCTATGCCAGCTCTTCGGCACCATGATGCAGCTTCCGAAGGGCTTCCCGATGTACTGCCTGGATCTGAAGCAGCTCTCGCACATGCTCGGTGGCCCTCGGCATTCGAAGCAAGAGACCGGAGAGCATAACGCGCTCGCGGACGCGAGGTGGAACAAGGAACTCTACGAGTTTTTGCGGGGGCAGACGTGAAGCCAGGCAACGAATCTTCTGCTGCAAGAAAGGCAGCCGAACATCTCATAGAGACCGGGCAGCTGGTTCCGATCGGGAACGGGCTCTACATGTTCCGACACCGATGCCAGAAGCATCATTGGTACGGCGGCTCGCCGTGCCCAGGATGTGATGGCCGCCGTCGGCCCACTAGGGCCGGGAGTCGCAAGTGAAGTACGAACCCTCGCATGCGCAGGCCCTTGAGGAGGCCACGAAGCTTCGGCTTGAGAGGCGCGACATGCTCGCAGCCTGGTTGCTCGCCCGACAACGCGAGGGCGTCCAAGTCGTGCGTTTCGACGACCCGCATTTGGCGGCTCTGATGAAGCTCTGCACGGAGTCAGAGGAGCAAGTCCTTAAGGCAATCGGCGCAACGGTGAGCAGGCTCAGAAACGGAGACGGTGAGCGCGAATGAAGCGCGAGAGTCCGTCGGAGCCCGAGACGAGAACGCCGGCCAGTTCTGACCGGCTGACAGAACGTCTCGCGTTGCTAAAGGTCACGGACCAAACGTTTCCGGTATGCGTACGGAGCTGGCATTCGCTTCGTCAGCACCGCGCGGCGCTCCGCAAGATGGCCAGCAAGTATCCGCTCATCATCTCGTTCGGAGAACTTCGCGTCGTACTCGAGCACCCCGATCAGGTTGACCGGCTCATCGCCGACCTGCGCGCAAAGCTAAAGGCGTGGTGGCTATTCGGGACGGCGACCAGAGCTGGAGAGCTGCAATGAAGCACGAGTCCCCGCCGACTCCCGAGACGAGCGCGCCGGTCGATTCCGACCAACAATGCACGTGCGATCCGGAGGACACGGGACCGACCGGGCACATGGCCGGGTGCCCGAAGTTGCGAAGAACGCCACCCACAATCGACTGGACCGATTGCCGCGACGACAAGCCAGCGAAGGGTGCCCGTGTATTGATTGCGCTCGATGACCTGCGCGTGCTTTTCGCGCACCGAGCAGACTTCGCGGGTGTCTGGTACGACGACGCGGGTCGCTTGGTGACGCGACCGGTTACGCACTGGGCACCAACACCGATGGCTCCGCGAGTTGAGGCGCGCAAATGAAGCAGGACGCGACAGAACTCGACCTGACTACTGCTCACGGGATCGGCGAAGTTTTGAACGCACGAGGTCCGCTCTGGGAGGACGAGCACAGCGCTCGCATTCCTCAAGTAGCCTACGCTTGGCATCTCGACCGGTACGGGGATTGGGTTCGAGAAGATGCCGAGGAATACGGGTGCGCACGTGGCGCGATGGTTTTTCAGCGCGACGGTGAAGAGACGTGGCGCGGCCTTGGAAGCGGTGAATTTGTTACTGCGGAGGACGCTAAGGCGGCTTGCGATGCAGCCCTCGTCGCCCGCGGCTGGTTGCTCGACGAAACCTCGGTGCGTCCAGACCGGGAGACGATTGCGGTACGTCGCTGCGTTCACGGCGAGGCTCACGACACTTTTTGCGCGGCCTGTGGACTCAAAAACTTCGTTGAGCCCACTAAGCCGGATCAAATGGAGCGGCGCGAATGAGGAATTACCCGCGCGGAAAACTGAACCAGAACGACGAAGGTGAGTTGCAGATTCGTATCGGCGTGCAGGATCGAACCGTCGTCCTCGACTTTGGCAAGCCGATTCACTGGCTCGGTTTCGACGCTGCTACAGCTCGAGCCGTGGGCGAGAGACTCGTCGCCAGAGCCAACGAAATCACACAACGGTTGCCGCACGAATATTCGGAGGATAGTTCGCCTATGAAACGAGCGCTGAAGTCGCGCGCCTACACGGAGGCCGCGTCGCTGTTGAACGCTGAGATGAGCGCGGTCGATTTGCCTCCGGATCTGTCGGAAGAGGAAGAAAACGAGATGCGCGAATTCATCCGCGACCACATCGTCGGAGAGCTCCGAGCCAAGTCGGAGCGGATACGGAACCGACGATGAAGCACGAGACTCCGTCGATCTTGACCGCCGAGGAACGCCTCGCCCTCGCTCAGCTGGCCTCGAGTGGAGCGCCGAACGAGTGGGGTGACGCTGGACGAGCTTCGGACATTCTCCGCGCAGTCGACTCAGGCGCACTGCCTCGGCCAGAATCGATAGAGTGGTTCGTCAGGCGTTTCCGGATTGCGAGATCCCAATGAAGCAGTCGGAGTCCACAGCTACGGTACAGCCGATTCCGTTCCCCCAATCTCAATGCGCATGCGGGCTCCACAAGATTGCCGGCGGCATCCACGGAATTCGTTGGTACTGGGCGGTTCACGCTCGCGACGTGTGTGTACTGGAACTTCCGAACGAGCGTTGCTGGTGCGGTCGGCTTCGTTCGGAACACCAGAACCAGGAAGGCCATGACCCGGCCGCGAAAGACACGGTGCAACCGTGAAGCAGTCGCGAATCGTAGACCGCAAGGCCGCGGCGCTAGCTGAATCTGCGGACGTTCGCGTGCAGATTGTTCGCGGAATTCACCTCGTCGCGGAAAGGTTTCGGTGGATCGGCGGGGCAAGCGAAGAGGACACCTACACGCGCGAGGAACTCCGACGCGGAATGCTCGACTTAGCTAGCGAGCTCCTAGGCGAGGGAACCAGTTCAAAGAAGGTTAATCCGATGAGCAAGAAACCATTCCCGGCGGGCTACGAAACGTTCGACGTCTCCGTCACACCTTGCATCGCGATTCACGAATCCGATCTGCGCGCGGGCGGCTGGATCCGAGAGAAGGACGCGGCCAACGTTTTATCCGACGAAAACGTCGCGTTGCGGGTTGTGCTTACGAAGCTGCTGGAGCTCGACGCGAAGCGTCCCGCTGATACCACCTTTTGGGCGAGGTGGTGGGACGAAACGGTTGCCGAGGCGAAGACGTTGCTCGGTGGCACCTATCCCAGAAACACCACGGGGTAACCGTGAAGCTGCCCGACACGACAACTCCGTCGCCGCCGGTCACGCAGGCGCCGCGCGTTCGACCAGAAGGGTACTACTGGGTGCGATGGCGCGGTGACGGGCTCAGCATCGCCCGCTGGATGCACGTCGGAACCTACTCCGCAGAATGGACCTGGGTAGACGAGTCCGGGCCGGACTACTGTTCATTAGAGCCAGAAAAAGAAGTACAAGTCCTTTACGGGCCGCTGCATCTGCATTGCTACAACCGTAGTTGCCTGCGCGGCTCTGGAGCCTGCGGACGAGTCACCGCTGAGAGTGCCCCAGAATCCTTTCGCCCCGATGGCTGCGAGTGCGAGTGCGCCGCTTGCTGCGCCGCGCGAGGCGCCGTCAATTGGACGGAGGAGCGCACGTGACGCCGCGCGCCGTGCACGCTCGGCGCCCCGGAAAAAGGTCGCGCAAGGCTTGGTGCGGAGTCCAATCCAAGCGCACGACGCTCCTGCTTCCTGTGACGTGCGGGCGATGTTCGCGGCTCCTGGCCCGCAAGGTGAGCGAGCACAAGGCCCCTACTTCGACGGAACCGCTCACGGAAGACCTGTTGTCGGAACTCGCACGAGCCAGATGCCCCGTGCGCTTCACTGTCTTTACCGGGTTGAACGACTTGACTTTGACACGGCGCATGCAGCTCATTGCAGAGGCGGAGATTGCCAGCGAAAAAACAGGCGGACGCGAAGCAACGACCGCGGCGCTGCTTCTCATTGAAGGTGCCGAACGAATTGTCGCGCTCGAGAAGGAACTCGAGACGGTAAAGGGAGGGACAACATGAAAAAGATCTTCATTGCATTAATCTTGATTGGATGCGGCGCGCCGACCGAAGAGGCCCCCGCGGTTTCCGAGGCCGTCGAGCCGCTCACGGTTCCTCTTTCGGTAGGAACCGTGAATCCAGGCGAAGAGGGGCTCCGGTGCATCGGCTGGACATCGCCCGGCCGTGAGCTCTTCATCTCGGCTTTCTCGGTGACGAAGACGAGCATCCACCATCTGAACCTCTGGCGCATGCGCGCTGCCGTCCCCGACGGAGAGCAGGCCTGCCCGAAGGCGTCGCCCTACGGGGAGTTCGTGTTCGACGACGCCGTCGCTTCCGAGTTCAGACAAGAGCCGGCAGACGGCGTGTTCCACATCGCTGCCAAAACGTCGTTTCTCGTGGACGTGCACGTCATCAATACGACCGAGGCCCCCGTCGAGGCCTCTGCAGAGATCTCTCTACACGAATCGGAGAAGCGCTCGCCGATCTTGTTCGGCTTCGAACTCCGAGCGGGCCAGGTGCCGGCGCCGGTAGAGGCAGGCGCCACCGTGACGGCTCGGCTGACGACGCCCGCAAAGGACGTGACCCTCTACTCGGTGATGGGGCACATGCACGCGCATGGCGTTGTCGAGAGTTTCAGCGTCCGAGGACAAGAGCTCTACCGTACCGAGAGCTGGTCAGATCCTCTCTTTTTGCCGACGACGATTCGTGTCTCGCCAACTGATCGCATCGAGTGGTCCTGCACGGTCCGAAACACGAGCGCCGTCCGGCTCACGTGGGGCGCGAACAGCATCCAAACCTCCGAGATGTGCTCGGTGGTGGGCATGGCGGACGCAGAGTGGGATGTCGTGGGAACGGCGGCGCAATGAAGAGGCTGTACTTGCGGCTTGCCCCGTCCACGCTGGAGCCGCACTACTCCGCGCACGTCTCTGCGATGACGTCGGAAGGACTGCATGGCAAGGCGGAGATCGCAGCAGAACTCGCGTTCCGCGACGTTCAGATCGAGTCGCTCCGCAGGCACAATCAATCGCTCGCCGACGAGCTCAATGATTGGCGAGACAAATATACGGCGCTCGAGTCCCAGTTGGACACGCGCCAGAGGGGCATTCGTTGACCATGCAACCAGTACGGTCTCCGCCGCCGCCACGCGACCCGAGCCCCGGTCCCATTCCGCCGCCTCCGCCAATTCCGTACTTTGGCCCAACTGAGCTTCAGTTTGCCGTATTCATCTTCGCGCTCGCCGTCGGGATCGCGACCGCGTGCTACGTGGCCTTCAATGACTACCAGCGTACGCATGCAGAAGGAAGCGAGCGAGCGCCGTGAGGCACTCTCATCTCTTCGCTCTGCTTGTGATCTCCTGCGGTGATACGTTCACCGCCGCCAGATTTAGCGACGTGGAGGCCGGCGCCGGCGGACACGCGGGCTCACCAGAGCGAGCTGGAGGCGCATCCTCAACCGGAGGTCGGGCCGAGCTCGAGAGCGGCTTGCCGGATGCGGAGACCCCGCCGGCGGACGCTAGGATGGCCGACGTGAGCCCACCTCCCGTCGATGCAGGAAGAGACGCCACTAGAGACGCCATGGGCGACAGCGGGCGCCCCGGCGCGGGCGGGCAAGCCGGGGGAGGCGCCGGTGGAAAAATGCCTGGAGCGGGCGGCAGCGGCTCAGGAGGCATCGGCTCGGGCGGCGCCGGCACCGGAGGAGCTCCGTGTCAGCCCAAGAGCTGCGAGGCCCAAGGCATCGAATGCGGGAGCGCCGAGGATCTTTGCGGCTCTCCGCTTCATTGCGGGGCCTGCACCAACAAACGCTGCGACCAGGGAACGTGCGTCTGCGATCCGTCCTACTGTCCGTTCTGCACTGGCTTTCCGTGCTGCAAACCGACAGGGGAATGTGGCTGTTCATTCGCGGGAGCCTGCTCGTGAGTCGCCGGCCGTACGCGAAGATTCACGACCTCAAGCTCCTCGTCGACGCCGCGATGCAAGACGCGCTCATTACCGGCCACGAGATTTCCGTTCCAGTCGGCTTTCGCGCTGCTGCTACTCGTCTAGAAAAGCAGCGCCTCGTCGTGTGGACTAGTCTGCACACTGTCGCGCTCACTCGCCTCGGCAGGCAGCTCGTCGGCGTCCTTCTCGACGTACTTGCGGCTGTATCATTCAAGTGACATGAGATACTCTCGGAAGGTCGGATTCGCGATCGCGTGCACACCGAGCATGTCCCGACGCTTCGTACTGACCACTGCGTAGGTCACTCGCCCCGGCTGTCCTGTCAGAAAATGGAGAGCGAGCGCGGCGACGAAGCCTGAGCGATTTCGTCCCATGCGACAGGTGACGAGGACGCGCCTTCCGCGCGCCAGATCGCTCGCAACGGCATCCGCAGCGACGAGAGCTGTTTCCATGTCCTCGCGCGACGGATTACCGACGTCATTGAACGGGAAGCGTCGTATGATGACGCCCGGGTAGCCCGACGAGGGCGGCTGCACGTCGTCGGCGACGAACACGATGACGTCGAAGCCGAGCTCCTTGTAGTCCCCAGGCGGGGGAGCGGCACCGACCCAGAGCTTTTTCGCAACTCGGGTCGCGTCGAGCACGGTAGACCATCCTACCGAAAAGGCCGCTAGAAATCTATCGAGCGCGTGCTTATGGTAGCGTCTGATGCTCGAGAACCGGCCAGAGCTCGCGCTCCTTCGAGCCAAGCGAACGCCGGAGGCCCTCGAGCGCTGGGTGAAGGCTTTCGCTGGGGGCGACAAGGACGTCGCACAGAGCTACGCGATCATTGTCTCCCGTTTCACGGGACGGGACGAGGGTGGCTACGCCTCCTACATCGGCCGCTACTCGCCGAACACCAGGGCCGCGTACGCGTACGCGCTCACGGAGTTTTTCGAGTGGCTCGGCGCGAAGCACGGCCGCGTCATTCCGCCCCACGACGTGAGCCGGAAGGACGCCGAAGATTACGTCGAGTGGCTGGCGACGAAGCCTTTCTCGCTCGAGGCAGAAAAGCTCCGTGACGGAGATCAGCAGGAGCGCCTTGCGATCTACGAAGTCGTGAAGGAGCTTGGCTCCTCCGATCTCACGAGCATCGCCGCGAAGCTTCCTCGGGCAGTCGTGAGCCGGCACAGCGCCGGCGGGGCGATCGACTTCGAGTGGCTTCACCGAGAGCTCGGGCTCATGACTCTCCACGACCTTCTCGTGCGTTCGCCGACCATCGAAGAGCTTCGGAAGAGTAATCCGCTGATTGGGATCCATGTCTTCACCGTCGATCTCAACGGGCGACAGGTTCCGCTCGAGAGCGTGTTTTCGTATTCGACGCCGAAGCCCGTCGCCGTCTCGCGATCCACGATTGCGCTCCGCCTGACTGCGCTCTCCTCGTTCTGGAACGCGCTCTTGCGAACGGAAGGAAAGACTCTCGTCAAAGCCAACGTGTTCGAGGAAGTCCTCGAGCGCGTGTCGAGAGGCCTTTCGGCCGACCGGCGAGCGGGAAGAACGCGGCGGCGCCGGCTCACGCCCGACATGGTCGACCGGCTCCTCCGCGCCGCCGAAGGGCCTTCGCTCGTAGAGAAGCGCGACGCAGCCCTGCTCTGGTTTTTGGTCCTCATGGGCGCCCGAGTGACCGAGACGATCCGCATCGTGAGGGACAAGCCCTCGACATCGGAGCTTCAGCGAACACCTGGGTGGTTCGACGGGAGAGCGCTCCCCCCTTCGGTCGAGCTCATCCGGAAGGGCGGCTTTCATCAGCGCTTGCCGTACCCGCCTTACGCCCTCCGAGCTCTACATGCCTTTCAGGCCGAGCTCGAAAAGCACGCGCCGCCCTTGGGCTCTCAATCCGATAATCCGAACGCCGCGCTCTACGTGCGTCCGGACTCGAGCGCGTGGCGCTACAAGCTCCTCGCAACGAAGCCCGATGCGCCGCTCTTTCCTCCAGTGAGCTTCTGGGGCCTGAACTCGCCGGGGAACTACCGCGAGCTCAGGCCGAACGGGCTCGACTACCGAAAGCCCATGAACCGATCGGCTGTGACCGCGATCCTCCGTCGCATCGCTGACAAGGCGGGGTTTTCGGACGAGGAGAAACTGGCCGTGCACGGGCATGCCTTCCGCCACTTCGCGGCGACGGCGATGAGCCGGCAAGGAAAGCCCATCCGGGAGACGCAACAGATCCTCGGGCACGCGAGTATCGTGACGACCGAGACCTACGTCGAGGACATCACGAGCCCGGAGGCGCTCTCCGCTCAGAACGAGATCCTCGACTACATCGCCGGCGGCGAGCGCCCGCGCGGGGCGCCGGCTCCAGAGCCCCGTCGCCCCATTGTCGAAACCCACGGCATTGCCGTTCCGCCGACGGCTCCGGAGCCCGAGACTTCGGAAGTCGGCCTTCCCGCGGAAGCACCGAAAGTGAAGGCGCTGCCGGAGATCCAGAAGACTGCAAAGGGCCTCGTGGCGATCGCGCCGAAGGCCGTGCCTCCCGAGGTTCTCGAAGTCGAGCACGGGATCTCTTCTGGCTCGCCCTACTACGCGTACGAGGGGGCTGACCAACTCCACTTCACGATGGTCGAACCGCGGAGCGGCGCGAAGAGGGAGACGCTCTACACCAAAGGCTCAAAGGAGTACGTGCAGCGAGAGCCCTGGCTCCGCGAACATTACGACCCATGGCCCTTGAGCTACGGCATCGGAGAGAACAGCCTCCTTCCGTGGTTTGCTCGAGGGGCCGCCTCCTCGAGCGGCGAAGTCAAAGTCGAAGTCCGAACGAAGGACGGAAAGAAAGTCGTGACGGTGCCGCCGCTCCCCGTCTTCGCTGGCGAGCAGCTCTACTCGGAAGCGAAGGCGCCGACTCTCTGGAAGCGCGTTCTCGAGCTCCGGGAGAGATGGCTTCGGACGGCGCCGACGAAGGCGTTCGGACTCGACCGGTGGTGGGGCGCCTTTCAGGAGATCCAGCGAGGCCTCGCTCGCGGCACGGGCGGCGCCTTCCCCGTCGTTCCGTTCGATGCCCTCGGCACAGTCGGCACCAACATTCGAGCTCACGACGAAGAGTATCTCGCTGCGTGGCTCGAGAAAAACGCCGACAGGTACACGACGACCGTTCGCGCCTTCGAAGGCATCGAGCGGCCGCGCGGGGGCTCGCTCACGGATGAGGAGTGGCTCTCGTTTCAAGAGAAGTTTGCCGCAGCAAGCCTCATCGGCGTGAGCCCCGCCGAGGAGCTTCCTGATTGGTTCATGCTCGATGATCCGGTGCGCGCCATTTACGACCACTCGAGCGAGGAATGGGAGTGGTTCGAAAAGTGGATCGGCGCCGTCACTGGGCAGCGCCTGACGCCGGCAAGAGACGCCGAGCGCGCGCGTGACGCTGCCTTCGCGTCCACGGCCATCGAGACTCGCATCGAAGAGGCGCGGGAGCTCCTCGCGGCCTACTTCGAAAGCGTCGAAGAGCTCAAGAACCAGCCGAAGGGCGAGGACGCCGACAGGGAGCGAGAAGTCATTCGGCTCCTTCGAGACAGACTCCTAGCGCTCGGCGTTCCAGATCCCGGGGCGACGAAGGGGCTCGCGCGAGACCTCAAGGCCCGCATCGAAGAGCTCATCGCCCTCGGCTTTCCGTCCGCCGACGTCGAGCTCGTCGATCCGAACGTCCTCCGTAGCGCGCTCTTCGACAAGGACACGTTCCGAATCGACACGAGCAAAAAGACGATCTCGCACACGCCGGAATTCAGGAAAGACTTCGCCGAGCGCTACGACGGCCGGGACTCGGAATGCGTCGCCCGAAGAGCGGCGCGCGGCATGTGGGAGCACGTGAAGCGCCACGGGATCCCGGTAAAGCGCGGCGCGGAGCGCTCTAGCGAGTACAGCCTCCTCTACTCCGTGATGCTCTCGTACCTTTCCTGGATCGTGCCGTGCCCCGAGGCCATCGAAGAGCGCATGGGCAAGGAGCGGAGCGCCCGGATGCGCTACCTCACGGGCTTTCGGCGGGCGAGCGCCCGAGTGCTCCGTACGGGCGACGTCGACGAGCCAGGGCTCCGCCGGATTGCCGTGGAGGAAGGGCTCGACGACGCCGGCGCCGGCGAAGTGCTCGAGGCGGCCCTCGTTCAGGACTCCATGCGGGCCGAGGTCGCGCTTCCGCCTCCGCCCGTCGCCGAGGCCATGGCCCGGTCCGCAATCGAGTCTGGGAACGTCCACGTGGCCGCTGTGCCCGCCATAGTCGTCACTCGAGGCAGACGGCGCACCGTGGAGGCGCCGCGGGCCCCCGTGACCTACTATTCGGTCGGGGGCGACGAGGAGACTGACCTCACGCCGAACGCCCCGCCGCGGCGCTACCTGACGCCCAATGCCTTCGAGCACGGGCTCGGACGCATGGCACTGGCCGACCTCGCGATGCCCGGCGCGCTCCGGCTCATGGCCGCGATGACGAGGCCGTTCTAGTAGTTTTTCAGAACAGTGAACTGCGACGCGAGATCTTCGCAGTACATCCCGTTCGAGAGACAGAGCAGGAAGACGTCACCGCTACCCGGCGTCGCCTCGAGCGGAGTCCGTCGATAGACCGAGATGACGGTGCCGGCGAATTCGCGTGACGTGCCGCCCGCGACGTCGCCTTGCACGGGGCCATTTGGATCGACCCGAACGACGAATGCTCCAGAAAACCGGTTTACGCTGTCCGCGTCCGCATCCTCGATGACGTCGAGATTGAGGTCGGCCACACTGATCGCGACGACGTCCTGTATGAGGTCGTTCTGCCAGAGGACCGTACGCGTCTCTTCCGGCGCTTCAGTCGACTCCTCACCGATGATGTTGCCGAAGAGCGGGCCCTGGGGCTGGAGACTCGGCTGGAGCGTCGCCGACAGAGATGTCGCCTGGATCCGCGCAGCAACCACTTTCAGAACGTCCGGCATGGTTTCACCGATTGGTCAGCAGTCGAACACGAACGATCGGAAGCTCGTAGTACATGCCGTTCGACAGTGACTTTATGAGCACCGTCGCAACGCCGTTCACATTGAAGACGTCGACGACTCGACCGATGTACTCCTGGCTGTACACGTTGAGATCCGGAACCGGAAGCGGCGGCGCCGGGTCGACCGCGCGGAGCCCGACGACGACCTTGTTCATGTAGGTCGTGCGAATGAGATCTGACGGGGCCTCGATGAGGTCGAGGGCGTCGTCCCTGCACCCGGTCGGCACGAGCGCGCTCGCGTTGTTCGAGAACGTGATGCCCGTCTCGGCAAACGTCGCCAAGATCACGTCCGGATCGCCGTCCGTGACTTGCGTCACGACCCCGAGCGTCGGGGGCTGTGGCTGAAGCCTGGAAACCGCGCCAAGTGTCGAGCTCGTGAGCCTGGGCCGAACCCGATTGCCGACGACTAGCGCCATGGGACAGAAGGCTACAGGGGCCCTGGGGCGGGGTCAAGGCACTCAAGAAGGCACTAAATATCGGCTTTCGTCGTCGTACATCATCGACGTTTCGACGAAGCGGATCTGCCGGTGCTGCCCAGCCAAAACCTCCAGCACGAGCGCGCGGACGACATTCATGGGGATCGTGCCCTGAGCGACCGCCCGGCGCGTCAGCGCGCGCTTTGCTCCGTGAGGGATCGTCGAACGCTCATAGTGCTTGTGCCGCTCTGGTCCTCCGGACGGATGGCGAACGCCCTGATAGTACCAAGCAGCGAGCGGCGTCGGCTCCCTTGTGCCGAGAAGGTACGAATGGATCAAGCTCCGAAGGAGCACCGGCCCCGTCACCTGCCGAAACTCGCACTCCACCGTCCAGGCCTTGCGCACGACCTCGGCCATCGGCAGGTGATACTGGTAGAGCCGCCGGTGCGCTTCGCCGGCGGCGGGCTTGGTATGCCGGAGATGAGGACTAGGAAACCCGCGCTCGTGCCGTTCGATGCGCGCCTGTGCGCGCACTTCGAGGAGGAGCTCCGGATCGACTCCAATCTTCTTTGCGACGCGATCGATCTCCGAGTCCGCGATGGCGCACTTGGCGTACCAGGTGCCGAGAAGCTTTTCGAAGAGCCACTCGCGAAAGGACTCGGCCCGCGGCGCCTTCTTCTTCATCAGCCGATGATCGACGATTGCTCGATGTGCGTGCAGTAGAGCACGTCCCTCGGAAAGCCTCCCCAGAGGAGCTGGTCTCGACCCGAGATGTACCGCCTCAAGATCAGCATGACGCCGCCCTCTCCGTTCGGTTCGACCGAAAGAACGCCCGAGAGCATCGGAGTTGCCTTCACGCCCCCGTCTGCCATCGAGGGGCGGTAGCTGTCGCCCGTGTAGTCCACGCCGATGTACGGCTCCCGAAGCTGCAGCATCACTGTGCGTTCATGAAAATGCACCCAGCCGGTCTCCGGTACCTCTACCGCTTCACCATCCGGGGCTCGTACCGTGTCGCTCTTCATGTTGACTCCTTTATCATCTGGCGAATTGCCGCCGCGTTCGTCTTTTCCCACGCCCATTTGGCTGCCAGGGCCTCTGCGCTGTTTTCGGCAAGGAGCGCGAGCGTCTCCCAGCCCTTGTACGCACTAAGGAGCGCCGTCGCGATTGCCCCCTCGCTCACCGTCGGCGCCGTAGCGCCAGGGAAGTCGTCGAGCGGCCCGGACGGCCCGTGCTCAACCGCTACGAAGCCCGCGGGCGGGAGCGCCGCATACTCGGAGTGCCCCGTGCACGTCGTCGCGACAACGGGTACGCCGCACGCGAGGGCCTCTAACGGCACGAGACCGAAACCCTCGGCGCGAGACGGCTGACAGATGACGTGCATGCCGGAGTAGAGCGCCGCAACGTCGACCTGACCGCGGACAAGGCCTGGGCAGGTGAGGACGTCCCCCGGTGTTAGCTCGAGATCGGCCATCCACCACTTGAGCCGGCTCATGTAGGCAGGGTTCATCATCACGTGGAGCGTCGCCGCGCGCGGGAGCGCGTGTGATTTTTTGAGCGACTTCCAGGCCTTCAAAAGCGCCTTCGTGCTTTTTCGGTCCGCTTCCGTACTCGTCATGTGGAGGACGTCGAACCGACCCTTGTCGAACGCTATGCTCGCCGAGGCGCGCGCCGATCGGTCAACGCGGTGAATCGCAGGAGTCACGCCGTGAGGCGCGACGATGACGGATTTGCCGGCGAAGCTCTGCGAGAGCACGTCTGCTGCCCACGAACTCGGCGCCAAGAGCCCTCCCGTCAGAAGCCCTTCGGGCAAGATCTTAGACGGCGCAGTGAGGCTTCTCGCGAACCCGTGCGGCAAGCCCTCGCTGTTCGGAGCGAGAAGAAGCCAGTGCTTCTTGTGCACGCCCGCTCGATGCGCTTGCATGAGTCCATTCGGATCGCCGCAATTCAAGGCGACTGGAGCGCCGCCGCCAGGAACGTCCCCAGTCTCTTCCGTGTCGACAGGCCAAAAGCCGTCGAGGACACCTTGCGCCGAGAGCGCGCTCCTCATGCCCCTGGTCACCTGCGTGAAGGATGACTCGCCGCGAGCGTAGCCGTAGAGACGAACGCACGACGTCACTCCCATGGGAGGATCTTCTTCGCCCGCGCTCGCTGCTCTCGCTGGCGCTCCGGCGATAGACTACTGAATAGGTTCTTGCCGGGCGCCGTCTGAAGCCCGACCCGCTCGGCTGCGTCTCGGATCCACTCGCACATCTTTTCCGTGAGCGCGCGCCCCTCCTCTTCCCATTCAGTGAAGATCTCTGTCTGCTTTTCCCCGAGACGTTCCACGTAGGGCGGCTCGAGCAGCGCGGACAGGAGCTCTCGATCAGACAGGAGGCGCGCCATCAGAGAGTCATCCTCGAAAGCACCTGTTCACAGAGAGCGATCGGCTCCAAACCAGCGAGGCGGGAGCGCTCATGAAACGCGGCCGCGAATGCCGCTGCAAAACATCGTGCTGGGTACTTGGCAATGCTTTTTTCGATGAACGCCTGCAATTCGCTCATTGCGATCTCTTCGAATTCTGTCCATTCGCTCGTGACGCGAGGGACCACCTTGCGGGCTCGATCGTGAGTGGCGCCCAGCATCTCTCGTAGAGAGGTCGCAGCGGACACGATGGGCTTACACAGGAGAACCCAGGCATAAGCGTGGACCAACAAGGCTACTGTGAGTGGCCCCTTCGGTTCGTCTGCGCCTGCTGCCACTAGCGTGGCTTCGATCCCGGGCAGAGCCTCTCTGAGGTCTCGGCATGCTGGCTCAACGAACGCACGTTCTTTCTGAGGATCGTCCAACTCCAGAGTTCCACGTGAGCGAGCGGCGCGACGCTCTTTACGATTCATCGTACCCACTCCACGAGCGGCTTTGAATGCTCGTCCTTCCACGGCTGCACATGAATGGACGACGTCGTTATACACTCATGGTTCCAAAGCCCTCGGACATCATGGAAGAAGTGCGCATCTACTCGCTCTAGATCGAGCACAGAAAACGGAAGCACCAGATCCGCCCTGTCCGCTTCGTAACGAACAAACCGCGCGCCTATCTCAATCAACTCGCCCCAGCTCCATGTATGGAGAGGGAAGGCTTGCGTTCCGTCGTATCCTCTCGGACATTGATCGCAAAACAGGCGGAGCGAAAAAGGGACGTGCAGAAAACTTGGTATCGGAATCCAGATCCTCGCGGCTCCCCAGTAGTCGGACGGGCGTAACTTGGCACTCACCTGGGTCTCCTTTGATTCCATGGTGCCTTGCGCAGGCGCGCCTGTCGCTTTGTATCGATCGCTGGCCAGTGCCAACACTTCGGGCCGCAGAGATGGCCGCTCATTGCCTCGATCGGATCAGCGCCTGCGCGCACGTTGTCGAAGTACTCTCGTAGCTCATCCAGAAACTCACCCACGCTCTTCTGGCGAAGCCTTTTCCAGGCTTCACTCTGGCTCTTTTTTCTAGACCTGACACGATGTTGTTTGCGTTTTTCTGCGCTCACCGTTGCCATCCTGTCTCTTTCTCGCCTGTCTCGAACGCGGGGCAACCGAACCCAGGAGGAGTCCAAAACTCCGGGAGGCAACCCTCCCCAGCCGAGATGTCTTCATGAACAAAGTCTCGCAATCGGTCGCAGCGCGTTCGCCCTGGAGCTTCCTGCGGCACGTGCTCCAGCGCCGGGACATGCCAGTGTCTGCACTGATCGCAACGCGCTCGGCTCCGTGTCACATGGATCACGCCTTCGTCTTCGGGCGAACGCTCCTCAATCATTAGGGTGCGTTTCTCTGCGCTCACCCGAACCCTCCTGCCTCGAGCAGCTCCGCGTGCGACGTGCCGGACAGGCGCGCGATGCTCTCGCTCATTTCTCTGCCAACCGTAGGAAAACCGAAGCGACGGTAAAGATCCGGAGGATGCACGCGGCGTCGCGGAGGACTTGCCAGGCGCAGGGCCGCTCGGATTTCGGCAATCGTGCATGTCGCCCACATCGCAGTCGGTTCCCAGCCGTAGCCGGAATGAACAGGTTCGAGATCTGGCTTACCGGCGATGAGCTGGTGGAGCGCAATGCGCATATCCTCCTCGCCCGCGTAATCCTCGGCGCCGCCGTAGCCCGTGTAGACGAGACGATTGCCGGCCGCTCGCGCATCGAAGGCCGGTAGATCCCACGCCTCGCCGTGCGAGCACGTCACGTAGATGTTGTTCAGGCGATGAAGCTCGAGGAGTTTCTCGTCGCTGAGCTTCTTCGTCGCGATACGGAGCTTTTGCGAATAGTTTTCCTTCGTCCACCCGTTGTCCGCGACTTCCTTCACCGAGAGCCACCACTCGAGGCTTTGCTCGACGTTCGGATAGTCGCGCCAAGCTCCCCACTCGTGAGTCTTCACGAAGAGAGAGGCGCGCTCGTCCTGCCGAAACTCGGAAAGGAAGGCGCCAATGAGCGCGTGGTAGTTTTTCCGCGGCTCCCATTTGCCGATCGCGTAGAAGCGCTTGCCGCCGGGCACGCTCTCCGAGCCGCGCGGCGCCGAAAGCCGGGATGCCCCGACACCCGGATCATACGGACACGGGATGACGTCGACGCGCTTCACGCCCGCCGCTTCGAAGACGCGTTTGTTCATCTGGCAGGGGACCCAGACGCGGCCGCAGCGATTCAAGACCTCGACGAGCTCAGGGTGTACGGTGCTCCGCTCCCACGACGTGTACACGATCGTCGATCGATAAACCGAGAGCTCGTCCTGAAATCCGGACCAACGGGAGCCGAGCGGAGAGACGACTGCTTCCAAAAACTGATGGCTATGCAGAACGACCTGCCGAATGGCGACCGGAGCCCGAGCGATCGAAGTTTTTCTGAGGTGATCGATCTCCGCTACGACCGACGGCTCGATGTCGCCCTCGAGCTTCATCTTCGTGATCGGAAGCGACCGGAGAGACACCGGAAACCCCGCGTGCGCGAGGGCGCGCGAGGCCGCGCGCGCGTGACGGGCCATCCCGTCCGCTAGCGGCTCCCAACCCGCCTGATAGACGATTCCGACCGGAAGGAGCGCATCGGTGCCGGGGGCCACGATCGGGACCGCGAGCTCCGCCTCCGTAGGCTCCGGCGGCTTTCCGTCCCCGTCGAGCACCGAACTCGGAGAGCGGTACGAAGCAAGCTGTTCGACGAGCTCCGCCACTGGCTACTGTACCTCCGTGTACGGGACGTCGAGCCGGAGCACCATCTCATCGGCCGACGTAACCCCGGAAGCGGACGTGACCCTCAAGATGTGCAGGCGCAAGGCCTCAATTGCCGCTCCGCGAGATGCGTGCCCCTTTTCCCTAAAAAGAGTCCCTGGTACGTCCGCACGCCAGGTTCCATCTACTGCAGACACCACGCGTATTCGAAGAACCCCCCTCATCAGGACTCCACGCGCGGCGGGGTAGACAGGCGCACTTTCTCTGCCGTACCCCATTGCGCTTTGGCGAGAGCAAGGAAACGCTCTTCTGTAACAGCGCCTGCGTTACCGACGAGCGCCGCGCAAAGAAGAAGCCCCATGATGACTTCGGCAGTCGCCTCCGTACCTCCCACTAGAGGAATGAGCCGAGTGTGCTCTGCCTTTGCGGCATCGTTAATCCGCAAAAAGGTTTCGTAGGCCGGATCGTCCATTGCTCCGCTACTCCGAGTCCGGGGGATCGTCGCCGTCCTCGACTTCCTCGTCGTCTTCCTCCTGAGCCTCTTCCTCCTCCTCGTCTTCGTCGCCGCCCTCGTCCTCGTAGAAACCCGCCTCGGTCTTGAGCGTCATGCTGACGATGCCGTCCTTCGCGGTTTCCTTCTGCTCCTGGTACCACTTCTCGAACGCCGTCCACCACGCGGGGACCGTGCCCTTCGGGGCACGCTCGCCGTACGCGCTCGCGATCGCCTCCAGGCACTCCGCACGCGTCTCCCATTCGAGATGATGAAGCCTAGCCATGTTTCCGTTCCTTTCGCGCTCTCCGTAGCCGATTCCGTTCCTTGGTCGTCTTGTTCGCCAAACGATGGGCTTTCAGGGTCGCGAGCTCGAGATGCGTCGGGGTGACTTCGCCAGCGAGAATGACGTCGCGGGCCTCGATTCGATCCCCGATGCGCTTCTTGAGACTCACCTGTTGACTTAGTCCTCTTCGATGACGCCGAGGATCTCTTCCGAGGTGAGGAACAAGCGCTGCTCGCCCTCCGACTCGAATTCGGAGCCTGAGTACTTTCCGAAGAGAACCCGGTCGCCCGTCTTGACCAGTGGCTCCACTCGCCTGCCGCTGTCCAGCACCTTGCCAGGACCGACGGCGATGACCGTGCCGCGGTTTAGTTTTTCCTTCGCGATGTCCGGAATGACGATGCCGCTCGTCGTAGTATCCGCCGGCGGGTCTCGGTGAACGAGCACGCGGTCATGCATTGGGAGAATCTTCTTCACTTGGCTGCCTCCATTGTGGGACTCCATTCGACATCCTTGGTGATCACTTGACGAAGTTCATCGTCGAGGAGCTTATAGAGCCGCCGGAGAGCCGGCCCGGTCTTCTTCTGCGGCAGAACCGCAAGCTCTTCGCGAAGGCTCCCTGCTTCAAAAAACGAGAGCGTATACGTGAAGTCGCCCGCGTACTGGCTTTGCCGAAGAAGCGTTCCGATGAGGCCCGCTGCGATATGCTCCGTCAGCGCCGAGGGGTTATCGTCCCAGGTCGCCACTCCGGGGATCGCAAGCAGATGCTCGTCCAGAAAACGCTTGAGGTCTGCCCGGCTACGAAACCGCCTCATCCCGTCGCCCTGCCGCTGCGCAATTGCGAAAAGAGGCAGCATACGCACGCGAAACTCGGCGATGACGGACTCGAGATGCTGCGGCACCGAGTCCGAGCACCGCTTGACCGCCGAGAGCGCAATCTGACCAGCGAGCGCGCTCAGGCGAATGGCGCTCTCTCCAGAGCCTTCGGTCTCCCTGCCCATCGTCAGACTTCTTCCACCTTGCTGTCTTCCACCTTGACGGCCCACGTGCAGCCGACATTCATGCAGCGCAAGATTTCGTCGCACCAGATCGTGCCGCAGATCCGCACCTGAAAGGGTTTTCCTTCTGGATCTTCGAGAAGCACTATCGTGCCCTGCTTTCTGACATCGAGCTCCCAGCGGCGATTGCTCTTTCGCACCATGACCTGGCACGAGTCTGCCGGCTCCCCGCGCTCGAAGCAGCGTGGGCACATCATCGTGAAGAACTCTTCGCCCTCGGGAGTAATCGCGATCTCTCCGATGCACTGCTGCCGGATCGTCTTGTCTCGCCTGAGGTAGTAGAAGACGACCCGCGGCGCGCCCTTGTCCATCATGCGGAGCGACGTCAGATGCGAGCTCACGAAACCATCGGGGGTGAGGGCATCGCCGACTGCAGCGGCGTGCATTTGCTTGTCCTGGTGAGCCCTGCCTAGCTCGGCAGCGTGCGCACGCTCGGCGCGCTCCCTATCGTACCTGCTCGAGGTCGTTCCCCCCTTCACGATGATTTGGAGGGATGCATCTCCGAGGGTCGACTTAGGATCCTCTTTCGGGCCGGACATCTTATAGCTAGCACTGCTAGCCGGTTCTGGTAAAAGAGTCAATGTCTCCCGTGGCAGCAGACGACGAGCGACCGAGAATCATGGTGGACGAACTCGTAACGTTCCCGACGTCGCTCCGCGTGTTCAAGGCCGGCTCGTGCCATCTGACAACCGACGGTCCCATCGACGCTCTCCATGCATTCGCGCGAAAGCTCGGCATGAAACGGTCGTGGTTTCAAGATCACCCGCTCGCGCCGCACTACGATCTCACGGCTTCGAAACGCGCGATGGCGTTAGAACTCGGCGCCGTCTTCGTCCCGGCGCGGCACCAGGCAATCGCACGGCGCAATGCCCGCGCCACTCTCAGTAACTCGCTAGCCGAGCTCGAACGCACAGATCCCAAGGTGCGCGAGGCTAGCGAGAACTACGACCGGATGGCGCAAAAACTTCTGGGGGACAAGCCATGAGACGCAAGTGGCCCGGCAGAAGCCCGCTCGGTGCGTTTCTGCGGTCGATCCTTGACGCCGTCGTATCGGCCCCGCCCATCTCGATCTGTTCACCCTGTAGGCTCAGCACCGACGAGGTTCTCGGCGAGGCCGGAGACTTTTCGGTCTGCGCTCGCTGCCAAGAAAGCATCACCAGCGAGACAGGCCTCAGCGTGCGGCCATTGCAAACGGAGGAGCCATGACAGACGCAGCTGACAGCTGGGAACACCCGGAGACGCTACGCACGGTCGCGCGCGACCGGGCAGCGCACCTGAAAGGGCTAAAGACGCGCTACCTCCTCGAGCTCGACGACGCTCGCGACACCTACAGGCGAGCAAAGGCGGCGTACGCGGAGGCCGCAGAGGCCGTCGACGAGCTCCGCGCGCTCCTCGCGCCACTCGATGACGAGATCGCTCATCTCGAAGCCGTCATCGCGACCGAAGCGCCGACGATGGAGATGCTCTTCCGCCTCCCAGAGAAGAAGGCACCAGCGTGACAGTACGCTTCGTCCGCGGCTCCCTGTTCGATTCCGACGCGCAGACGCTCGTGAACCCCGTGAACCGGGTCGGCGTGTCCGGCGCTGGGCTCGCAAAGGAGTTCAAGAAGCGCTACCCGAACATGCACCGCGACTATGCGCTCGCCTGCAAAAACAACGCGATGGGGAACCTTCGCATTTCCTGGAGACATCCGCATGACGCGGTGCTTTGTTTCGTCACCAAGGAGCACTGGCGTGACCCGTCGCGCCTCGAGCTCATCGAAGCAGGACTCGAGGAATTCGTGCGGTCCGAATGGGTACGGAACGCCACGATCACGAGCATCGCCTTCCCAGCGCTCGGCTGCGGCAACGGCGGGCTCGACTGGATCGACGTGCACCCGCTCATGACGCGGTATCTAGAGAAAGTCGACATCCCAGTGGCAATTCACGTACCGATGAGCAGGGCTCAATGAACACGGAGCTCGCCGAGCGCGTCCTCTTGTTTCTCGTAACGGATGGCAGAGCGATGCGCACGCTCTCGACGAAGGAGCTCGACAATGGACAGTTCGAGGCAGTAGCCGCCGCTGGCTGGACCGTTGTACATGCTCAGGGGAAAACGAAGGACGAGGCCATCGCCCAAGCGCTAGACCATTACACCGCGGTATGCAGATGACGACCATTGCGACAGCAGCTTGTCCGGTGCCCCGATGCCGGTGGCATCCTCGGCGCAAGGCGCGCGTGATTGGTCTCGAGTCGCGCCTGGGTTACTGCGCCGAGTGTTGGCCTCCTGAAAAGGAACTCCCCCCGCGACTGCAATCGCCCTTCGACGCCACGCTGTGGCTCGCCAGCTGAGTCCCCGCACGAAAGGAATCGTCCTGATGAACGAAAGTGTCATGACCGGCAAGGCGCTCGCCTGGAGCACGAGCGAGTACGTGCGCCTCCTCCCCGGAGATCTGCTACCGACTCCTGCGCCTACGGACGCCCAACGATTGCGAGTCGCAGCGGCACTAGCGACGCTCATCCGCGACGAGCGCATGCTCGGTAAAGAGCCGTCGGGGCCCAACGCGGAAACCATCCGAGCAGTCCTCACCATGGATGCCGAATCGTGGGCGCGCGACATCGGCTCAATCGCTCGCGTTGTGCACGCCTACGATCCAGTGGAGCCCAGAACGCGCTTCGAGCAGATTTGCGCGGCCTACCGATGAACTGCTCGCACTGCGGCGGTTCCGCTCACTCGCACGAGCTCGAGAGGTTTTTCAAACTGCCCGACGTGCTCTTTGCCCTCTCGGAACAGAGCGCCCGAGAGCGGGCCGTGCTGACGGCCGACTGCTGCACGCTCGACAGGAACCGTTTTTTCCTTCGCGGCGTGCTGTATCTGCCGGTGCCAGAGGCCGAGCGCAAATTCGGCATCGGCTTTTGGGCAGAGACATCAGACGTCGCCTTCCGCTGGTACGTGAGCCGATTCGATCAAGATCTGACCGGGCAGGAGCCCGGATTCGGCACGCTCGCAAACTCGTTTCAGCGGCCTGGCTACGGGCCGACGCTCGGGCTCAAGGTGAAGATCCATTGGGGGACGGCCAGTGAGAGGCCGACCTTCGTCGTCGACGAAGCGCACGCCCTCCGGAGCGAGCAGACGGACGGGATCACCATGAAGCGCGTTCACGAACTTCTCGCTTTGCCGAATTGAAGGAGCACGCCCCATGATAGTAAATCCACTTTGTTTGGACTGCATCGAGAACACCGGCGCTCACACGGCAGTCGCCTGTGACCCGTCCGCTCGCTGCGTCGTCTGCGGCAACGACAAGCCCTGTAAGCCCGCTGGACCCAGGGACGTCAATGCAGCGTTTCGCGTTTATTTCGAGCGCCTCGAGATGGTCAAACATCGGGCTCAGCAAAGGCCCTGAAGGAGAGAAGCCATGGGAGCACACCTCATCGACGGAGAGTTCCAGAGCGACAAGTATCCGACCTGCCCCCGCGGGAAGGTTCCCCTCTCCGTGAAAGATCTGACTGCGCAAGATCTCCTCTGGGAGTACGCGCAGCGCCGGCGCCCGGTCGATCGAGAATTCTCTGACGACCTCGAAGCAGCGCTCAAGCTTGCGGGCTTCATCCCGCCGCACGCCGGGCCGCACTGCACGTGCGGGGCCAACACAGTCGCCGCGGGTCACGCTGGGATCATGAACCATACGCCGGAGTGCGCATTCAGCCAGCCCTGGATCGCACAGACTGTGGTCAGTCAGGGCATACGTTTTACAAAATGACGCGGGTGCGTTCGCTAGCTGAATGGCGACGCGACCTGCCGAATCCGCGCAGGCCCTCTGCCGCAACGGCGCGAGAGCCGTTCTACGTCGCGCTTGGCGAGATAGTGAGGGAGATGCGTGCGCGACTCGGAAAAAGCCAAGCCGCCCTTGCTGCCGAGATCGGCGTGGGAACGACGGTGCTCTGTCGCATCGAGCAGGGAAGCGTTCGCTTTCCGGTGCACCTATTCCCGAACCTAGCGAAAGCGTTGCGGCTCGAGGTGAGAGACCTCTTTCCGCCCGGTTTTCTCGACGACCCGAAGAGCAAACGGAGGTAGACTCCAGGGCATGCGCCGTAACCGCGCTGCCATCGTCGTCCCGGGCTCCGAAGACGCGCTCTACGATCAAGTGCTCGCGGCCAGGGCGTGGGCCGACTTCGTGGAATCGAACAAGGACAAGTTCGAGCGCACGATGGGCGCCCCGATGGGGCAGCGGCTCGGCTGTGGGCTCTTCGGCTGCGTGTTCGCGTCGACCTCCCCGTGGGTCGTAAAGCTCACGCGAGACGAGACGGAGGGCGACATCTGGTCTTATATGGCAGAGCTACTCTTGGACGAGGAACTCACGGCGCAGCTCAATGCGTTTCTCCGAGTGTACGACGTCGTCAGGATCCGACCGGACGTGCTCTTCGGGGGAACGAAGATGCCCGTCTTCGGTATCGTCCGAGAAGAAGCGCTCCCGGTCCTCCGGGAGCCCGGGCTCGCGACAGCGGAGACTGTGCGCCGGATTGGACTCTCGAAAGAGATGCTCGCCGAGGTCGGCATTCGCGAAGAGCCGTCGCTCGAGGCCATCTCCGAGAAACTCGAGCTATTCCCTGAGAATGTGCGCCTTTTGTTTCTCGATCTCTTTCGCACGCTCATCGGAGTGAAGCGCTACCGCCAGCATGCCCTCGTCTTTCACGCTTGGCGCGGGAGGCTCACTCACAAGGCATACCAGGGGCTCAGCAAAGAAGAGGCAGAGGAAGTCGCCGATGAGGCCTTCCGCAACATGCTCGATGCGATCCGCTCGATTCGCTTCACCGACGGAACGCCGAACGTTTTCGGTAACGAGCTCGGGCAGACGCTCCTTGCGGCAGTGAACTACGGCGACCTGGTCTTCCAAGACCTTCACCTCTTCAATCTCGGATGGCGCATTCACGAGGAGATCGACGGCGACGTGCGACCTCTCTCCATGGTGATCCTCGACCCCGGCGCGATGGCGACTCCGTACTCTCCGGAGGTCAGGCAGGTAGACCTCCTAGAAAACATCGGGCGCCGGATCGGGGCTTGGTAGTGGACAGGAAGAAGCTACTCCTCGGAGCAGGCGTGACCGGCGCCGGCGTCGTTGGTCTCCTCCACCTTCTCACAAGGAAGACCGAGAACGCGGTTCCGATCTGCGAGCAGCCGCCGCCGTCCCCGCAGCCAGGCGTCCCTGCCGGCTGGTCGATCTACCGAGGGAGCGTCTCTTCTGATGCGAGCGCTGCCGCGCGCGCCGCGCTTTCTCTTCCCAGGGGCTCGACGACTACGTTCGTCGACTCGGACGGCTCCATGCTCGGCATCGTCGTCATGTGGCACTGCCACGACCCGAGTGAAGGCGTGACTCCAGTCGGCTGGCACAAGGGCGCAACGCTCTTTCGCATCGCATGACGAAGCCGGCGCCGTTCACGCCAGCGCCCGTGCACGGATGCTTTCGCTGCACCTCTTGCAAAAAGCAGTTCTGGATCGTGCCCGGCTCACACGAACACGCGTTTTGCCCGCACTGCCGCTCGAACTACTACGAGTGGCTCGACTACGGGGACTGGGCACTTCCGCCTAGGCCGGAGTCCGGCTATCCTTTGGGGCATGTACGGTCTCGCCGCCGCCCCCGCTGACGTTCTCTCCGCTGCCATGGCAGTGCTCCCCGATTGCTACTCGCAGGAGCTCAGTAACTGCCTCGACCACAACAACGTGAACGGGCTACCGAAGGCCGAGTGCGACGCTCTCAGCGCTCCCTACGACACGGGGGGCGCCGCAGCGGAGGCCTTCAACAAGGCCGTGAACGCCCTTCCGATCTGTAAGGGTCCGTCGATGGTGCCGTACGTCGGGGGCGCCTTCCTTGCGGGCGTCGCGCTCTCGGTACTCGTCCTCCGAAAGCGCTAGAGCGCTTCTCGCTCGATCGACAGGGTCTCGATCTCCGCGCCCGCAGTCGGCGTGTGACCCGGATCGAAGATCACGATGTGAGTCCAGCTCTCGTCGGTCTTCGGCACATGCCAGCCGATGTTCATCGCGTGCACGTCTCGGAGGTAAATCTCGTGCGTCGCCAGCATGTGCAGGCTCTCTCCGAGCGGCGCCCAGTACGCGCCCGAGAATGCGTGCTGCACTACATGCTCGATGCGCTCTACGGCGTCGTCTTTGCTGTAGACACCCAGCATCGATTCGAGCCCACGAATCCTGTCAGCAGAGTACGTAGTGCGCCGCCTGGCACCGTAGAGATGCCAGAGCGTGGCAAGGTCCCGGTACCGGACAAGGCCGCCAAGGCCGACATGAAACTCCTCGTTCTTGTAGCTTCCTTTCGGAAGGTAGTAACCCGCCGTCAGGAACGAGGCAGCAACCGGTCCTGAAAAACCGAGGAGCTCGTTCGTGAACCGGCTAGTCTTCACCATCGAGCCACGGCCCTTCTCGCCGAGTTCCTTCATCGTGAACTCTCGGAACACAGGCTCGACGGCTTCGCGCACGATGGCCCAGACTTTCCGCTTCTTTCCGCCGACGACGAGGTCAGGAGTCAGCCGGTGAATGCTCTTCACCTTGACGAAGCCATCCGCGCCCCAAACTTCGTCCTCCACGAGGCCCGCGATTTTCGACCAGATGGGCCCTTCCGTCGGATCGATCGAGAGCTTCACGACCCAAGGAGCGGTCGACTCGAACACGCAGCCCCAGTGCCCGCAACCGAGCATCTCACCGAGCGGCATGCCAATCGCCTGCTCGATCGCTTCTCGCTTTCCGAGGAGCGAGTCGACCCATGCTTTCTTTCGGTTCGGCGTCACCGGCGGCGTTTCTTTCGGATCTTCCTCACCGACCGAAAGCTCCCGTCGTCATAGTACTCGCGGCAGGCCTTGCGGAGCTGCTCTCCGTTCCTTGCGATAGCGCCAGGATGCCGCCGCTCCTCGTCGATGAGAAGAGCGAGGCGGTTCACTTTCACGATTTCGAGCATTCAGAAGAGCCTCGCTACTTGCCAGGGGAGCTTAGGCGCCTTCGCGAGCCCTACGATCACCGCCGCTGCGTAGAGCCCGGCAGCGCCGAGCGTGAGGCCGAGCATGAGGTGCGGACGACGAAGACTCAAGTACATGACGGCGGCGTTGTTCCACCGAATGACGTTCCCCGCGTAGTCGTCGGCCATCGCGAGGTTCCATTGGTTTTTGCCTGGACTGCAGACGCTGCCGCTGTTGTAGGCCGCGGCCATCTCGGGAAGCTCACCGCCGCGGCGGTCCCGTAGCTCGGCGAGGAGGGCGACGCCGACGTCGATGTTCGAAGCCGGATCGAACATGGCGTCCGGATCGGCTCCGAAGAGCCGCGCCGTGGCCGGCATGATCTGCATAAGTCCCCGCGCACCCGCGTACGATACCTTCGACGCTTGATCAGCCGGATCGTCCGACCAGAGGCCCGTCTCCTCGGTCATGATGGCGATAATCCACGCGGGCGGGATGCCGTAGCGCTCGGAAGCGTCGAGGATGAGTCCCGACCAGTTCTTCCACGACCGCTCCATTTCGATGAAGTGAGCGCTCCCTGGTTCGAACGCGGGCGTGCCCGAGCCTTCGACCTCGATGAGGCCGTCCGGCCTCATGTCCCACCTTTGGCCACCGCAAGCGTTCGTCAGCATCAAAAGTACTTTTCGTCGTCGGGGTCGACGTGATCTTCGCTCACTTCGGCGAGCGCGCGGAGAGCGCCGACCGCCGCGATTACCCCAGCGGCTGCCCTTTGGGCGGCGACTTCTACCCTTTCGGGTACTTCGTCGCCATCTTTGATCGCTACGCGGAGCTCGTGCACAGCCGCCTCTAGACGCACCATGTCGCGCTTCAGTTGCTTGTCAATGTCCGCGATTAACTCTGCAACCATCCACCGGATTCTACTCCGAAGGAGGCCTCGTGGTAACATCCCTCCGTGGACAGACGCTGGCTCCTTGGAGGGCTCCTCATCATCGGAGGCGTGGGACTCGTTGCCGCTGCGACGAGAAGGCCCAAACTATCGGACAAAAGCCGTGTCCTTCTCTTCGGTGACAGCATGGCCGTCGGGCTCGGACCCCACATGAAAGAGCTCGCGGAGGAAACCGGGGTCGACGCGTACGAGGGCAAGGGCATCGTCGGAAGCCGCATCGACCAGTGGGCGCGCGATCCGTGGCTCGACGAGGAACTCGTCGCGTTCGCGCCGACGCTGATTCTCGTGTCACTCGGAACGAACGACGAGGCGCTCGGCGACGGCGCGGCGGACCGGCAGGCGGAGGCGCTCGAGACGCTTCTCGGAAAACTCCTTCACACGGGCGCCGAGGTCGTCTGGATTGGTCCCCCGGCGCTCCCGTTTCCGCGCCATGGCGTCTCCGACATGATCCGCGAGGAAGCGCCGTTTTATTTTGCGAGCGAAACGCTCGACATTCCGAGATCGCCCGACGGACTTCATCCGAACGCCGTCGGCTACGCTGGCTGGGCTGGAGCAATCTGGAGGTGGCTTTCCTAAATGGCAAAACCCGGAGAGATGCCTGGATTTTTCGATCGCTACTCGGTGGGGCACGCCGCGCTCGGCATGGTGTTCGAAGCCTCCCGCATCCCTGCGCCGATTGCGCTCGGGAGCCACGTCCTCTTCGAGCTCGTCGAAGACGACGCCAAAAAGCTCATAAAGCCACTCTTCCCCGACACGCGGCCCGAGTCGCTCGAGAACCACACGGGCGACGTCGTCGCCTTCGCCGCCGGCTACTACGCGACGCGCGCCATGCGGGGGCAAGTCGAGAGCGAGCTCTTGCTCTCGGCCTTCGTGGGGCTCGGCGCGGCCATCTGGATGTGGTCGCTCCTTCGCTCGCCGGGCGGCGCGCCGCGGCCGGCGGCGGAGCTCTAGATGGATTCGAAGACGAAGGACCCCACCGAAGTCGCGCTCGAAGAAGCGATCGAGGTCCTCCTCAAGCTCGAAAAGCTCCTGCAGGCGCTCGACCGAGAAAACCTCCGGGCCCTCGTCGAAGCCATCCCTTCGACCGAGCTCGACATGCGCATGGCCCGCCTCCGGCTCCAGCGAGTCCTCGACTCCCGAAGGCCCTGGGCAGACGAGAAGACCCCCGTAGATCCGATCCTAAAGCGCCGCGAAAGCTCGAATCGCATCCATACGCAGAAGATGCCGTTCCCGATGCCTCCGAAGGATCCGGAAAAGAAGTAACCCTAGGCTAGCACTGCTAGCTATGGTACGAAAGGCGCTGTGCCGAAGGACAAAGAACGCGCCGACAAGAGGCACGTCATCTACCTCCGCATCCGGTCGGATCTCAGGGACAAGCTCCGTCGCATGGTCTCTGCCGAGCTCATGAACGGTGACGACGAAGCGAGCATGAACTCCGTCGTCACCGAACTGATTGAATCGGCGAAAGACCCCGTGCTCGACGGCTAGAGACTGACGCGGAGCGTTGCCGAGCGCACGAAGCCCGCGCCGCCGGCAACGACCTGAAGCCCGAGCTTCGAAAGCGCCGCATCGAACGGAGTGAGCGGCGCGAAGCCGAGCACGGACACGTTGTCGAATTCTCCGGCAGCCGTATGCGTGACGGCATCGGCCAGAACGGTCGCGGCGCCGAGCGGGTCCTGAACGATCGACACCGTGACGTCGTTTGCGCCCGTCTCGTTGACGGTGACGCTCGCTTCCACGTGAGCAAAGATCGCTCGCTGCCCGGTGTACTGAAGCGTCTGACCCGCATCTGCCAGCGCGAACCCGTTGGCGTTCGCGATTGAATCGAACGTCAGGATCGTCGTCCCGCCCGCGATGGCCTGATTCACGCTGATGATGCCGCGAGCCCTGGGCTCGGACAGGCCGACACCCTGGGCGTTACTGGAAAACACCGTCATGCCCATGAACACCTGGCCCTTAGCGCCGCCGGCAAGCTGCTCGTCGACGATGCCGAAGGGGACAGAGGCAAACGGCGCGGGCTCCCCAGCCGCCGTCTTCGCAGCCAGGAAGGCCTCTGGGCTACCTCCCATGTAGCAGCGCACCTGCGTCGCCTGAAGACCTCCAGCAGTGCCGAAGAGACCACCGAACTCGACGTCGGTGCCGGCTGCCGTTTCGATGATCACAACGAACGTGTGCCCATCGCCTGCTCCGGCAAGCGTGATCGACGTGATGAACGTCGTCGTTCCGTCGACATTAAGCAGAACCTCGTTCACCAGATTCTGCAGAGTCTCTGGATCTGCGCCTTCGACGAAGATTGGGTCTAGTGACGCCGTGGACGTAACATTTCCAAATTGTGTCATGTTGTTGGGTCTCCCTGCTCCTTCACTCCTGCAACGAACGCCATAAAGCGTGTTGTCCGTCCGGATCCGGAAACACCCATGGTCATGGAAGAAATCCGCGTCGCTCCATTCCTCAGCGCAGCAATCGCGGACTCCTGATACTCCGAGAGCGCCTCGGCGTCAGCGCCGAGCCAGAACTTCGCCGTCACGCGCTCGAGTTCTTCTGCCTCCCATTCTCCCTCTGTGTGATCGCAGAGGAAGAAATGGAACGCAAAGACGTCACCCGAGCTCGAGAGGCCGACGTCGACGACCGAGAGGGGCTTCTTCCCGAGCTTTTTTCTCTCGGCGTTTTCGCTGATGATCTCCCGCATCTTCTGAAGAAAGTGCTGCTCCATTGCAGGGCCCTCGGTGCCCTGAATGAAGTCGACGCGAGCGGTAGCGTCAGACGGGGTGTTGAACTTGAACCTCAAATGCGCTTCTCGTTAGCCGGGGTTTTGCGGGGGCGGGATCAGCCCGACGACGCCGCACATGAAGCGCGTCCCCTTGGCGGCTCCCGCTACGGCGAGGAACGGAGTGAAGAGCGTTGCGTCTCCGCCCGGAGTGCCCGCCAGCTGATCGAGGAGCGCAGTGATGGCGACGTTCATCGACGCTTCCACACTCTCCTGATCGCTCGCGAGCGCGAACTTGGCTACAAAGAGCGAGGGATCCAGAAAGACCGCGGTGGGATTTAGCGGCAGCGAGGCTGACTCACCCAAAAGGACGTTCTGCACGCCGGCCAGCGCCACGCGCGTGAACGTCACCGTGAAGATGAACGTATGGCCGTCGCCGGCGCCCGCGAGGTTTGCGTCGACGGGCGTGAATTTGTTTTGCGGATCTTCGATCGTGTCGTTCAGGGCGACGATCTCCGCCAGGTGAAGCGCCACCACGCGCGCCATCTCTTCCGGATCGGCTGCCTGCGCATGCCGAACGATGTAGTTACTGACGCCGCTTGTGCGCGAAAGAACCGCGATCGTAAGTGCCATGGGATTTTCCCTTTTGTGAGGCCACGGTCCGGCTTTGGCGCGGACCTCGGCTAAAAGAGAGCGTATCCGGTTCGCAGGCGTCGCGCTAGGTAGAAGCCGCCGCCAGCCAAAAACGCCCCTAGTGCGAGCTGCACTCCCGGTCGGGAGAGGAGCGGCCTGTCGTCCGCCCACGGCGCGCCGGGGACCGGGCACTCGGTCGTCGTCGGGCACACATCGCTAATTTTCACGCCCGGGTGCCACTCGAAGTGCCCTAAGTCGCCGAAGGAAAAGTCGCCGCCCCAAACGCCGCCCATCCGTTTCCATTCATGGCCGAGAAGGGCGTACTCGCTCTCGGTCCCGTCAATCTCCAGGTCAGCAGCACGTCCCCACACGTGCCACGATTGGCAGCCCCGCGCCTGAGTGACGACGCCGGCGCCGCCTTCGTAGATAGCATTCTGCTCGGCGCAGGTCCTCCGAGTCGAGACGACGCGTGCCAGGATGCCGTTCTTCTCCGCAAAACGGAGAAGCTGCCCGAGCTTCTGCTCCATCCATGGCGTGAGCTCGTCGGAGGACAATTACTCCCCGCTCGAGATCACTGTCGGGTTCGGATCGAGCGCGACCGGATTCGGTGCGAGGTCGGGCTTCTTCCGCGCGCGCCCGCGGTAGACTTCTGCCGTCACGTTCTCTCCGGTCCGTGCCTCGTACTGGGCGATGACCCGAAAGCCCTGACGGCTCTTCGGGTTCGTAGTGACTGCTCGGTCGTGCTTGCCCTGGGTTGCGCCGATGCGAGCCAGATCCTTTGCGGCAGAAAGCACGAGCGGATTGCGATTCACGTGACGGACAGGATGCTTTCTGTCGCGCACCCCCATTTCCCACACGTGATAACGAGCACTGCGGATCACTTGTTTTATTTTTTTCGGCGTCAGAAGAGCCATTACAGATCTCCTTTGATCATCACGCCGCCTTTGCCCAATCGAGAACGACGTCCTTCGGATAGTTCGGGCCGGGGTCCGTGTGCGTCGTCTGGTGGAATGCCTGCGTAACGTCCACGTGCGTGCAAAGACCTCGGCCTCCCGCCTTGAGCTCGGCGACCGTGAGCCACGTGAGAGGGATCGACCACTTCCTCGCCTCGAAGGCGACGAGCCTGGCAACGAGCTTCAACATTCGCTGGCCGTATTCGTCGAGCCACTCGTCGCGCGTCTGCTTCGAGTAGCCTGCCTGCTCGATGCCGATCGAGCGCTCGTTCGGCGGCGCGTGGTAGGCGATGTGCTCGTCCTTCACGGACTGGATGATGCTATCCAAGTCGACGATGTAGTGAGCGCTCGCCGGCTTCGGAGGACCGAGCTTGAAGTACGAGGCGATCGCCTCGGCGCTGTTGAAGTACTCGCCGTCCTCTGCCGCGTGGAGCACGATGATATCGACGGCTTTCCTGTCGGCCCACTGCCAGTACTTTGCAGGGATGTAGGGGATCGGCGGCAAGTCGCCCGGAAACGGGATCGGCTCATCGAAGAGCAGTGGGTTAATGGCCGCACGCGTGTCCTTGCCGACGACGCCGTCCACCGGAACGAGCGCCCGGCGCGACTGGAACACTCTCGTGACAGCGTCTGTATGATCGCCGAAGAACCCATCGACTGCGATCGGCCACTCGTAGGGCCACTTCTCCGGACGCCGCTCGTAGCGCTGCACTTCTTGCCAGGCCGCGACGTCGTGCCCCCGCATGCCCTTCTTGAGTAGAGGGCGCCAGAGAGACGGCGCTGGCTTGATCACGCTTCCTCCTCTTCGTTTGGGCAGAGGATGATGAGCTGATCGGCCGCTTCACGAAGGAGCGCCGCCTCATCGAGGTACGCCGAGCGGCCGGGCTCGCTCTCCCCCGCGTGCCTCTCGTGGAGATCGGCGCGCTCTCGCAAGCGTCGAATGAGACGGCGAATACGGCGCTCGTTGTCGCTCACTGTCCCTTGTCCTCTGGTAGTGACGGGATCCCAGTCTCGAGCTCCGTGACCCAGCGACGGAGCTCGTCCGCGAGAAGCACCGCTTCCGCCTTCGTTCTGAACTCGAGCCGCACTCCCGGCATCGGCGCTTTGACGAGAGTGGCAGTGACGCCTTCAGGAAGACGCATCACCGTCTGCCAAAGCCACGTGCGATCCGGATCCGTCATTGGAAGAGCTCGCGCCTCGCCCTCAAACGTTTGGCAACGCCCTCCCAAGTATCGGACTGGTGGAGTTCGATTCCGAGCTCGAGAGAAGCGCCAGCAAGAGCGCAGATGCCCTCGATCGTCACGCGCCCCTCGATTGTCTCGAGCACGTTCGAGAGCGGCTGTCCGTTCGCAACCCAGAGCAGACGCTTCGGCTCGCGGCCCCGCATGTGCCGATGAAGCGCCCGGTAGATGGTCTGGATCTCTTCGTCGTAGCGCTCGGTCACGCTGTCATCGGCAATACGAATGCGATCTTCTGTTGCGAGCGCCTTCGCCTCACCGAGCACCGTCTTTGCCTTTTCATCCACGACGTTTTACCTATCGATCGACACCGACACGGGAAGGAGCGCGAACGAGCCCTTCTCTGGCTCCTGAAGATTGCACGGGCGCCCGGCGCTCGACGGGACTTCGATGTGCCGCCCTGCTTCGCACCACGAGCTACCGCTTCCCGTGTTCTTCGTCGCGATCTTTTGCCCTCGCGACGCGAGCCACGAGGACGGATCGATGCTCACGATCGCGCCTCCTGGCGTAAACCCAGTCACGCCGAAAAAGACCTGGCCGAGCGACGTTCCGATCTCCTGCCCGCGCCCGACGTATTGGCCCTCTTGAAAATCGTGCGGCTCTACCCCGTCGTACATCAGAACGACCGGCTCCGAGAGCGACGCGAGGTGGAGGAACCTGTCGCCCACTGCCGCGACGCGTCCGCTCACCGTGGAGTACACCGGAGTACCCTCCGGGGTAGCAATTGCGAGGCTCGGGTCACATACCTTGGACCTATTAGGGCCCGGACAGGCACTCACCGTTCCCGTTTTGACAACCGCACGGTTCGGTCGAAAAAAGGTCTTGATGATGGCGACTCCAGCAATGGCTCCGAGGACATACGGCGCTGTGCTCATTTGCCTAAGCATGCCGGAACTAGGCGCGCCGGACAAGTCTTGGTAGCCTTTGAGGGAAGACGAGCCATGAAGTTCTCGGCGGAAATCCCGTGGGTCTCGGTCGAGCAGTACCAGAGGACGTTCGGCGTTCACTGCGAAGTCTGCGGTGTCGTCGGGGAAGTGCCGACGCTCGGTTACGTCAATGCTTTCGCCAATGAACATCGCGAGCATCGAGCGGCCTCCGATCACTTCGGCCTAGGCGACGCCGTCCACCGTCTTGCCGCGCCGATTGCGCGCGCCTTCGGCCAAAAACCATGCACGCCGTGCGAAGCGCGGCGGCGGCAGCTGAACGGACTTGTCCGGCGTCCCTGGTAAGGAGCCACTTGTGAAAGACGAACAGGAAGTCCCGACAAACCCAACGAACGAAAATGACCCTGTCATGGCTGCCGTCGCGCGCATCGAAGGCAAGCTCGACACGCTGACGGGCATCGCCCGGATGATCGTGGACGAGCTCCAAGTCCAAAAGAAGCAGATCCGGGATCACGAAGAGCGGATTTCGTATCTCGACATGGTTCCAGGGAGCCCCGCATGATGAGCGACTCACAGGAAGCGCGACTCACGTCCCTCGAGCGCTGGCGAGAAGCCGTCGACCACGAGCGCGGAGTCATCATGCGTGACCTCGGCTCGTTTCAAGCGACCCTCGACGCCATCTCGAGTCAGGTATCGCAGCTCAACTTGCAAGTGACCACTCGACTCGACGGGATCTCCGACAAGCTCGACGACAGACCGAGCCGGAGCGAGTTCGATAGGGACATGGACAGCATCCGAGCGAAGACTCGAATAAAGCCGAGCCTCACGAAGCTCGATCTCATCCTGCCCGGCAACATCCGAGTGAAGCTTCTCGGCGTGAGCGGCATCACCATCGTGCTCGCGCTCCTGCTCATCGCCTCTGCCATCGTCTTTTGGATCCTTCACAAGTAGCCACTATGTCAGAAGGCACCTTCATGCTCGTCGACGAGGCCACCACCCAGGACGGTCTCGTACGCATTCTGGCCGGCACGGGCGGCGCTTGGCTCTATCGACCGGGCGAGCCTCCAGAGCGACTTGATATCGACGACGCGAAGGCGCGCATTTTGAGGGCGCGACTCGGGGGACAATGACCAAAAAGCCTGACGCGGGACCGAGCATGCCGCCCATGCGACCGGTGACGCAGAAGGACTTTTCGAGGCCGGGGCAGCGCTTCGTATGCTGGCTCCGCTGCACCGTCGTCGCCTCGCACGGAAAGCACGCCATCCTCGACAACGGAGGGGGCTTCGTGGCGATCGCTGGCTCTGGCTCGAGTGAATACGATTTGCGACCGGGCGACGAAGTCTTCGTGAGCGTCGACCGAGCGCTCCGCGAAGGCGAGACGGACGACCAAGGCGGCGACCAGAAAGCGTAAGCCTAGGGAATGGACGACGAGCCGCAAAAGAGAGCTGCCGATTGGCCGTTCGCAGTGATTGCGCTCGGCATCCTTGCGACCTGGATGTTCAAGTGCTGGCAGTCGCTAAGGAGCGATCCCGAGCTTTGGCAGAAGGGCGCAGCAGTCCTTGGAATCGTCGCAACGCTCATCCTCGCGTCAATCGTGCTCATCAACACGGTCCGACGGTACCCTTGACAAGGAAAGAGGGCGGATCCATGGTGTCCGGCATGCGAAGCTCGTCTCATTGACAGTCAGCGCCTCGAGCGCTCGATGAGCAAAAGGCCTGCGGGAGTATCCCCGTCAGGCTTTTTCGCATTTTGCCCGCCTAGCTCAGTGGTAGAGCGTCGCGGTCTACGTCCAAAAGACGCGGTTCGCGAAGGTCTGTCGTTCGATCCGACAGGTGGGCTCTGGGGCGTTGGTCCGTGTATCTTCCCGCTTGCCGGGACGGTGCACGGATCCGCCCCAGCCATGCGCCAGTAGTTCAGTCCGGTAGAACGCTCGGAGTAATGATCCGAGAGGTCGGTGGTTCAATCCCATCCTGGCGCGCCATGGAAACAGAGAAACTCTACGTCGTCTCACGCGCTGATCTCCCGCCCGGCGACCGCGCTGCGCAGTCCTGCCATGCTGCCTTTGCGTTCGCGTTTCGCCACCCAACGCACGCTGCCGAGTGGTTTTGGGACTCGAACAACATAGTGCTCCTCGAGTGCCCGGACGAACCGGCGCTCCGAAAACTCGTGGAGCTCGCGCGCTCGGCGGCTGTCCCGTACGCGTTATTTTCAGAACCGGACTTCGAGTGCGCAGCGACAGCGTGCGCGTTCGGCAACGGCGCCAGGCGCTTTCTCTCGTCGCTCCCGCTCGCGCTCAAAAACAAAGCGGCCTAAAAAGCGAAGGCCCGGAGGATTACTCCGAGCCTTCGCGGGCCAAGAAACAGCACCTTCCACGATCCGAGGAGAGAAAACTCTCCCACGGCAGAGGCGCTAGCGCAACCCGAGCCGCCGAGGACGTCGCCCCCGGTCGAAACACTGGAGCTCGCAAGGCCCGCAATATCCGATGGTTCGACCCGTAAAGAGCTCGGCAATGGCGTCGGCCGTTCGCTCGACTGAATCTTTGCTCCGCCGCCTCCACGCGCGCGCGCGCGCGACGTGAGCCTGCTCGGCCTTGTCGCTAATCAGCGCCCCCTCGGGCACGACCGGCATCTCGACGAGCTCGCCGTCGTCAATGAGCACGTACCTCCCAGGATAGAGGAAGTCCACGACGTGACCGAACTCGTGCGAGATGATCGCCGCGATCGTCTCTTCGGGGAGCATCGCAAACTCTGGGCTCACGATGATGACCCGGCCCGTGTCTTCAGTCGCTGCGAAGTGCCGCGGCGTATCGTGCGCCCACCTCGCGAGCTCGAGACGCACTTTGCGGACCTCGGCGCCGCCTTCCATGAAGATCTTCTGAATGACCGTGAAGTACGGATCGATGACGGCCTCCGCCTCCTCCATCGAGGGGACGCGGCCCTCCACCGGACAACCGAGATCTCGCACGGCGCTCAGCCGTTCTGCGCCCTGTAGCCTGCAACCTGCTGTCCCCACGCCGCTAGGGCCTGGGCTGGAATGAGTCCTCTGCTCGCAGCGTCGTTCACACGCGCGCGCGCTTCGTCTGGAGTCACGTGCGGGCAGAGCGGCTCGCCGCATTTCGAGCACGGAACGTTCGTCGGGTAGAGCGTCTGGTTGTTCTGGCTATAGGTCCAGCCGTTCGGAAGCAGCGGACTCTTGTTGGGACCGTTACTGCCGACGAGGTAGAGCTCTTGCCACTCGAGCGTCACCTGGTGCGCCTTGTTACACCGGCGACAGTTCATGTCGATCTTCACGCCCTCCGTGCTGACCGACTCCTTGACGCCTTCGTAGTCCTCGAGACCCTGGCCTCCGTAGATGCCGCCGTCCGATCGCCCGGTAACGTCGTCGAAGTACTCCGCATCCTGTACTCTTGCTCCTTTAAAGGTCATCGCTCTTCTCCTTTTTAACAAAACCTCGTGCTAGGCCGCTTCTCCTAGCATTTCCCCCTCATTGACGTGCACGCACACGGCGCTCACAGTCAAGAACGCGGGGGCGAAGAGACGGCGACGCAGGCGCACGTTCGCGAAGAGAGAGCCCGCGCCGGCGCCGAAAAACCCGAAGAGGGTATGTTGATCCAACGTGGAAGGGCCCGTATTGAGAGTGGCTCCTACGACCGACGTGTTGTGCCCGTTTCTCCTGAGAGACACGGCTGTCCCGTCAAAGAGCATGCTCCATACCTCGCGCCCGGTGCCGGTAGCCTCGATCGTCGTTTGCGCAACGGAGGCGCCGACGTCGCCCCTTCGAGACGTGGCGAGCTTGTTTCCGCCAACGCCGATGACGAAGGAGTTGGCCAAGCCCTGCGTCACGGCATTCGAGAACGAGTCGACGACCTTGTTCGCCGTCGTGATGATCTGAACGGCGAGCTGGACAACGAAGGGCTTGTCGTCGCCGGTGACGCCAGCGGCAAGAGGGTCTCCGTGAAGAATATCGTCCACGCCGTCTCCCGTGATGGCGCCCTGCGGCGGCGTCGAGGCCCAGGAGGTCGCCGACCAGGTCGGCTTGAATCCTGCCGTTGCCTGCGTGTAGCTCACGGCGCCGAGCTCCGGATCCCATTGCCCCACCGCCGCGGCGTCGACGTACGCTGCGTCGGCAACCCAGGAATCGGTGATCTGGCCGCTCGAGTAGATGTTGCCCTCTCCGTTCGAGGTGCTCCCGCCGGGGAATGGGAGCCACGGCTTTCGTGCCGCGTAGCCCAAGATGGGCTGGATCTTCTGCTGCATGTAGGCATGCCCCACCTGGGTGGGGTGCACGTTGTCCGTGTTCAAGAGTCCCGTCGTGCAGAGAGTCGTCCCATCGACGAGCGTGCAGTAGGCGGCGCGCGTCGCCTGAACGTTGGCGATGGCCGTCCTGTAGTTTGGCAGCGTCGAGCCGACGGCGTTCGCCGTTTCCGGAACGCGAGGGATCGGGGTCGCGAGGAAAATCGTCACTGTCGGGAGCGCCGCATGAAGGGCGTCGATGAAGGTCCCGAGCGCCGTTTGCATGGCCGCCGCAGTCCAGAGGCTTAGCCCGTAGTCGTTCGTCCCGAGAGCAAACCAAATCTGGTTCGTGCCCGTCCCGTCGACTTCCTGGATGATCTCCGCAATCGCTGCGTTGATGGCGCCGGCGTTGTGACAAACGTTAAACCACGCTCGGCCGCCGACCCCGTCCGAGAGAATGCTGCCCCTGTAAGCGCGCACCATCATTGCCCACGACGCCGTGCACGGCGCGAGGGCCTTTAGCCCCGCTACGATCGAATCGCCGTAGATGACGAGGCGATCGACAGGAGGCGCCGTGTTGGTGATCCACGAGACAATCGGCGTCGACGAGGGGACGCGGATCTTCTGGATGCACACGCCTCGTCGAGTGCCGGAGAAATCCGGATCTGCTCCGATCCCGTCGATCATTTCGTATTCGGTCGACGCCGGGAATGTCCCGGGAAGCCAATCGGTCGAGCGGAGCTGATGCGACTCGTTCGCCCACACGCCGACGCTCACGGGGTCGAGCCCTACGCGGAGACCCGTACACTGCTGACCGATATTGGTCACTGACGTATCGAGCGCATCGTACGCAACCATCTGCCCGATGCGGGACGGCACTCCAGTCAGACGGAAGGACACCCGCGCCATGGGATTTCGCAACTTGTACGGATTGGCGCTACCGAGATAGTTCCGCGTGAGAAGGAGATGCGTGTCCGCGAACGCAGCTTCCGGAGGAACGTAGATGTTTTCCGCCTCGATGGTGTTCTTCGTCGGCGCGCCGAGCACCGTCCACGTGGTCGGCGAGCTTCCTGAGCCTGCCGTCGTCGTCCCCGAAACGCCGTCCCAGTCCGTTGCTTGCCAGAGCGACACGAGAGAGCCCAAGCCGCCAGACACGACGGCCGACGGCAAGTAGCGCTCGGTTTGATTCACCTGCGTCGAGATGAATTGAATGTTCGCGTCGCTCTCCGCAGTCGTCCCCTTCACGGCCACATAGAGAGTCGTGCAATTGACGGCAGGCTGCCCCGAGCCGACGAGGGCAGTGTTCACGCCGCCCACGATGTACTGACCCGCTGCAGCCGCGGACACGTACACGAAGCCGGCGGCAGCAAGCTGTACCGGGCTCGTGCCGTTTTGCGAGACACGGATTGCTCCGGCCCCAGTCACCGTAAAGCAAATCACGTTCAGGCCCGGAGCGACGATGTTCGGCAGATTGAACGTCGCTCCCGTAGTCATCTTGAGAGAGAGGGCTCCGGAAGCGCCCATGTCGAGGCGCCAGCCCGTGCCGCCCGTCGAATTGGACACGATCGTCTGCGTCCCGGTGAACGGCAAATCCGCGTTGGTGTGCGCCGCTTGGTAAGCCTCGAACGCGACGACGATGGTGGTGTTCGCGACGAAGTCTGGGCCGCCGCCCGTCACCGTCATCTTCACCGACGAGGACGACCACTTTCCGACGCTCGCGGCGGCCGTGCTGACTGCCACGAGATCGGGCGGCAAGAGCACAGACCAGAGATTTATGCCCTGCTGAGCGATCATGTCGCAACTGCTACCAGAACAGTTTCCACGTAGGTTTGCATCACCCCTCGCGTGTGCACGATGCCGCTGCCGCCGAATTTCACGACGATGTCGTTGCCGCTCGGAACTACCGACGCACCGGTCACGCCGATATTGTCAGTCGCGCTCGGCCCGTCGTCGAGCCCGAGCTGCGTTGCGGCGCCGCCCGAGCTTCTGGTGAATTCCATCGAGATTTTTTTCTTGTACCAGTTAGCCCCCGTGTCTCGGGCAGTACAGAAAACGACGACTCTAGTGATTGCATTGTCCGTCAGCGTAATCGTGCGGATGGGATTCGACGTCGCGTCGGTGGTGGTAAACGTATCTTCGAACGAGGGGGTCGTGGGCCCAGGAGTTCCCGTGGGACCCGTCGTGCCCGTGGTGCCCGCCTGGCCCGTTGTGCCGGTCTGCCCCGTGGGTCCCGTCGCGCCCGTCGGCCCAGTCGGTCCCGTCGGGCCTCCGCTCGGTCCCGTCGGCCCGGTCGATCCTGTCTGCGTCGCGCTTCCGGGGCTTCCCGTCGCGCCCGTGGTTCCCGTCGGCCCAGTCGTACCGGTGACGCCCGTTGCGCCCGTCGGCCCCGTGGCGCCCGTAGGCCCTGTCGCGCCAGTCGGACCCGTCGCGCCAGTGTTCGTCGCGCTTCCGGGGCTCCCTGTCGCGCCCGTCGGCCCCGTGGCGCTCCCTCCTTCGCCGATGACGACGCCGCTCACGGCCATGCCCATGAAGCGCTGGCCCTTGCTCGAGCCGACGATCTGAACGTCGGCGAAAACACCTGACGCCGGAAGCGCAGCCCGCGCTGCCGCCAAGAGCGCCTCTGCGTCGCTACCGATGTAACACTTGACCGAGGGCGGCGCGGCAAAGCCTCCGACGACGTCGGCAGCAGCGCCCGCCTCGACCGTCACGGTGAATGCGTTGCCGTCGCCGGCGCCCGCAAGCGTGAGACCGACGACGACGTAGCCGCCGGGCAGCCCCGCTATCGCGGCGTTGACGAGGAGCGTGAGAGTATCGGGATCCGAATTCTCTACGACTCGAGTAAGTAGCGACGCACCACTGGCGATCGTAACGCTTCCAAAACGCGACATGGGCCTCTCTTTGACTGCCTCGGCTTGCCTTGGATCTGTCCCTGTCCGAAGGATAACCCTTCGGACTTTAGGTGTACACTACTTCATAGGGCAATCTATCTAAGCCCACGGGGCCACTCACTACCGTCAAGACGAGACTGTGCACTCCCGGCGTAAGGGGGCCGCTCTGAAAGACGCGTTGGCTTCGCTGGAGCGAGACTGCCGAAAGGCTAACCAGCACCGGGGCGCCACCGTCGATGGCCACATTGAAGCTCCCGAGGCCGGGGCCAATGCTCCCCCAGAGCTCGAACGCATCCACCGTGAGGGCGCTTCCGTCCGTTGCAACGGGATTTATGGTGATGGTCGCTCCGATGGTGGAGCTCTGCATCTCTGCGTACGCAAAAGCCGCGCCCTCGCCCGAATGGTCCCAGAGATCTTGCACCATCGTCCAACCGGCGGAGCGCACGATAGAAGCGTGCAGCGTGTACGCCCGATGATGATCCCACGCGCTCGTGACCTCGATGCTGTTCGCCACGGCCATCAGCGTCTCGAGCTTGTAGCCAACGCCGCTCGCGAATGGCCCGAGGAACCGAGTCTGCGCAGTCGGCCCCGTGTCGCCTCCCTCTGCCCACTCGTTCCATGAAAACCAGAGCCCGCACATGTCCGGATTGATGGTCGCGTTCATCCGAACGAACGCAAACCAGTCCCTCACGTGCTGATAGAGCTCGCTCCATACCGGCGCGTCCGCGTAGTACGAGAGTGGCGGCTCGCCGCGATCGGGCCTCGCGTCGTTATCGACAGTGAGAGGAGGGAAGGCCTTGCTATTCGCGAGCTTCAGAAAGTTCGCGCGGTCGGCGGTGATTTGAGCCGAGTACGGCACGTGCTGATTCGTCGCTCCAGTCGGAGTGCCTCCAGACGGGCCGTAGCTCGTGATGCCTTCGAGCCCGAGGGGGACGATCTGACTCGTCCTCTCGTTACACTCCACGTACACCGGAGCGCCGTATCCCGCTGCCTGCACCGCCGTCGTGATCCTGTTCACGTGCGTCGCGTCCCAGTCGTTGCCCGTAGCGTCGAAGAGGATGATGAGGGGCCGGTTGCCCTTCAGGATCAAGTAGCCCGGCTGCTGGATCACCGTGGAGAGCAAGTACGAAATGAAGTTTGGCAGATTGAGCCACGTCCCCGTCGTTTGCGCGGGAGTGCCGTTCACGTCCATCTTGCACCAGGCGCTGATGAGGATCAGACAGAAGCGGGTGAGGTCCTTGTAGATGGAGGTTTGCAGGCGGTGAAAACCTGCGATCCAGATCGTGCTCGACGGATCCCAATTCGAGCCGCTGACGATGAGGTCGTCGGTCGGATAAAAGTCCATCGCGCGAACGATCGTTCCCGCGCCGGCCTCGGCCAGGATGAGCTGCTCTCCGTCGAAGTTCGATTGCTCTTGAGCGAGATCGCCCGTGCCCTCGGTGTACCAATACGGCACGCCGTCCTGGTTCATCTGCTGCCGGTAGCCGAAGCGCGTCTTTATCGAGTCCGGATCGGCGGGATTGATCATCGTCGGGAGAAAGCCGTGGTCCCTCCCCTTGGTCCCGCCCGCGAAGTCGATGAAGCACACGTTGACCTTCTTCGCGCTCCGATCGCCGAAGCCGTAGCGCTGCATCAGGTAGTTCACGAGCCCGAGCTTTTGCTCCGTCGGCGGCACACCCGAAAAGAGAGCTAGCTCGTACCAGTCGCCGTTCTGGAAGTTCCCGGTTCCGCCGCCGGCATTCGAGGCTCGGCACGCGATCGAGATCTGGTTCAATGAGAGCGCCGCGCCGATCGCTTGGGGCGCCTTCACGCCGCTCGTTCCCCCGATGATGTCCACCGTGTTGACGGAGATCCTCCTATTTACCCCGTCGAACTCGTCCTCGACGACGTAGATACCGAGCTGGGGCACGAGCGCCGGCGACGCATTCGTGATGATGTCGGTCCCCGCGTTTGCCCTTCGCCTCGCGCGCCACCTGGTAGAGGTTGCCTGGAGCTCGACCAGCGGGATATTCGGATCGGTCGAATGGGAGGCGGAGTAGAACGACATGATCGCGGCGCCCGCCGGCGGCGTCGTGATCCGAAAGACGGAGACGAGATAAAAGGGCGTGTTGACCCCGCCCGTGCCGGCGCTCGCAAACACGTCCTGCGCGAGTGACGCGGGACCGACGAGGCGCATGTTCGTGCCGTTGAACCGAAGAAGAGGAAGAGCGTTCTGCCCATTTACGAAGACCCGAGGCCTCGTGCCTGCGGTTCCGTTCGTGAAGTTACGACCACCCGCTGTCTTGTCTCTCCACTCGGAGGCGATGACCTCTTCGATAGTTCCGTTCGTGTAGGCGCCGGCGGGCAATGTGAGATTGATGCCAGTCGATCCGATCGCGTGCGGCGTCGAGCTCGTCGGTAGGTTCTCCTCGAGCCAGGTCGTCCCGTTATTGATGGAGTAGCGATAGTGCGTCGCGTCCGGAGTGATCTGGACTCTGATGCCGAGGCTCTGCAGGACCGAGCCCGACAGGGTCATCGTCGGGCCCGTGCCAGCAGTGATGATGAGCGAGCCTCCGAGGAGGACGTTTTCGGTGGACCGATACCAGCCCTGGAGCGTCGCTCCCGTCACCTCAGTAGGGAGGAGAGAGAGATCATCGAAGCAGCCATCGGTACCAAGTCCGAGCGCGATGCTCATGGCTCAGATTGTCCCGTCGTAGGGCTTCCATTGAGCCAAGATCCAAGCGCCGTTTCGGAAGACGAGCTCCACGGCGAGCGCGGACGACAGGGGGAGCGTAATGTCGCACACGAGCTGGTAGAAAAAGCCTCCGCCGCTCGTTGCGGTCCTCACGATGAAGGACATGCCCTCGCGTTCGTTTGCGCCCGTGACGCTCGGGGTGATGTTTCGGTTTTGAGTGAGCGCCGTAGCGTCGGTGAAGAACGTGTGCCCGTCGGCGACGGCTGGCGCCTGCACGGCGTCAGTGCTGATCGTCGCAACGTCGTACGATATGGCGGAGTAGGCGGCAGCGCCGTTTCCTACGAGGATATCGCCGAGCGCTCCGCCGGCGACGGCGGCGCCGCCTGTCGGGCCCGTCGATCCCGTGGGGCCCGTCACCGTGCTCGCCGATCCCGTTGGCCCGGTGCTCCCTGTCGGCCCTGTCGCGCCGGTGTTCGCGGCCGTTCCGGGCGCGCCCGTCGCGCCAGTCGGCCCAGTCCTCCCCGTCGCCCCAGTCGGGCCAGTCGCGCCGGTCGTGGTTGCTGCGCCCGCGGTCCCGGTCGGCCCCGTCGCGCCGGTTCCAGGCGACCCCGTCGGCCCCGTCGCGCCAGTCGGCCCCGTTCCCGACACGGGGATAATCACCTGCCCGAGAACGAGCATCCCCATGAAGCGGTTACCGCTGCTCGCGCCAGCGCTTTGAACGTCGGCCAAGATCCCAGAGGCGGGCACGAGCGCCGATTGGGCGCGGCTGAGAGACTCAGCGTCACTGCCGAGGTAACACTGGACAACGGGAGGAGAGAGGAAGCCGCCTTCGAGGAGATCGGAGGGAGCAGCGGCCTCGATCGTGAGAGTGAACATCTGCCCGTCGCCGGCTCCGGCGAGCGCAAGATCGATGACGATGTATCCACTCGGGAGCGCCTGAATCGCGGCATTGCCGAGTGCTGCCAAGACTTCCGGATCCGCGCTCTCGCATACCCTCGTGACGAGTGAGCCCGGACCCGTGATGTTCGCGCTGCCGTACCTCGACATTTAGTTTCTTCTGTTGGGGAACGACTGCGTCACGTACAAGTAGTCGGCGTCGAAGAGGCGCGGCGTGGCGCCGGCGCTCTTGAAGATCGTGAGAACCGGCGTGAGCTGCACACCAGTCGGCTGGTTCGTGGTGTTGCCCGTTCCGATTTCCACGTCGTCCTGAAAGAAGTGCACCGTGGTCTCACCGGCGTACTTCAAGATCCGGTAACGGGAGTACGTACTGAGCGCGATGACTGGCCCCTGCGTCTGGGTACTTGTGCTAGCTGTTCGCGTCGTCGCGAGCCAGTGCGTCGTGTCGATCGCGCGATCGTGCTCGATGTATACGCCATCGGAGATAGACGCCGGCTGATGCACGTTCGCCAGGCCGACGAGCATCCGGAAGGTGTTCGTGCCGTCGGACAGGGCATCTGGCCCAGTCCACTTCGCAACGATGTCGATGTAGCTGTTGGTCGACCAATCGATCGGCTGCTGCTGGTTACTGAGGAGGATCGATGCGCCGGTGGCCGTTGCCGTTCCGGTGGAAAGGCGCATGACGCCGATAGCGGTCGAGGTGCTCGCTCTGACGGTGATCGCGGTATTCGTATTGATGACGAATTGCCCACCCCAAGGACCGCCCATGATGGCCAGCGTCGCGGGAGTGAGGACCTGCTGCTCGAAGTCGGTCCCCGACGAGTAGTACTCGTTCGGGCCCCTGTTCGAGTCGATGCGCTGCCACGCGAGCGCCGTCGTGCCGATCGTCAGCGTCGGGTTATTGATGTAGATGTAGAGGCCACCGCGCGACTGCTGGCCTTCGAGGATCCGGATCGTGTTTTGGTTGATCTTGTCTTGCGTGTCGCCGAGCGTGCTCCGGGTGAGGACTCCAGGAGTCGTTGCGCCGTCGCCGAGCGCAGTGACGATATAGAGACCGTTGTCGGCAAAGGACGCGCCGTTGTCGAAGAGAACGAGGTCGTTTACCGCCGGCGCGACTCCGTCGATGTTGGGGAGCGCGGCGTTCCCATTGAGAGTGACGGTGGCGCCGACTCCGGCTGTTCCGTTGTTGTACGTGTAAGCGGGCAGGGCCTGCGTCGTAGTGAGGCGTGCCAGGATCTGACCACCCGGCTGTCCAGTTGGACCCGTCGTGCCCGTCGGACCTGTTGCGCCCGTCGGTCCGGTCGGTCCCGTCGCGCCAGTGACGCCCGTTGCGCCCGTCGGTCCGGTCGGTCCCGTCGCGCCAGTGACGCCCGTCGCGCCCGTTGGCCCGGTCGATCCAGTAGGCCCTGTCGCTCCGGTGGGACCGGTGACCGTCGCCGCTGCTCCAGTCGGGCCTGTCGATCCGGTTGCTCCAGTCGGACCCGTTGCGCCCGTGGGACCCGTAACGCCCGTCGGTCCCGTCGGTCCTGTCGCGCCCGTGTTCGTGGCGGCGCCCGGAGTGCCTGTCGCGCCCGTCTGTCCCGTGGGACCAGTCGGCCCTGTTGCGCCCGTGCCCGACGAAGTGCCAGGTGCACCCGTCTGTCCTGTCGGCCCAGTCGATCCGGTAGTGCCCGTCGGCCCCGTCACGGTCGACGCCGCGCCGGCCTGCCCCGTCGGGCCCGTCGATCCGGTCGAACCCGTGGGACCCGTCGTGCCCGTTGCGCCCGCGCCAGTCACTCCGGTCGGACCGGTAGATCCAGTCGGACCCGTCGATCCGGTGGGACCCGTCACCGTCGACGGAGCGCCGGTCGCTCCCGTCGATCCCGTGGGACCAGTCGCGCCCGTGCCTCCGCTTCCAGAGCCCGGCGGAACTCGCGCTGTGCCACGACCGGCTGTACCTGTTTTGTCTCTCAGCATGATTGAAGCGTCGCCTCACACCATCGGGAACAGTGGACTCTGTGGCGGCACCTGCTTGACGACGGTGCCAGAAAGTTCGCGGACCAAGAGCCCGCATGCAACGCTACCCGAAAGCGGATTCGGCGGGCTAGTCCAGCCGACCATGTCGATCGCCGTCGTCGCGAAGTACACGAGCTCGACGACGAGAGTGCCAGTCGTTGCCGGCACGATGCCGAGACCGCTCAGCGACAGAACGCAATCGTTCACACCGGGACCTCCAAGCTGCTGGAGGCCAACGCCGCCAGGCGCAGGAAGCACGTACTGAAACGTGCCAGGCACGACCGTTGAACCGTCGAAGGTGACGATCGGCACGATGCCGAAGGCATTGTCGGCGTTCTCGTCGATCTCGACTGAAGCGTTCCAAAAAATCTCGATGTAGTTTCCGGTTTGCACTCCGGTGAGGGTGACGCGAATGACGCGGCCCGCGTTGTCGACCACGACCGCTTGCCCCGTCGTGTCAGCCGGAAGCGTATTGCCTCCGACCGCCAAAGAATCGAACCCCATCTGCACGATGCCCGAGGCAGCGTTCGAACCCGTGGGGCCAGTCGTACCCGTAGAACCAGTCGGCCCCGTAACGCCCGTGGGCCCCGTACGCCCAGTCGGCCCAGTCGCTCCCGTGGGACCCGTAGGTCCAGTCGGACCCGTGACGCCCGTGGAGCCAGTCGCTCCAGTCGGCCCCGTCGGGCCTGTTGGCCCCGTCGCGCCCGTATTGGTCGCAGCGCCTCCGGGTCCAGTGACTCCCGTCGGTCCTGTCGCTCCCGTCACGCCCGTCGGGCCAGTTATCCCAGCCCCCTCTCCCACGACGACGCCGACGGTGACGAGGCCCATGAACAGGGCTCCCTTACTCGAGCCAGCGATCTGCACGTCCGCGAGCGTGCCTGAGGAAGGAAGCACCGCCTCGGCCGTCAGGCGTAGCACCTCTGCATTGCTGCCGATGAAACACGTGACAGCGGGCGGCGATGTGAATCCGCCGGTGACGTCGGCCGCGGCGCCGGCCTCGATCGTCACCGTAAAGGCGTTTCCGTCTCCGGCGCCTGCGAGCGTGAGCCCGACTACCACGTAGCCAGGCGGCAGCACCGAGATGGCGTCATTTACCAGCGACGCGAGCGCAGTCGGATCCGAATTTTCGACGACCCGGGTGAGAAGCGATGCGGGGCCGCTGATCGTGACGCTTCCAAAACGGGACATCGCTTCTCGTTCGGCGCGCCGGGACTAGACGGTCATCTCCTGTACGTAGAGACTCGCGTGCTCGGTATCCGGCGAAGCCACGGGGCGAATTCGGATCGTGGCGAGCGCAGTCTGCGTCCGCCACTGCAGTAGGACCGTGTGCGCGCCGAACGCGACGCCGGAGGCGCGGTACACGATCGCTCCGCTTTGCGGACTTGCTGCGTTCATCAGCATGCCGGCAGCCCGGAGAGGCGTTCCGTCGAGCGTCAGTCTGAAGTCGGCCGTCGCTGCGACGTTCGATGACGAGGAGAACGAGGCGGCGATGAAGAGCTCGCCGCCCGAGGTCGTCACGATCGGAAGCGAGATCAGAGTGACGAAGACGCTGCTGGTCGTCGTCTGATCGGTTGACACCTCGGCGAAGTCCGAATCGATGAGGTTCGCTCCCGATCCGGTGGGCCCAGTAACAGTCGAGGCCGCGCCGGTGACGCCCGTGGGGCCCGTCGCGCCCGTCGGGCCTGTCGCGCCCGTCGGACCCGTGACGCCCGTCGCGCCCGTCGGGCCTGTCGGTCCGGTGCGACCGGTGGGGCCCGTTGGACCGGTCACCGTTGACGCCGCGCCGGTTGCGCCGGTTGCGCCCGTGGGGCCTGTCGGACCCGTGGGACCCGTCACGGTCGACGCCGCGCCGGTGACGCCGGTGGGCCCGGTCGATCCGGTAGGCCCGGTCGCTCCGGTGGGACCGGTGACCGTCGACGCGGCTCCAGTCGGACCCGTCGATCCAGTGGGACCGGTTGCGCCCGTGGGGCCCGTCGCGCCCGTAGGACCGGTGACGCCCGTCGCGCCAGTGGGGCCCGTACGACCAGTCGGACCCGTGGGTCCGGTGGCTCCAGTGGGCCCCGTCGCGCCCGTGGGACCTGTCGCGCCCGTGACGCCCGTCGGACCTGTCGCGCCCGTGTTCGTTGCGGCGCCGGCGACGCCCGTGGGACCTGTAGGACCGGTCGGCCCAGTCGGACCCGTGCGACCAGTCGGGCCAGTCGCCCCCGAAATCGTCGGCGTGCCGATGACGAGCATGCCCATGAAGATCTGGCCCTTGCTCGATCCGGCATTCTGCGAGTCGCACACGTTGCCGCTCGTCGGTTCGATGGCGTCGTGCTGCACGAGGAGATCCTCGGCGCTGCTCGCGCTGTAGCAACGCACGGTCGGCGTCACGACGAAGCCGCCATCCACCAAATCTTCGGTGAGGCCCGCTTCGATCGTGATCGTGAAGGAGTTACCGTCGCCGGCTCCACCGAGCGTGATATCGATCACGCGGTGAGTGCCGGGGAGCGCGCCTAGCGCGTTGTTCGCGAGCGTCTGGAGATCGGCGGCGATCGACGCTTGCACGATGCGCGTAATCAGCGACGAAGCGGAATTGATGGCAACGGTTCCGTATCTCATGGATTTGTCCCTGTCTGAAGGTAGATGCCTACATCACGGAACACTTGGTGTCGCCCGTCTCCGGTTCCGTACACGTTTGAAAATGCAAGATCGGCGTCGGCGTCTTTGAAGTCCCACGTCGCCGGCGTCTCGATGTCTTCGCGATTCGCGAGGATGATGAGCTCATCGCCCTCGGCGTCCGTCCAAAAGGGAACGTACACCGGCATGGTCGCGCCGCCGCTCGTAGCCGGATCCAAAACGCCCTGCTGGATCACTCCACGGGCGCCGTCTGCGAGAAGCGGCTGAGCGAATTCCGTGAGCGAGTCGAGCTTCGGAGTGATCTTTTCGATTCGAATCGAGAGCGCGCCCTCGCCCGTCGCGGGCTCTGGTTCTTCGTACCCGATCACGTGCCATGAAGCCGGGAGCGTCACCCGAGGAAGAGGCGTCGGGAGCGACGTGTCCGGAGCGCCCGGGCTTTGCCTTGGGAAATGGTAAGGCGCGCGCTGCGTCCGCGCCGGCGGCGCTCGCCAATCGCCGAGGTTATTGAACCTCCAGATGAGCCTGTAGCTGTAGAAGCGAAAGGGATCGAGCGACCCGGGATCTGGAACGAACGCCATCGGAAGCCACAAGATCACTCGCGAGCCCTCGGGCACGGGAATGCCGAGCATCAGGTTCGGATCGAAACCGGCAGCGCCCTGCGCGCCGCGCGGATCGCGCTCGCCCGGGAACGCAATCGGAATCGCCGACGACTGGCCCTGATAAACTTTCTCGAAGCCCGGAAAGGGCTTGAGCACGCGCACGTTCGTAAACTGCGCGTCCACCATCGTGGCGCCGCTCGGCGCCTCATTGCCCATCTACTGTCCCCTCGATTGATACGCGCGGTAGGCACTGTACCCGCCGGCCGCGATTCCGATCGCGCCGAAGAGAGCGCTCACGACCGCTTCGTGTTTCTCGCTCGCATCCGCCGAGCCCCACCACTTCTGCGAGCGGTACACGTTGAAGGCGCTCCCCGAAAGAAGGACGCCGCTCATCCCGCCCCACGGGCCGCCGACGGCGAGACCGAATCCAAACGCGACCGAGGCAGCGAGCGCCGTGAGCCCCGCCGTACGGAGCGCCGCCTGGGGCGACGCGTCGGCGGGCTCGAGGAACTCGATCTTCCCGTGCATCGGATGACCGGGATGGAAGGCTGGGGGACCGGAGGTATGTAACGGGACAGCCGTTGCTCCGAGCCCGTCGGGGCTTCCCGACACTGCTTCTGCCGCGGAGTTACCCTCATGGACATTCTCGAAAACGTCCTCAGCTCTTCCAAACATGTATCCGAGGATAGCCTTTCGTCGGGCTTCAGGGAAGCGTGTCCCTTTGGGCCTCTGCCTTCGGCTATAAACTCGGGGGAATGCAGAAAGAGTTGTCCGGTGGGGTGACCCTCGTCCTCTCCATGATCGTCAAAAACGAGTCGAAGGTCATCGACCGATGCCTCGACGCCGCGCTCCCCCTGGTCGATGCCTACGTCATCGTCGATACGGGCTCCGAAGACGACACTCGGCTACGGATTATCGAGGCCGGCAAGCGCCACGATCGCCCTGGCGGAGTCTTTTCCGACGACTGGAAGGACTTCGGGCACAACCGCTCGAGAGCCGCGGCCCTCACCAAGGAGTACGCGAAGCAAAAGGGCTTCGACCTCGGCCGGACGTACATGCTCCTCCTCGACGCCGACATGATACTTGGCTCGCAAAACCTCGACAGAAAGGAGCTCACGCTCCCGAGCTACGAACTCGAGCAGCGCGACGCCGTCCTCTCTTGGTTCAACATGCGACTCTGCCGCCTCGACCACGAGTGGCAAGCCGTCGGGGTCACGCACGAGTACTGGAGGGCGATCCCCGATGCGCCGCCGGCGCGCCTTCGAAGCCTTTGGATCGAGGACCGCGGCGACGGCGGCGCGAAAGGGAACAAGGCCGAACGCGACGTTCTTCTCCTTAGACAGGGCCTCAAGGACGAACCGCAGAACTTTCGCTACATGTTTTACCTCGCGCAGACGCTCTTCGACTGCGGCAGATTCGACGAGGCCATTCCTCTCTATGAGCAGCGCCGTACGTTCGGCGGCTTCGAAGAGGAGCGTTGGTATTCCCTCTACAAGATCGGCCTCTGCCACCTTCGAATGGCGAATTCCCTGTCGCGGCCGCACCTGCCCACCGCTCCGGATAACCCCATCGCGCTCGGCACCGACGCGCTCCTTCGTGCCTATCAGGAGCGCCCACATCGCGCCGAGCCCCTCGTCGTCCTTGCGCAGCACTACCGTACGTGGAGCAAAAACCACATCGCGCTCATGTTCGCTCGGCAGGCGAAGAGGATCCCGATGCCGAGCGACGCTCTCTTCGTGGAAAAGCCCGCGCACAGCTACCAGCCGCTCGAGGAGATCGCGATCACGGCCTACTATACGGGCGACAAGGAAGAGGGACGACGCGCTGCCGAGGATATTCTTGCCTCACGGGTCGACTTTGCAGTTCATGCGCAGGCCGCGCGATGCGTGAGCTTTTATGCGTCTCCGCTCAGCAGGTGCGCGCTTCGCATGGGCGTGTTTTCCGTGCCCTTGGCCGTCCGCGCCAAAGAGGACAAGTTTTTGGGACTCGAAGAGCCGAACACCACCGAGTACTTGGCCAAGAATCCGACGCTCGTGGAGCTCGACGGGGAAGTCTTCGTGCACGTGAGCCTCGTGAACTATCACCACGAACGAGGCGTCATCTTCGCTCCGAAAGATTCGGACCGCATCGTGCGCACGCGCGGAGTCGTCCTGTCTTGGGATCCGGAGACCAACGAGACGAAGAGCGCCGTCGAGCCCGCCTGGGAGATGCCCGACGGATGGAAGCCGGATGTCGCCGTGCGAGGGCTCGAAGATCAGCGCTGGGCCGTATGCAATGGCCGTGTGTGGTTCACGTCGACATGCTTTCACGTGACGGGCCAGCCCCAGGTCGTACTCGGGAGAACAGGCTTCGGCTTTAGTGGGATAACTCGACTTCTCGCGCTTAAGTACGAGCACGCCTTTTCGTGCGAGAAAAACTGGGTTCCTTTTTCCTGGAACGGCGGCCTCTACGTCATCTACAGCTACGACCCGGTGGTCGTGCTCGAGGTCGACACGGAGACGGGCGCGGCCACCGAAGTCTCTCGAAAGAAGAGCCCGCGCTCCGCGTCGTCGTTCCGCGGCGGCACGTCACCGATCAATACCCCATGGGGGATGCTGCTGACGATCATCCATGAGGTGGCGCACTTTCCTGATCGCCGCGTGTACATGCACCGGTTCGTGGAGCTCTCACTTGATTTCGAGATGCTGCGCTGTAGCAAGCTCTTCGTTTTCGAAACCGCTGGAGTCGAGTACGCGACCGGCATGCTTGCCAGGGCAAAGACTGACGCCGTGATCATCACGTACGGCTTCGACGAGCGCGAAGCGCGCTGGATGGAGATCGGCTGGGACGACATCTCCCGCCTTATGGAAGGACTCACATGATCTTCAACCCCGGAGGCTACCTCCTCCGCAAACCGAAAGAGCGACCATGAAGCTAGGGATCCCGACTCTCAATAACTACGCCGGCGTCAACGCACTCATCGCCTCTGCAGAGGCAGGCTCCGTGAGCCCCGAAAGCTACATCATCATCGACAACGGAGGGAGCTTTCCTCAGCAGTCGGAGTTCGGGACCAGGTGCAAGATCATCCGCAACGGGCGTAACCTCGGCGTCGCCGCGGCGTGGAACGAGCTCTTGAGAGGCTCGCCAGACGAGCCCGTTGTCATTTCGAATGACGACATCATCTTTGGCAAAGACACCTTTCGGATGCTACGGGACGCAGCCCTCGAGCACCCATTCGTCGGCGCCGCCGGCGGCTGGGCTCTCTTTGCGCAGAGCCCCGAGTGCACGAAGGCAGTCGGCTTCTACGACGAGAGGTTCTACCCGGCGTACTACGAGGATTGTGACTACCTCCTTCGCATGAGGCGCGCGGGCGTTCCTATTTTCGATCTCGGATGGGCGGGAGCGACGCACCTCGGAGAAATCACGACCAAGACTGCGAGCGAGAGTGACCGCTCGCTGATTGCAGACGGGCGCGCAAGAAACTACTCGTACTTCGTCACCAAGTGGGGGTCGGATAGCCCGCGGTGGGGCGATCCTCACGTGTCGAACTTTCCCGAACCGTTCAATGGCCGGTTCCAAGGCCACTTCCCGAACGAAGCCGGAGACCCTCGACTCGAGCGCACGCACCTCTCTCCGATGCGCTACGACGTCCTGAACTTCATCGCCGAGCTCACGGGCGCTACGCGCTACCTCGAGATCGGAGTCAGCGACGGGGACAACATGCGGCGCGTGAACATCGCAGAGAAGTGGGGCGTCGATCCGGTCCCGCAACCGAGCGGAGTTGCGGCCTGCTCGGTGTTCGTGCCGCGGACGAGCGACTTTTTCTTCCAGACCATGTCGGTCCGAGCCGGCAAGTTCGATCTAGTCTTCATCGACGGGGACCACCGAGCCGAGCAGGTCTACCGGGAAGTGCACTACGCTCTCCCGCTTCTATCTCCCCGCGGCGTCATCTGCCTTCACGACTGCAGCCCTCACACCGAAGCGATGCAGGAAGTTCCGCACCGGACGGGCTGGCAGTGGACCGGCGACGTGTGGAAGGCCGTGGCGCGCCTCCGATCCGAGGGACTCGACCTCCGAGTCATCCCATCGGACTTCGGGATCGGCTTTCTGGTCCCAACCGAGGAGCAAACGCCGCGGGTGACTCTACCCGCCGAATGGGACCGGCTTCTCTGGCGCGATCTTGTCGCCGATCGAGAGAACCTCCTCGGCCTTCTCAGGCCCGGCGAGTGGCAGAGCGCGCTCCGGACTTTGCTCGGCGCTTAGGCCTTTCGATCGGCCCGCACGGGCAGTCGGGCTTCTTCTCTTGTGCCTTGAGCCATTTGCGCGCGTAGCGCTCCGCCGCGCTCATCGCCTGGTAGAGATCTTTGTACTCGCCGATGTACTCGTGCGCGTGGCTCGCGAGAACCTGGTGAACGCTGGCACCGGCCGCCGGCATTTCGAGCGCCATGAGCCCCCACCTATCGTTACTTTCATTGACCGAACATCCGAGCCGACGGCTGCCGACATCGAGCATCGCCACAAAACCAACCTTCGTCTGCCAATTGAGCAGGTCTCGTCGTTTCGTCTGCTGTTTCTTCTTCATTTGAGTAACTCCGGGTGCTCACACAGGGCGAGGACCCTCATCTCGTTCGGAAGCCTGGTGACCACTTCCGTCGGGACCTTCCAGAAACTGAGCGACCCCCTGCAGGGAATGAACGGGGTCGGCATCGTGCCGCTCAAGACGAACGAGAACTGCCCGGCCATCTCCCACGGACTCTTCGGCGAGCCCGCGATGTTACGCGAGCAGTCCACTATCTTGGTGCACGCTACGATGCCGCCGCGGGGCACCTCGTCGCCCGGTAAATCGTAATCGAGCGCCTCGAGCGCGACCTTGAGCGAAGTCGGCGCGCTCTCCAGAAACTGGACGACTTCCTCTCGATGCTCGGGCTTGCCCTGGCTCGCGTGGATGAGGAGCCAGCCGCGCTTTTTCGTGGACCACTTGCGATTCTCGATGGGCTTTAGGCCCCTCGTCACGAGCCACGCCCACCAGGGCGTGAGAGACAGGGCGCGCCACTCTACGCTCATGACCGGGCGTCCTTCTTTGCCTTCGACGCGAGGAGCGCGGCGCGGAGAACGGCTCCCACTGGATCGAGACCAAACGCGATGAGCTCCGCTCCCGGCATTGCCGATTCGAGAACCATACGAGCGGCCTCTCGCCGGTGCTCATAGTCACGCAGGAAGGTCTCCGCCCGCTCGAATGCTTTTAGCACCTGCGTCTCGCGGCGCTCACGGCGCCTCTGCATGCTCGCTTTTCGCCGTCGCTTGTCCTTGCTCATGCCGCCCCCGACGAGGCAGCGCAGACGAGCGAGACCACGTCAGCCGGGTATCGCTCGGGAGGCGCCCCTTCGTTCCACAAGACCCAGTGATCGCCCGTTGCGACGACGCATTCCGCGTGAAACTCGCCCGCCGTATTGGCTACGCCGTCGAGCACCTCGAGCACGCATCCGCTCTTCGCAAAAGCGCGAGCCGCTCGATCACGAAAACCCGCGATGTCCTGATGGCTCTTGAAGATGCCGAGGATGTACATGGCCTACCTCGTGGCTCTGTACGCCGGGCAGAGCACATCGTGGGACTCGCCGCCCGAGAACGTGCCGCTGAGGCACAGGCACCGATGATTGTTTCCGCGTGTGAGCCCCTCGAGCTCGTCCAGCTTGCGCATGAAGTGCGGATCCATTCGGTCCGTTACGCCGCGCTCGGCCTGCTGGCGCCGCCACGCATTGGCAACGTCGCACGCCAGGCGCTCGAGGACTTCGTTTTCGTACTTCGTCATTCGTCCCTTTCTGCCAGCCTCAGCGCCTCGAGCTCACGTACCCGCTCTTCCGTGATCTCGCAGTGACAGAGCTTCTGTTGCTGCCCGAGGCCCGTTTTCATCACGACGAGGCAGCCCTTCGCAGAGTGGTCCTCCGCCCTGTGCGAGCAATATGGACACTTAGGGCCGAACAATTCTTCGCACTCACCTTTCTGCCACGAAGACCGACACGCCGATTTTTCCCTCGGCATGCTTCTCGACCTTGAAGGCCCACGTTCGAGGCGGATCGCCGAAGGCCATCCGGCGGACGAGCCCGACGCGGAAGTCTTCGCTCTCCTTGAGAGAGAAGGCCTCGTCGCGAACCTTTTGAGGGATCTCCTGCGGCAGCGCCCTGCGAAAACCTGGCACGTCCGGTTTTTGCTTCGGGCCGAATTTCCCCATGAGCCGCTCCCATTCTGCGCCGCGCCGCGACATTTCTTCACTCGGCGAGCAGTTACCTCCGCTTCCGTAGCCAGCGAACGCGGCGGCTACGGCGCCCTTGGAAGCGCGGCGACCAAGGAAGACGCCGCACTGCTTGGCCTGCGAAACCAAAACCATCGTCGTCGCCCGGGCGCAGCGCTCGGTCGCCTCGAGCCCGAGCCCCGCGAGCCGCTGCCACTCTTCCCGGGGAACGTTCTTCGATTCATGGTGCTGGCCGAGACACGTCGCGAGACCATCGTCCTGGGTCCAGATCGGATGCTTCTCGCCGGCGTGAATCCGGCGATCGAAGCGAGTCTCGTTGCCCTCGAGCACCGTATCGGCAAGAGCTATTTCGAACCTGGTCCAGCCTTGTCCGTTTGCGTACTCGGCGGCAGCGCCGTAGTTTGCCTGCACGATCATCTGTACTCGCTCGGCCCATTCTTCAGGACTTTCTCCTGGCGCCAGGAGATGCGGGATCGCCTCGGCGGCCCTGAAGAGAGCCGCGACGGCCGCGGTCTCCTTAGCGGTCGGCGCCCGAGGCTCTCCCGCGCTTGGGAGCGTAACCGCCAGCGCTCCAATGATTAGGCCTGCCAAAAAGAATCGATGCGACAAATTCATGATCTTCTCCGGGTTTGGCTCTGCCTCTGTCAGAGCTTCACCCTTGTACCATTGCACAAGACACGGAGAAACGGCTCTCCGTTATAGGAAAGCTCGCTCCTATCGAGCGAGTGCGCCCGATACTGCTTTCCGCAGGCGACGCAAATCGATTCTGCAGAAGCGCGAATAAAACCTCGCTGCTCGTCGAGCCACTCCTGCTCATACCGATCGAGACAATCGGTGCACTCGTTGCCGTTCTCAAAGCGCGGCGGCACTCGTCCGCACGTGACGCAGAGCCCGGCAGCGCGCCGTGATGCTTGTTCAGGCGTGTCTCCTTCCATCACTTCACCGGAACGACTCGACGGACGTCGTTTCGTCGCTGAGCGATCCGCATCGCGACCTGCCCGAGCACCGTCGACGTGACAGAGAAGCCGGCAGAGAGCGGAGCGTAGGCCTTACTGACAGCCTCGCACTCTTCGACGGCGGCAGTGAGCCCGGCGAGGTACGCCTCGGCGAGTGCTCGCTCGACGGCTTCGTTACTGAAGTCCGCCTCAACGAGCTTGGTCACGATCTCCTCGAACCTATTCACGGCTCTTTTTGCGCGCCTGGATGAGGAGCGCATTGCCGATGGCGACGGCGTCCTCTTCAGTCAGAAAGGCAAGGCCGCTCGGCCCGCTCACACGGAGAGCGACCAGGCCTCGTTCGACGAGGTGTCCGGGCTCACTTCCGCCCACTTCGATTTCGTAGCCACCTGCAGTGATGAGCTTCATTGGTTTTCTGTTCCTTTTTTGTCCAAGTACTGACGAGGGACGACGAGCTCGATTGCGTCGAGCAGTGCCTCTGTCTCCTCAAGGGGCACTGCCGGGGTAGCCTCCACTCGGTACTCGTCCGCAATCCGACAAAGGAGCGCGTGCGCTCGCGCCAGGAGCGTCCATTCTGACTCCTTGACGTTCTTTCTCAGCCAGTCTTTCAGGCGCCGAAGCTCGGCTTGATTCTTTCTGAGGTTCGCAATCAGCACCGTCCTCCACGCTTGCGTCTCTTCAACCGAGAGATCGTCCTGGATCTGCTCGATCTCCGCGATGACACGCTCGCGCCGCACCAGAAACTCCTCGTGAGTCGCCGGCGGCTCGAATTCGACGACTTCGACTCGTTCGCTCACTTGGCTCTCGCCCTTCGGACGAGAGGAGCCCACGGCATCTCCTCGATTTTCCAGCGACTGCTGTCCTGTCCGTGGTTGTCGTCACAAATGTAGGACTCGTCCGAGATGAGCCTTGTTGCCGGCTCGTCGCAGCCCTCTTCTTCGCAGCGCGGCATGGCGTCCCGCCATGCATCGAGCTCAGCCGCCAGTCCCTCAATATGCTCAGCAAAGATCCGAGCGCGCGTCTCTTGTTCGTCTCTCTCCGCAATAAGGTCGTCGAGCTTTGCGAGGGCGCGCCTTCCCGCGGCGATTGCCGGTGACCGCTCCGTCATCGCTTCCTCCGCTTCGGCAACCACTGACCTCTCGCGACGGGCTTGACACAGCGCTCACAGCACCCGCACAACATACGCCTGCAGTAAATGCCGCACTGGCAGAACCGCTCGGCATGCTTCGGCTCGACTGGACAGATGCGCTTCATGGCTCTTCCTTCGTTCGGTTCAGAATCCAAGCGCCCCATAACGCAAGCCCCAGGACAACCACGAGCTGGACAACTACCTGCCAGGCCGGCTCCGGAGGTCGGGGTCGAGGATACTGCTGCAGCGCGAGCGACAGCAGCGCTCCCACCGCCTGAAGCGCGGCCCACACGGCCACAAACCGAACGAAGGCGCGCGCGGCGTTCACGGCCCGTCCTTCGTTCGGATCAGAATCCAAACCCCCCATAGACAAAGGGCAAGGAACATCACAAGGGCGACAACCTCTTGCCACGCCTGGACAGGCGGACGCGACACGGGGAACTTCTCGGTAGCAAGAGTCATTAGCTTCGCCATGATGTTGCCCCCGGCCCACATCGTCAGACAGAGCACAAAGTAGCGGGAGGCATTCATGGCCTCCTCCTCTCCGCGCGCCGGCGCGCTGCCTGCTCAGCAACGAGCTGGTCGCGCATCCGCTTGTTGAGGGCTCTCAGCTGAGGGAGCTCGGCAGCGATCTGCCGCAGCCTAGCTTCGTAGTTTCCGATTTCCTCCTCTTCGGGCGACGCCCAGCCGATGTCGTCGTCGATGATGCTGCGCAAGCGCCGGAGGCGTTCGGAATCCTCCGGGTCGACGCCGAACCCGCCCACATCGGTCGGCATCGGATAACGGAGCTTCACTTCGCGTGTTTTCGGTTTCACGGCATCTCCTTTTGCCACCGATTCTCGACTCCAGTCTCCTCCTCGAGTTCGAAGGCACAGAAGCTTTTGCCGTACGCTTTCTCCTTGTCCTCGCCCCAGCGATCGATGCAGTGCGCGTACCACGTGTGCGCGATGCGAGACTCGGTAAACGCCATGCCGAGCCAAAAGCCGAAGGCCGTCGCGAGGCAGAGCGCCGTCGTAAAAAGGAGATGAGCGATCATAGACGCCTCGTGTAGGCGTATGCCGCGACAATGCCAGCTGCAAGCACGCCAAGCTGGCTCCACGTCGGCAGCTCGAGAACTTGGAGGTCACGACCGTTGAACGACACAACGTGGCCTCCGTAGCATTCGAGCCGCACCGCAAGCGGCGGAACTGGCACAGGCATCGGCTGGACGGCCCAGTGCTCAGCAAAGAACCGTCCTCCCATCGGCCAATCCGGAATGAAGCCCACGTGTGTGTAGTGCACGAAGACCGAACCGCAGCGTGGACAACCGACTGACGGTGTCAGAAACGGTGGGAGCTCATCGAGATTTCCCTCGCCCACGCGAATCCAATTCATGGAGTCGCCGCGCTCGGCGCTGCCGCCGCTCATAACGAGCTCGCCCAGATCGCCTCCTCCAGTCATCGAAGCCACCCGAGGTAAGCGGCGAGCATCAGGAGCAGGACTAAGAGAACGCTCAGCCAAAACACCCCCACGTACAGCCATCGGGGCAAAATCGCCTTGTGCTTCTGTCTCATTTTCTCGTCGACCGCGACGAGGATGGCGTCGATCTTACGCTGCTCTTCCTCTGGAGTTAGCTTCTCGCGCAAGCCGGTAGCCGCATCTTCACGACTGAGCGCACGCTCGTGGTCCGCTGGAGAACTCACCTCGATCCGCTCTGCCGGAATATCCCTGAATCCACCTAGCGACTCTTCTATCGTTCGCTTTTCGTAAGACTCGAACGGAAGCGCGAGGAATCCCGGCTTCTGCTCTCCGAGCCTGAAGCTCGTGGGCAGGGACTGCTGCGAGCGGCGGAGATCTTTCTCCTCGCCGAAGATGCCGCCGAAGATCCCACCGCCCTCGAGCCGCCCGGTCGACTCGAGCTCGTCGGCCATCTCGAATTGCTTGCGATAGTGCTCGCGCACCGCCGGCTCCTTGATCTTGGCAAGGACCTCTTCCATCTGCTTCTTGTCCATCGCTCTCCTTTTTCAGTGCTCCTTCGGCACGCCCAAAACAGTCTTGACCTCGATCGCCGGGCAGTTCTTGCACGTGAAGACGAGCCTGGTGGCGCCGGACGCTCGGCGCTCTATAGCCAATAGGAGATCCGGCAGCGCCGTCTCTGGCACCTCTCTGATGTTCACGTCCCCAGCTATGGGGATCGCAACGACTTCCGCGCGGAGCTCCCACTGGTGAAGGCACGGAGCCAACGCCGGGTGACGGCCCCAATGTCTGAGTATCAAGGCCCACACGAAGACCACAAGCGAGAAGGCCAGGGAGAACCCAACGAAGTAGACTATGGTCACGACGCCGTCTTCCCCTCTACTTCGTCCGCCTTCTTTTCGTACGCGCGAGAGAGCGCGACACACGCGTCCTTCCGCTGCTCGGCCGAGACTGCCTGATCGACGTAAAAGCGAGCTAGGTCTCGCCATCCCTCGGCAAGCTCATGCCGCTCGGCGATGATGCGCTCTTGCTCGCGAAGAGCCCTGTCGGCCGCCGCGATGAGCCCCGAATGCCTAGCACGCTCTCGACCGAGCTCTCGCTGGGCGACAACGCCTTCCTTTGCCGCAGCGATCATCTCGCTCCAGTTATGGAAGCCCTGCTGCCTGGCGAAGCGCTGTTTATTCATAGCGCTTTCCGTAGAGCCTCTCGGCTGCGTCCCGCACTCCGTCCTGAAGATGGCCGAGGTTTTTTGCCTCGTGCTCGACGATCGTCGCGAGCAGGCGCCTGGCCTCGACGAGGCGACCGAGAGCCCAGAGCGCTCGCTCTCGACTGTAGGGAGATCCGGTAGGCGTCAGCGCATCGAGCGTCGCCGCGATGCCGTTCGCCATCTCGAGCGAAGTCGTATCGATCTCGATGTAGCCCGAGGCGATCACCGAGAAGATCTCGACTCCCTTGTCCCAGTTCTTGCTCTTCCTCACCACCACCGTGCCACTGCTCGACCGATAGCACCCGTCGTCGTCAAAATTAATGCTCACCGTTTTCCTCCGATTGTGATGTTCATCGCCTTTTCAAGAAACCCGAAAGCACGTAGCCCTCGATCCCGAAACCCCCCAAGTGCTCCGCCGACAAGGAGGTCCTTCACTCGGCCGAGCATGAACTCCGGAGAGCAGTCGGCGTCGCTGCCGAGCCCCCTGGCAGCGTCCAAGAGAACCTCTGTCGCGTACGCGTTCGTCATCGACATGATGAGAGCGAACGACCAGAGCATCTGCTGCTCCTTCGTGTGCTGCCACGTATCCTCTCCCGAGTTCGGAGACCACCGGATGTCCTGCCTCGCCGGCGGCCCGAGAAGCTCGGGGAGCACCTCGGCTGCAAACGCACACTGCGCGGCGTCCATGGACTCATCGCGAAGGAGCTCGCTCGTCACCGAAACCCAAAGACGGGCGACCGATTTCTGCTTGCTCGTCCACTTGCCGCGCACGGCGCCGCCGGTGACTAGGGATCGAAGCTCCGTCTCGGTCAGAAGCGGATGCCCCTTCTCGTCCATGAGCGCGATGCCGCTCGGGCTCTTCGCGCATGGCTTCACGAACACGCCGGTCGCGTGAACCACCGGCGCCAAGACTTCGAGAAATCGAGCTGGGCTCTGTTCGAGACACTTGTAGAGGAGCTTCTGGGCGTAGCCAGACGAGAGCGTCACACCGAGTCCGCCGAGAGAGAGGATGCCCGAGCCGACGGCGTGGACCTGATCGACGTTGCTACCCGCAGCCTGGCAAGCGACAGCGAACGTGGTTTCCCAAAAAGTCTTCGTGCCGAAGCCCGGGGCGCGGGCGCCGGCGGCGCACCAGCCGCTGTCCTCTGCCCGCATGCACCACCTGACCCACGGCCGGCCCTGAGGCGTCCGTGCGGGCGCATCCTCGGGCACGTACTGGGAGCCCAGGACGTCGAAGATCATTCGGCCTCCTCCGTCGCTGCTTTAAAGCACTTCGACCATGTCGTGTGCATGTCTCGCACTCGCGAGACGGGAATGTAGCGAGCAGAGTCGTCTCCTACGAACGCTCGAATGCCGAAGAATCCTGTTTTTTGTGTGTGCACGAGGATGTCGCTCAAGCGCGCCACGGCGTCGATGACGTACGCCTTTCCATCCGCGAGGAGCACAACCCGACCGGTGCATACGAATGACACCTTCTCCCCGTCGTCGAGAGTGAGAAGAATAAAGAGCTTGCCCACGTTGAACTTCTGAGGCTCCGGCGCGGCCGCCGGCTCTGGTTCCGATGCTGGCGCATCCGGCGCATCCGGCGACGATTGCTTTTTTGCAAACGGCCACATCAGAGCGGCCTCCCTGTAGTCGGTGGGCTACCCGCGCGGGCACGATGCACAGTGAACCAGAGCACCGCGCTGTCGGTGAGCCTCCTGCAGCGATTACCCGCGGTGGCGCCGCACGTCGGACAGGCGACGAAGTGCGGCGACGAGCCTTCCTGGTCCTCTGCCACCACGTCGGGCTCCAGATCGCTTTCCCGCCTGGCGCCTTCTTGCCTTCTGATTTTCTCGTGCGCGGCAAAAATGCTTGACGCAACGGCTAGCGCGCGATCCGGAGGGATCGCGTGGACGACGCGCGTGAGTCCCCACGCGAGAACGACACGAAGCCCGCCGTCGCCGAGGACCTCGAAGCTCGATGTGTGCTCTACGTCTTTGGCTATCATCAGTACCGCTTCCCGTTGATGATCTGCACGTTCTCTTCGTCGATGCAGACGACGGTGAAACCGAAACCCACGACGGGCACGCCGTGCTTGGCAACGCAGGCATTCCACCGGAGGTTCTTGTCCACCTCGATCTGTCGCTCAGTCGGCTCTTGAATCGCCTCCGCAGAGTGCACGATCCGAGGCGTCTCGCTATCGAACTCCGCGGGCAGCCACGCAGAGACGCTTGGCGCCGCAGAGGGCGACGGCTTCGCGCTGTCACGCAAGCCATCTCGCATGCCCCACAGCGCGCCGGTCGTGCCCGCCGTGGCGCCTACGACGAGAAAAAAGCAGCTGACCACGGTGAATGCGGTCGTGAGCGAGACCGGGTACTCGAGAATTCGTTGCCTCAGGGTCTTCATCGCCTCTCGCTCCTCCTTCCCTGTTCGGGCGGCGTCTCGTTCTTGAATCCCGGCAGGAAACGGACGCCACCGTGCACTCCACCGCGGGCCGCCAGGTGAGGCCACAGTACTGGCACGAGTGCGTGTGATGAGGCTTCGTGGCGAACTCCCCCTCGTCGACGTGAAGCTCCCCGCAGGCCTCGCATGGCAGTCGCATCGGGATCGGTTCGCGCTCGCTCACGCTTTTCCCCGTTCTCGATCGCCCATCATGGCGTCGAAGACTTCCGGGCCGAGTTCCTGCCGCATCTCTTCGATCTGCTCTAGCGTCGGGCTCTCGTCGTCGTATGCGCCATCGACTACCTTCTGCGCCAGATCGACAAAGCCCGCTGCCTGGAGGTCGGCGACCAACTGTATCTTCGGCGTCGCAAGCTCGGAATCGAAGTCGTGGTAGACGCCGGCCTTAGCTCGCTGCTCGATGTAGGCGCGCTTGAGCGAGTACGGCTTCTTCCAGAGATCTTCGACGAGCTCTTTCTTGGTCGTTCCCATCAGCGGGCCTCCTGAGCGGTAAAGCGACGGATGAGTTCCATCACGAGTTCGTCGCCACCCTGGCGCCGGTCAATGTACTCCGATGCGACGTAGTGCTCGTCCGCTACGCCGCGCCCGGCCTTGCGGCGCACGTACCCGGGCTTGTCGGGATCATCTTCGTTCGTGGAACATGCCCAAACCGTCGGCTCCCCGCCGCCCATCCGCTGAGGCGAGAGCGGTCCGCCGCAAACAGGACATGGCGGGATCACGCTCGGCCGATAGCGCTCGGTCAGCTCTTCGACGAGCTCCGCATTGCTCCAGTCCGGCGGTTCCTTTTCGTAGCGCTCGTTTCGTTTCTTGCGCTCGGCTGGTGTCATCCTGGCCCCCCTCTCGCCGGCGAGTCACTCACGAATCGAATGGCGCGCTTAGGAACAAGCGCGGACCCCAATGCCCCGAGAAAACGACCGCGCCCACCAAGCCGCACTGCGCGCTCGTCCACTGTTCGGATCCGGTACCGTGTTTTCGTTTCCCCAACGACGAGAACCGCCGTCTCGTGATAGCCGGCCCAGTCGTTCATACACAGCCAGGCCATGCGCTCGGTAGTCATCTAACCCTCCCTACTTCCTCACCGCAATCCGGACAGCGACCGACGATGGTACTCGGGTGTTCGCACTTGGCTGGCGCATCACCGAGAACCGAGCGGGCTTTTTCGAGCCACGGCATGACGAGTTCTTGATTGTGCGGACTGATAGACCGGGCTGCCTGAGCGAACGGCATTGCCTCCCGCACGAGCGCGCGGAGTTCGTCGAGCGTGGCATCGCCACGAGCCGGCTCAGCCACGGATACGATGTCCGAGCTCGCGAATGCTGGCGGCCCGTACGGCACATGTGCCTTCGGCTCCCGGTTGCGTTCCCAACATTCGGCGTGGAGCCCCTGCCAAATCGTGGCACCACCGACACGCATTCGGACAAGCCACTCCACCGGCTTGCCGTCATAGAAGCCAGCTTCGTCCCGCGGCTTGTGGCAAATAACACACGAGCAACGGCAGTCCTCGCCTGTCGCCGGGACTGGTAGGAAGACGAGTTGATCCTGCCTGGCTTCGCGGAGGGCTGCGGCTTCCGCGCGCGCCTCGTTGCGTTGCCCGACCAACACCGCCACGGATCTAGGAAGCTGGTAGTCCTCGCTGTCGAATTCGTCGCCGGGCAACGCATCCTCGGTTTGCACGTATGCCTCACATGCCCAGAGAATCTTTCGACCCTTGCCGACGTCGTCATCCCCGAGACCGAGCCTGCCGTCGATGGCGGAGTAAGCGGCATCGCGGAGCTTTCTGAGCTCGGTGACCTCTCTAGCCAGCTCACGTATTACAGCGATCTCTGGCGCCTCTTCCTGCTTCGGCGGACAAATCAGGTGGCGTCCGGGCTGCCCGCAACGCTCGCAGTAGCGAGGAACGAGGCTCATGTGCCGCTCCCATCGCCTAGGACGGAGCGGGCTTTGTCGAGCCACTCTCGCGCATCGTCAGAGCCCCGCACGTCGGCGTACTCGAGTGCATCGCACATCGGCATTGCCTCCCGCACGAGCGCGCGGAGCGTATCGATCTCGCAAACGAGCTCTCGCACCATGACCCGAGCGCCCTTGGGGTACTCCGACCTGGCTCCCCAGTCGCGACATTCAGCCAACTTGCTCTCCTTCATGGCCACTCCGAACAGCCGAGCACCCGCGGCTCGTCGCTATGCTTGAGCTCGTCCCACATGGAGACCGTTCCACGCTCCGTATCCGTGTTGCACTTCAGTTTCCGGGCGCGCTCTTCTGAGCATTCCGAGATCGTCGCTTCCTCGAAGTCTTCCGGGTCTGATCCCTGCTCCTCACCCACGACGTAAAGAAGCTCTCGAGCGTGCTCCGGATGCAGGGCAGCGACCCAGTACGTTGCGCCGCCCACCGCGGCCTGGAAGATCTTGAGCGGCAGCGTCATGGCTCGAACCCGAGCCTACCGAGCTCCGCGGCGATGAGGTCGAGGTCCCCCCACGCTTCGTCGGTCACTTTTCCGTGTTTGTTCATCCAATGGCGCATCATCTGGCACAGGGCGCGGAGCTCGAAGTGCTCGGCGGCGAATTGGCGGCGACTGTATGCCGGACAGAGCCGAGCTTCCTGAATCGCGTCTTCGATATCGGCGCCGCAGTCGCCGCACATGTCGGCGCCGCCCTCTGCCGGGGTGACAGGACGGTGCGTCTCCACGATGGTGACGAGCGAGTCGTGAACTCTAGAAACGATCGACTCGAAGTTCTCTTCGTCGGGACACCCAGCTGCTTCGGTTAGGCGCGCCAAGGATGCGCGGAGCGTCGTGTTCTCGGCATGAAGCCGTTTCAGCGAGTCCCGATCTGCTTCCGCGAGCGCCCTCGGCAGGCGCTGGCGATTGAGCCTCACGATCTGCTCACGCAATTCGACGTTCTCGCGCCGAAGCTCCTCGACCTCTTTCGTAGGTTCCTGCATTTCCCTCACCTCCATGTGCCGGATTGCGTCCGCGAACACGCGGAGACCAACTTCCGTATCGATGTGGTAGACGTCGACCACGATTCGCGCGGCCGCGGCCTTCTTATCGACTACGCATCGCCATGTGTTTTCGATCCATTTAAGCCTTTCGGGCACGCTCTCTTCTCTCCCATCAGGGTCTTCGTACAAGCGCACGCCGTCAGCGTCGTAGTATTTCGCGCCGTAGGACTCCGGGTGAGGACAGGCGCAATGGCCGCCGCTCCGAATGTCGGTCCTGCCCACCGGATCGGCGTACAGCTCTCGCGCGAGTTCGATCGGCACCGGCCCCTCGGCTACCCAGTAGGTCCACGCGCGATGGAAGTTAATGAGGCCGAGTTTGCCCTGGAGCGTTGCCGCTACCTCGCCAGCCAAGCGGGGGCCCTTGACGATCGAAATCCGCGCGCGCGTGAGCTCCTCTCGGATGTGCTCGTCACACTCGGCCGAGCCGGCTAGATTCACGAGTCCGCTCACTTCTTTTTTCCTTGCGCCGGGTACACGATTCGCACGAAGGCATACTCCCAGATGACAACGTCCTGGCCGCGCGCCCACTCCTGAATCCCTTCGAGCGGCTCCTTCTCGAGCAGGAAGTGTTCGCCGTTCGGACGGACAATGATCCAGTGATTCGCGCCCGAGAGCGGAGCGGGGACGAGCGCTTCCGGATCTGCCGTTGCATGCGCGTCCACCTTGGTTGGTTCTTTATTCATGTGCCTCACAGTTTCGCTACTACTACAGCGATGGCCACGCTCCCCGCGCACCAGCGCGGGCTCGCGCCAAGAGCGAAGGCGCACGCTCCAACGAAGAGCGCGTTACCGAGAATGGTCGTCATGTGCTCCACTTTCTCTGCCACGAGCTTCATTGCCGGGTCGACCCGTTCCGCTTCGTCGAACACGTCTCTCACTTCTCGGCCTCGAGCTCTTTCCTCAAAAGCTCCTGAAGTCGCGGGAGCGCGACCGTCACCCAGTGCTTGAGCCCGTAGCTCATCCTGTAGACGGCGAACTCGTGCGGCGACTCGAAACTCGTCTCGCGGTACCAATCGTAAAAGCCCACGATATCGTCCTCGACACTCGAGGCGATTTCCCACTCGCGGAGGGCGTCTTCGTGGCTCAGGCGCTGAGCGCGTCGCTCGGTCCGGATGTGCTCCCGAATTTTCTCGAACGTTTCCTGCCCGTCGTAGACCTGGAGTTCCTCTTTCTTCCCCATGCCGAACTTCCCGGCAACGTAGTCCGGGCCAGTGGACTCGAAGAACTGCCGGAAGTCTGGAAACCCCGTGTGCGCAGTCACCCACCGGAAGCACCAGGTCCCGTAGTCCGACAGAACGGCCACGCATCCAGTCGAATCAATGAAGACGATCGACCACGAGTCGCTTCCGTCCGGAAGCGCGGGAAGTTGGTAGCGCCACGTCGTCGTCATCCTAGAGCGTCGCTCCCAAGTCTTCCAAGACTCTCGCCATGGCGCCGAGCTCCCTCACGTAGCGCTGCACCTTCCTGTTGACGCGGCCAGCGCGGGAGTCGGAGGCAATATTGCCGAGGCGTTCGGCGCGCCGGAGGACGGCGATCGCTTCCCGCACGTGACGGGCGGCGTCATCAAAAGCGATGAGTTGGTCACCGACAGTCAAAAGCTCAGTGACGTGCTGCGGAAGCTTCGCGTGCATCGTTTTTCTCCTGGCGCGTCGTTGCTCGGCGCGACAGGACTCGGGCCCAAGGACAATCCTCGAGCTTCGGCTAGCACTGCTAGCTCGCCTGTGATTCACTGTCAAGCAGGACTGAAGACGCGGGCACCATCCCCCGTCAAAAGGCTACAAAATGGGACGTTTTCTCGTGCGACTATCGACCGATGAGATGAAGGAGGCGCGAGGGATCGCGCGCCATCGCGGCGACACTGGACCAATGGAGGCCCTCGGCGAGCAGGCGATTGCGATCGGTTTTCGGCGGAAGTGGGACGGAGAATTTACGAACCTTCACAAGTGGGATTCGTGGAAGCGGATTGGCGTGACGCCTGCCGGCCTTATCGTGAAGCTCACTAGGTCGGGTCTTGCAGATCTCGAGCTCGATGAGGCGGTGCCCGGCGACCACGCCGTCGTCCTGGTCGCCACGCCCGAGCCCGGGCTCTTCGTCTTTCTCGGCTGGACGATGGCGAGTGAAGCGAAGAAGGAGACCTTCTGGCGCGCTACCACGAAACAGTTCGTGTTTCCGCATGCGTCTCTTCGCTCGTGCTGGGAGCTACGACGTCGGCCGCGGAACTCGAGCGGACGACTGAACGCAAACGATCCGGCGGACGACTTCGCCGGCGGCGGCCGCTACCCGCACATGCTCGACACGGACACGGGGAAGCATCCGGCTACGTACGGGAACATCATCACGTCGAAGTGGGCCCTTCCGTGCCGGCGGTGCCAGAAAATTATCCCCGTTGGGGTAGCTGTCGGTGGTAACCAGCGTACCGGGACGATCCATGGTGACCCGAAGGACTGCGGCTTCAAGGCGACCACCGACGAGTGAGCGCGCATTCAGAACTTGACTGGGATATGCCATCGACAGTATGTCGATAGGTCCCATGTCCGACAAAATTTCTACGATGCCGGTGAGAAAGAAACGCGGGCGACCTCGCCCCAATCACTTCTTCGTCATGCTCGACGAGGAAGATCGCATTGCGCTCGAGGAAGCAGCGAAACTCGAGAAGCTTACAAAGAGCGACGTGCTTCGGCGCGCGCTCCGCGCTTACTACCGAGAACTACGTAAAACACAGGCCATCGCCAGCTAGCCCGAGGAGTCAACCAAAATGGGATTCCTCATCGATCCACGCATGTGGGACGACCCGTGGTTTCGTGGGCTCAAGTCGCCAGGAGCTCGAGAACTCTGGATGGGGTGCCTTCTCAGCCGTATCCGAACGAGCCTTCCTGGGCTCGTAGCGAATGCTGGCGTTCTCGTGCTCGGCGAGACGTTGGCGAGGCCCGTCGAGTTCATCCAAGAGGGCATCGAAGAGCTGCTTTTGCCGGACAAAAACGGAAAGCAACACTTTTTTTGGGATTCTGATTCGAGGGTCATTCGCATCCCGATGGCGCCGAAGTACCAAAAAGCCGAAAACCCGAATCAGCTGCTCGGTTGGTACCGAAACTGGCGGGACATCCCAGAGTGCCAGCTCAAGTGGGACCACCTCGGGACGCTGCCGCTCGGGGTGAACTTCGAAAACAAGAACATGCGGCAGCTGTGGGCGGAGATTTTTGGCCCCATCGTCGACGCTCACAACCGCGGGGTGAAGCTCACGAGCAACGCCGAGCTTCCAGCAGGCTGGCGGCCGTCGCGAGGCAAGAAGCCTCTGGATCTGGATCTGAAAGGGGATCTGAAAGGGGATCGGGATCTGGATCTGGATCTGGATCCCACGGTTACCCAAACCGTTTCGAAACGGTTACAAGTTGTTAAAATCACACCAGAACCCCAGAATCGGAAAAATCCCGCAAGTCGTTCGCAAAATCACAGCACGACCGGTCGTAAAAGTTTAGTGGGGTCGGGCGGGGCCACCGATAGCACCAGTCTCCGGGCTACCGATGACCCGGAAGTACTTGAAAAGAATGGGTGGAAGAAGACGAAGGGCGGCACGTGGATGCCTCCCGGTTACTGTTAAACCCTTTCGAAACCGTTTACCTAACCGTTTCGAAACGGTTACCCAAACCGTTTACCTAACCGTTCCGGAACCCTTCCGAAGGCACATGGACCACGTTCAGAAGTCATTCGACGACGTAACTGCCGAATTTTCCTTGGCAAGGTCCAGGGACCAACAAGAACTCAAGGCTGCCTCGAGTGCCGCGGGAAGCCCCGGGAAGGTCCTAGCAACGCTCGCCCCGCTCGTTTCCGCGGCGTGCCCGGTCGACATCAGCGAAGCGGGTCTCGTGTCGCACCCGACCGTTTGGTACCGGGACTCCGAGCGTCGACTGAAGCTTTGTGGGCAATGCCCCCCGCACGGCGGCGCCTGCGCGGAGGACGAGACGTCGCTCCGTGTGGGCAAGGTGCCTACCTGGGAGGGCGAGGTACTCCGGGCGCTGCCGTGCGCGCGCTGGCAAGAGCATCGGGTGCGAGAGCGTCTGCGCGGGAGCGGCGTCCCCCGGGCGCTCCTGAACTCGACCTTCAGCGATTTCGATCAGCCAACCGCGGGCTCGGAGCTCTCGAAGCTTCCGGAGTTCGTCTCGAGTCTGCTTCGGCACGAGCCCGGTTGGCTAGTCGTCACGGGTCCGCACGGCAGCGGCAAGACGCGTCTCTCGGTCGCGACGCTTCGAAGTCTCGTTACACGCGCGCCTCGAGCGCTGCTCTGGTACGCCGACGTCCCGTCAGTCCGTGCGTTCATGAAACAACGCTACGACTCGGACGAGACGATGGGCGATCCGTTCGAGCACGCGCGCATGGCCGACGTCACGGTGATCGACAATCTCGATCCGCAGAAAGCCGGAACCGAATCCTGGTTCACAGAGCGGCTCGAGGCCGTACTGCGACAACGCTTTCTCGATGAGCGCGCGACGATCGTGACCACGCGCTCGACCACCGAAGAGCTCGCCAAACATTTTCGTTCGGTAACGTTCGACGAGGTCCCTGTTTGCAGCCTGCAGTAAAGCAACCCGCTGAGCTTCGGCCGCGAGAGGGTAGGCCGCCGCCGCTAGATCTCGACGCGGAGGCTGCGGTGCTGAGCACCGTGCTGCTCGTCCCAGCAGCGTTCGATGAAGTCGCCGGCGTGCTCCAGGCTCACATGTTTTACTCCGAGGCGAACAAACGCATCTTCGAAGCCGCGACCTCGCTCAGGCAAGCCGAGAGCGCGATCGATTTCGTGACGGTCGCCGCGTGGCTCAATCGCGAAGGGAAACTCGCCGTCGTCGGTGGGACGCCGTATCTCACGATGCTGACGGACGAGACGCCGTTCGTGAACAACGTTCTCCACCACGCCGAGATCGTGCGCGACCGATGGCAACTCCGCCGGCTCATCGTCGAGTGTCAGAATTACGCCGCGCTCGCATACACGTCGAGTGAGCCGGCGATCACGATCGTTCAAGCCGCGGAGGGCGCGATCGCCGAGCTCTCGGTGCACGGCGCCGGCAAAGACCTCGAGCACGTCGGCACGATCATCGAATCCGAAGTCGAAGTGCTCGCAACGATCCAAACCGACGGCGTTCGTAATCACGGGACCGGGATCCCAACCGGCTTCGAAAATCTCGACGGGCTCATGGGCGGTCTCCATCGCGGCGACCTGTACATCGTCGCTGGTCGCCCCGGCATGGGCAAATCGTCGCTCGCAAGAAACGTTGCCGTGAACGTAGCGCGCCCCCGCCGTCACGCAGTTGCATTCTTCACGCTCGAGATGCCGAAGAGCCAAGTCGCGATCGGTTTCGCATGCAGCGAGCGCGACGTCCGAATGGCGAACGTCAGAAAAAATGCACTTGGTCCAGACGAGTGGGAAAACTTCAAACTCGGCGCGCGCGAACTCGCGTCTTACCCGATTTGGATCGACGACACGCCGGCGCTCTCGCTCTTCGACATTCGGGCTCGCGTGCGAAAGCTGCAGCGAGACATAGCGGCCAAGCGGACGCCGGTCGAGTGTGAAGAACTCGGTCTCGTTGTCGTGGACTACTTGCAACTCATGCGCGGCGTCAGGAGCTACAACGACAATCGAGAGAACGAAGTGTCGAGCCTGAGCCGCGGACTGAAAGAGCTCGCCAAAAACTTCAACGTGCCCGTGATGGCGCTCAGCCAACTCAATCGCTCCGTCGAAACGAAGCCGAAGAAAGATCGCCGTCCACAGCTTTCAGATCTCCGCGAGTCGGGAGCGATCGAGCAAGACGCCGACGCCGTCGGGTTCGTTTACCGACCGGAGTACTACGACAAGGAAGCGCGCAAGGGCGACGCCGAGTTCATCATCGCGAAACAGCGTAACGGCCCGCCAGGAACCGTCACGATGCACTTCAAGGGCGACTCGATGCGCTTTTACGAACGAGCGCACGAGACCCTCGAAGAGCTCGAGTCCGACTTCATCGAAGACCGATGAATCCTGCCGTACGCGCGATGGCGCTTGAGCCTGCCCGGGCCTGCCGCTAGTCTGTGACTCACCGATGGCCAGGGACGACGTCACGCTCTACGACATCCCACCTGCGTTTCAGAAGCGGCTCCTGAAGTGGCTCGACAAGGGCGACGGCGTCCAGCTCACGGCGTATGCGGGAGGCTTCAACGTGCGGGCACTCGGTCCGTACGGCGAGCCGTTCACTGCGCGCACGTTCGAAGCGGCGCTCCTCGGCGCGATGAAGTCGCGCGCGGAGCAGCAGATCGATCCCGAGTTCGGTCGGCGCGTGCATGCGTGGCTCGAGGCGCATGACGCGGAGATGACCATCACGTCGCCGAAGACGAATCAGTTTCGTATGCGTCTCCTCGCGGACGACGGTCGCCTTGTCGCCGCCGCGATCGACGAAGATCTCGAGGTCGCTCTCGTGTTCGCCGAAGATCAGTTTCTCGCGCTGCTAGGCGAAGAGCCGGAGGAAGAGCCCGAGACCAGTCCGGCTCGTACTCGTCATCGCGAAGAAGTCGAACCCGAGACGATCGCGGCAGAGACTCGAGCAGCAGAGACACGCGCCATGGATCCGAAAACGACGCGAACGCTCTTCGACGATCAGCTCACGATGCCCGCGCGCTACTCGCGCAATGCCGACATGCCGCCGCCCAGGCGCGGAGCGCGCCGCTCGCGCGAGCTTCCGAGCGTGCGTCGCATGGTCGAGCGCGAAGAAGCTCGGCAGCGCAGAGCCGAGCGTCCGTTCGATCCGGAAGCACCACGCGCGCACTACGCGAAGTCGCATCACTTCGCAGTGAACGAGTCGGGCTATGGCTACGGGCCAAGCGAGACCGGGCGCTACGTGCTGTTTCACGACAGTCGCGAGGTGATGCGCGGAACCGAAGCAGAGATCTGGAAAGAGCTCCCCCGGCACCCGTACAGCGTGGAGCACGCGCTTCGCCACGAGGGCTATCACATCGAGGCCGAGGTCCCGTCCATGGCGGTGAACTCGTCGTGGCCCGAGTACTACGAAGACGTCGTTGAGGAACTGAAGAAGCTCGGTCTTCGTCGCTCGGACGCTGACGACTACGCCTCGAAGATCCGCGCGAGCTGGTCAACGGCGCAATCGCCCGCGCGAGTCGCGCGCGAGATCAAAGCCATCGAGTCGGGCGAGCTTCGACAGAACCAAGAGCGCGACGTGCTTCGTGACGTGATGCTCGCCGACACGGGCTACCGACTCGTCGTCTGGGACACGCATCGCACGGATCATCGCGGGCAGACGGTCATGGGTTACGAGTTCTTCGAACCAGGCGAGCCCGAGCCTCTCTTCACCGGCGAAGACTTTGCGGGTTCGCCGATGCACGGGGATGATTCGGACGAGACCGTGCGATCTCTTCTCGGCTTTCTCACGCTCCGTCCGGGCGATACGGATCGCGAGTACTTCGACGCCTACACGCCGCGGCAGATGGCGTTTGCCGAGGGCGATGCCGAAGAGCTAGCAATGTTCGGCATGGACGACCCAGAGTTCGACCCGCCGCCACTGGTCGATCGCTGATCTGGCAGGATTAACGCCCCGGCGTTTCTCTAGACATGTACCCGGGGAGTCCTGTACTCTTTGGACCATGCCGTTCACCGTCATCTCGTACCAAGACCCCACCTTTTTCGCGAATGCGTTCCCCCCGCCCGCAGTCGCGTTTCTGACCAAGGTAATCGAGAGTGCGGATCCGGAAGACATGCGAGTGCGCGTTGCCGCTGCGCTCGCGGAAGTCGTCGCGCTGAACGTGCTCATCGCCGCTGCGTTTCCGGATGACAACGATCCGCAGCTCACGCTCACCGACTGCGACCTCGCCGGTGGCGGCGACGGTCATCCGTTCGTGTTCACGATGTTCTTCGTTCCGCAGACGGCGAACGTTCTGGCGGCGATCATCGACCTCACGCCAGGCGACATGGCGCCGCAAAATTTCCGGTTCGAGTTCGCGCTCGCCGGCGAAGGCGAAAAGCTCGATTCGGAAATCAACGCCGCTCTCATCCGGGCCATCGGCGGCATCGACGCGACGATTCTTTTCCAGAACACGCGCGGCGCGGCCAAGGGCACGCGGTTCATGTTCTGCGTCGGCGGCTTGCCCGAAAACATCGGGTAGGTTCCCGTAAAAAACCGGAGGCATATCCCTCCGGTTTTATTCGGTTGAATCGCTCGCCCCCGTCCGTATCCTGGACGGCATGATCGAAGCCGAGCCGTTCGGTCCGTTTCCGCCGGGGACTCCGGAGCCACCGGCGCACGCGAAAACCATCGAGCTCGGTAACGACGAGGTGCTCGCGGCCGTGATGGCGTATGTCGGCCGCGAGAGGAATGAGCACTACCCGGGCTACGCTTTCTTGCAGGCCCAGGTCACGAGCGGCCCATCGCCTACCATCACGCTGCGCGTGACTTACTGGAAGACCGAGGAAGCGGCGAAGTGAAGAGCGGCACCGCGCACTCTCTCGTCAGCGACGTGACCCCGTGGTGGTGGGCTCAGCACTGGGAGAAGCGACTGCCCGGCGTCGCGATGACGCTCGACCTCATCGCGGGACGCGAAGACATCGAGACGATCTCGATTTCGCGAGACGGCGTGAAGGTCACCGTGATGATCGAGGAGGACGAAGACGTGGGCCTGCTCCAGGCGCGCACGGAAGAGCTGCGCTGGAAGCTCGACGAACTCGTGGACGCGGAAGGAGGGGCGACGTGAGCTGCGACATTGATGGCTACAACGAATTCGAGTCCATCAGCTATCCGAGAGCGCGGAAGGAGCACGAGTGCTGCGCCTGCAAAGAAACGATTCGTCGCGGCGATAAGTACGAGCGCATCGCGTTCAAATGGGACGGCGAATTCGAATGCCTCGTGCGGTGCCTTCGCTGCTGCGCCATCGCCGAGGCTTGTCATGCGCGCTTAGCGGATTGGAACGAGGAGGGCGTGGCGTACCGCCTGAACTGTGGGCACGAGTGGTCGGAGCGCTTTGAAGAAGAGCCCCCGCCCGAGGTCGCTCGGCTTGCGTTTCTGACTCCGGATGAGGCGCAGCGCGAACTCCTCAAGCCTCCGCTGCGGAAGAGCGATGAGTGAGACAGAGCGCAAGTGGGAGCTGATCTTCCTTGTCGCTCAGCACGACGGGCCGGGATGGCAACCCCCGTACATCATCGAGCGCGAGGCCTATCATCTGCCCGAGCACAAGTGCTGGAACGTCAACGTTCGTGAGCCCGGGTGTCGCTCGAGGATGATTCAGTCCGTGCCCGAGGAGCGGGTTTACCGGACGCGAGAAGCCGCGGAGGAGCGCTTGCGAGAAGTGGCCAAAGAGGAGCCGCGGGAGTGATCTTCCTGCCGTGGGCGCTCGGCGTCGATCCTGGCTACCGGAATTTCGGCCTTGGGCTCATTACCCGCGACGCTCCGTCCGAGCCGTGGCGTGCCGTTCATGTGCAAACAGTACGCACGTCCTCGAAGCTCTCGTTTCATGAGCGCTCGGAAGTGATCTACGACGCCCTGGAGAGAGCCGTCGGGCAGCGCCTCGGCATCTCTAGTGGCGTCATTGGTTGCGAGAGCCAGATTGCGGCAGAGGGAAAGCGGCAACGCGGGCAGACGAGCTACGAAGCGATGCTCGTGCAGCAGATCGTCGGCATCGTGCGGGCGATTGCCCTTCGTCACCGCATGCGATTCGAGGAGGTGCCGGTGACCGACGTGAAAGCGGTGCTCCGCGGCATCCCGCGCACGGCATCCAAGACGCAGGTCGCTCGTGCGACCCGCGCCGTCATCCGCGATTGTCCCGAGAAGATGTCTCCTCACGCCACGGACGCTCTGGCCACTGCGCTGGCCGCAGCGAGGCGGTGCGTTCGATGACGTTAGAAGAGATCCCGGTGCTCTACCGGAACGTCTGGGCCATCTACGAGGCTCTCCGGCGCTTCGGTTTTTCCGATGACCAGATCCTGTACATCGCCGGCCCAGTCGTGCTCGTCACTGGCGAGGCTTATAGCGAGCCGTGGCTCTCCATCGAGCTCCAGGCGCAGGGCACGACGTTCGTTGCCAACGTAGGGCCGCTCGATCGCGGGATCGACGAGGCCCGCGTGCTCTGGGAGAAGATCCGAGCTGGGATCGGCGACCACTCGATTGAGGATGAGACGCTGCAGCGAATCTGGAAAGAGTCCGCAATGTCCGACGAGCGCGCCGTGCAGTCACTGGCGCTCGCGATCATGAACCGAGGGATCGACATCCCGCTTCTCGCGAACTGATGGCAGACGAGCCGAAAGAAAAACGCTGGCTCGTCGCCGATAAGCGTGGCGGCGCGTACGGCACCGTGAGGGGGCCCAGTTGGTTTGCGGCCCGACAGAAAGCGGAGCTCCGGTGGCGTGTCCCGCTTGCCTATCTGGCGGCGCGCGAGCAGCCCGTGCTTCCCGGAGAAGATGGGACAGACGACACGTTGTTCCGGCTTCTTGGAATTAACTACAGAGTCTTTCCGTTGGACTGGGTGTTGGGGGTTACGGATGCGCAGCCGTCCCCGCTGCCCTCGCTGGTGTGGTTTCCCGAGTGCACGTTGAAGTTTCCCGAGCTACCGCTGCTCCAGAAACGAAAGCCACGGAAGAAACGAAAGCGACGACAAAAACATGGCCGATAACGTGAACCACCCTCCGCACTACACGGCGCACGCCTCCGGCCACGAGGCCGTCGACATCTGCGAGCACATGAACTTCAACCTCGGAAACGCCGTGAAGTATCTCTGGCGTCACTCCCACAAGGGAGCGCCGAAGGAAGATCTCAAAAAGTGCGCGTGGTATCTCCGCCGAGAGCGGGAGCGACTCATGAAGCGCGGGCTCCTCCGGACGCTTGTCGACTGGATCCGCCAGCGACACTTGGACCCAGTCGTGCTCTCGGCGATCGAAGACGTCTACCGAGTCGACCCGGGGATCCTCGGACAGGTGCTCATGCATCTCGCCGAGATGCCGCCAGCGATCGAAGGCGCACTCGAGCTCGTCGAAGAATTCATTCGCATGCGCGAGCAGTCGGAGAAAACAGCGACAGAGGAAACGGTGAACTAAATGGTCAGAATTCTTACAGAGGAACCAGTCGTCGCGCTCATCGGTCAGATGGCGCTCTGCCCCGAGGGCGTGAACGAGATGGCGGAGTGGGTTCGTTCACGAAGACCTGAATGCATGCCTGATGATTACGATCCGGCGGACGACGGGCGCTGGCGCACGCTTTTCCCTCACAATCACACCGCCTCGCTCAGTGGCAACGAGCTCCTAGTCGAGCTCTCCGGGAGAAAGTGTTACGACTCGTTTGGGCTCAAAGCTGGCAAGAAGACGAACGCCGAGTACATCGCGAACACGCAAGCAGGCGACGTGCCGCACGCGAGCATCATGTATCATGCGAAGATGAGCTTCTTCATCGCCGGCGTCTCGCGCCGCGTATCGCACGAGCTCATTCGGCACTACGTCGGCGCCGATCGAACCGAGGAGGGCTCGCCCTCGCAGGAGTCAACACGCTACGTCGAGCACTCCGGGTGCTACGTCGCTCACCCGGCGATCTTGGATAACGCGGACGAGCTCGGCGAATTCCACGAATCGATGGCCGATAACTACAGGGACTATCGCCGCTACATCAACCGACGTAGCGACCATTTCGAAGCGGCGCACGGCAAGCGACCGACCGGCATGGATCGGAAACGCATCTTCGAGAGCGCGAGTCCGTACCTGTCGCATGCGTGCGAAACCTCGTTCGTGTGGACGACGAACCCGATTGCGCTCGCCAAGATGTTTCGCGAGCGCGACCACGAGGCGGCAGATCTCGAATACCTCCGTCTCGCGCGGAAGTGGAAGCGGTTCTGCAAGGCGACGTGGCCGGGACTCTTTCCGCAGCCTTGGATGGCGTAGCCAAGGTGACCATGAGCGCAGAAGACGCCGCCGGCATGTACGCGGGTCGTCCGGTGACGATCCAGCGCTGGCCCGTTCTCGAGCGGAAGGTCGACGACGACGGGAAGGTCGTGAGATCGCCCGACGGATACATTCGCACCAAAAATCCACTCGAGGAGCGGCAGGTCCGTCTCGTCGAGTTTCCGGGCCCCTCGCGAGTCACCGTGCACTTCATTCTCGGCGACTTCCGGAACTTCAGTCTCCGGAGCGGCCGTGGCGTTCGAATGCCCGACTGGGTGCTCTCGAAAGAGTCCCTGAAGGAGCTCCGGAAGCTCGCAAAGGAGATCTTCCCGAAGATGCACCAGGCCGGCTATTGCGCCGCCTGCGAGCATCATCATTCGGGACCGGAGCTCGCCAACATCTGCGTCGGCTGTCCGTGTCCGAGGCGCGGGCCGTTCAAGCGCGAAGTCGACGACGCCGTGGTGCGAGCGATCGACGGAAAGCCCGCGAACGACCTAGCGGCGATGCCCGATGGTGATGCTCCCGAGTCCGAGGCCGAACACGAGATCGAGGAGCCATAGGCACACCGCGACGATGACGACGACGCGGATGATCTTTGCAATCGTCGCGTCGATCGGAAATTGGCCAAGTCCCCAGAGCAAGAGCCCGACGATGGCCAGGATGACCACTACATGAATTAATGGCATGTTCTCTCCTGAGTCGTCAGTGTATCATGTGAGCGAAAGGGCAGAACGCGATGGCTCAGGATGACGACTTCGAGCAGGCCCTCGAAGCTCTTGCGCGAGTCGAGGGGAAAACCGTTGCCGAGCTGAAGCACGAGATGCTTCGCGAACGCGTCATGGGAGCGAGACAAAAAGACCCAGCGCCGGCCGCGATCGTTCCAAGCACCGGCGACGCAAGTGCGCCGCTCGCGCGCGTACGGCGAGACGCGATCGACCGACATCAGCGCCAGGAGTATCCCGGAAGCCCCGTCGTGCGTTACGGGCGCGACCCCTACGGCGAGACGGCCGAAGAGGCCCAAGAGCGCTGGCTCGAGGAGGAGGCCATGCTCCCGGACGGGGTACACGGGCTCGGTGGCCAGTCTGCCGGCGGCATTTTCGGAGGCGGGGCCATCGCGACGAGCATTTACGATCCGGAAGCCATGGGCCGTGCAGACAGCCGCGCCGGCCAACTGGTCAACGCCAAGCTCCTCCAAGTCATCGAACGCCTTGAGCGCCGCCTGCCCCCCGCTGAGGACGAGCGACCGAGCCTGCCGCGCGGCAGCGACCGCCGGCGCCTCGGGCGCTAAGCAAGCGCCGTGCCAGAACACGTTTCACGTGAAACGTTCCACGCGGCGGGAACGCTGATTCTCGCGGAAACTAGCGGCCGCGTTCTGCTCCTAGACCGGTCCGACGGGGGCGGCTGGAGTCATCCCGGTGGATGGGCGGAAGAGGGCGAAACACCAGAGGAAACGGCGATTCGGGAGCTCTACGAGGAGACGGGGCTGCCGGCGATTCTGACGGAGCCCGTCCTGTCATTCTCGCTCGCCGTAAATGCGGACGGGGTAGTTTTTGTGCCGCCAGCCGACATGTCGCTTCGTGCCGTGTCACTGGTTTACGACCTCTTCGTGGTTACCGTGCGGGAGGAGTTCGTGCCAGACTTGAACGACGAGCATCGCGACTGGGCATGGGCGGACGCTGCGGCTCCCGGAAAACGGCTGCACCCCGGATGCGCCGTGGCGCTAGAGTGGATTCAGATGCTCGCAAAAGAGAGAGCCAAATGTCCGTAATCCCCTGGGTAATTACCGGTTGGGTCGCCGTTTTTGCCCTCGTGCGGGAGCTTCGCGTGAGAAAACGTGAGGCCCTGACCAGTGCCGCAACTCTCGCCGCGGCGTCGATAGTCCGGCGAACCGACGAGCAGGCCGACTTTCAAAAGCGCCGCGCCGACGAGTTTTTCGGAATCATCGAGGGCATCCTCGGCGAGCGCGACCAGTGGAAGACAATGTATTACAAAATGTCGCAACAGGCCGGTGTCGCCCAGGCTTGGTTACTACGTGAGCTCTCGACTTCGGTCCTCCGGTCGAACCGGTATGCCGAGGTGCTCCGCGAAAAAGGGGTGAACGTCCAGAAAGTGGCCATCGATCCGGCGCTGAAGACGATCGTCGAAGAGTTTGGCGGACGGCATCCGAGCGCTGGCGATAGTGTTATTGCCTCACCGACGCTCGATGATGCGAACCGGGCCAGGGATAGATTCGCGCTCGAAGAGAAACAGATGGCAGAGGCGTCAAAAGGCACCGCAGAGCCTATTTTGCCTGGTTAGCCGGAGGGGTAGCTACGAGACTTGCTCGAAGATGTGCTCGTGCTTAGTCTGAAAAGCACATGTCCGACGAAACAGAGGGCCCTGCGGGCGAGCCCCGCGATGAGGCTTCGCCTGGCGATTGCGTGATCGAGGAGGAATCGGAGGAGAGCGAGACGGAGTTTCATCCGTTCTCGGAGCTCGACGAAGATTTCAAACCGGGGCCAGCTGTCCGGATCATGGGAGAGGACGGGCTCCCCGTCACAGTCGATCAAACAGCGACGAGCGACATCCCAGCTCTCTCGACTGAGTCGCTGATCTGCATGGGGGACTTTTCGAAGTTCGTGCTCCGTGACGAGTGGGGCGATGTCGTTGCCGAATTTCCGCCGTCGTTCGTTAGTCGAGCGCCGAACGGCCAATGGCGTATTCCGACTGACGTGGCGATTTCCGAGCCCACGCTTGTCGCGTGGCGGGAACGCATCCGAAGTGAGGAAACGTCGGTGCCGTGGACGGACCTCATGCTCTTGCAGCATCTGCTTGGCGTACGAGGTTTGATGGTGAACAGCACCTGGACCGAAGTCGAGCCGCTCCGTCCGCCGTGCCGCAACTACGTGCAGCAGAAGACGGTGTTTCATCTGAACGCGGAGAACCGTCTTTTTCCTCGCCTCTGCTCTGCGCGCCGAACGACGGAGGGCACGTTCATGACGGTGCGTGACTCCGGCATGTGGGCCTGCACGATGCGCGAGCCGCGTGACATCGAAAGCGAGAAAGCGCTCGAGGCGTTCGATCGTTTGAAGATCGAGCAGGGGAAAAACAGACAGCACCTTCCGATGTTCGGCGGAGGCGCCGGCATCTTCGACTCCAATGCTGAAAGGAAATAGAGATCAATGACGGACATGGCGGCTCAGGTTTTGGAAGAGGATCCGGACACCGAGGAAGAATTTCGCGCGCTCTTCATGGAAGCGGAGGAAGCGCAGGCTCGCCTAAAGGCCTTAGGGCTCGCCGAGCAGCAAGCGGGCAGGCCTGAACTTGGGAAGATCTACCAGGAGCTCGCTGGTACGGTGGTTTCCCTCCTCGGCGACTTTGCCGCGACGAGCGGCGGCGCGTTCCGTGCGCTCGAGGAGACGGTGGATGGGCTTGCCGATCAGGTCGAGACCGACGCTCCGACCGAGTCGGTGCTCCTCCCCGAAGATGCGGAGGACTACCAGAAGTACTTCGCCCAGATGTCGGAGCTTTTGACCGGCCTCTCGAAGTCTCTCTCGGATGGCGACGCGGAGCAGCGCACGGTGATCGAGGCTCTGCAGCGCCTGACGCAGGACCGAATCGAGTTCACGAAAGAGATCACGTTCGAAGAAGAAGACGTGGACGAGCCGCCGGCGCCGAATGGCAAACCGAAGGAAGAGACTGAAGAAGAGGACGAGGACGACGACGAGGAATGACAGAAGCCGCCCCTCAGGAAAGTCCGGAGCCGCCGCGAGAGCTAGATCGCAAGCTTCTCGCGGAGGCGAATCTCTATGGCGTCGCCTATAAGCCCTATGCGGCGATGACGTCGCGTGAGCGCGGCGCCGTCAAGGGTCGCTGGGCGCACAAGATCCGATCGGAGGCGAAGCGCCGGGGCATCGACCCTGACGAGTTTCTTGCGATGTCGGAGGACGCCCGCGAGGAAGTCAGAAAAGAGTATCCCGAGCGTCCGCCCGCGCCGAAGCCGCCGCAAAAGAAACGGTCGATCGAAGACGTCGCCGCAAAGCGAGTCGCCGCTGAGTACGTGGACGAAGGGCTCACGCGAGGTGACGAGACGTACTCACCGGAGTCGCTCGTGCCCCCTACTGAGTCCGATCCTCGGCTTCGAGACAAGCCGACGCTCGGCGAGGTGACGCCGGCGGACAATGAGGATCTGGTCGGTTGGACGCCGCCCTCGAACCTACTCGACATCTACGCTCGCTTCACGATCGGCGACGGCCAGCACTTCATTCGTGTCGAACGGCTCGAGCCGAAGATCTGGCAGTCCGTTCCGTGCGCCGGCTACCTCGGAGAGATTCGAGAGCCGATTTCAGAAGAGCAGTTTCGCGCCTTCTACGGCGGCAGGGTCTACAGCCTGACCGTCTATGGGCCAGATCCGCACGGGCGAAGAGATCCAACGAACGACACGCCGATCATCAAGGCGAAGACGCAACCCTTCCGGTACACGGTTGCGAACATGCCTTATCCCAATTTCAAGGCGCTTCCGGGAGTCAGCCCGTCGGCGCATGGAGTAAATCCAATGCAACCGTTTCCAGTAGGCATGTTCCCGAGTGGCGAGATGCCGACGACCCCGGCAGCTGCGCAGCAGTTCAAGTCCACGCTCGACTTCGTGAGCGACATGGTGGAGCGCGGCGACAAGAAGGCTGAGGAGGCTCGCCGAAACAACGGTCAGACGAGCGACGTCCTGAAAGTCGTGAGCGATGCGGGCAGGGAGGCGATCGAGCAGGCAAACAAGGCTGCCGCCACGAGGGAAAAGGCTCTGCTCGATCAGCTGGCGAGCGAGCGAGAGGATCGAAAGAAGCTCGAAGACAAGATCGACAAGCTTGCCGCTGCGCCGAAGACGAGCTCGGTGCAAGAGGCGACGGAGCTCCTCAAGACTTTGAACCCGGCGGAAAACGCTCAGCAGCAAGTGGTGCGTCTCGAGCAGCAGCACAAGGACGAGATTTCGCGGATCCGAGAGCAGCACAAGGAGACCCTCGACGCGCTCCGGATCCGTCACGACGACGAGGTGAAGCGACTTCGCGATCGCATCGACGATATCGAGCGCATGTACAAGAGCAAGCTCGAGGACGCAGAGAAGCGCCTGCTCGAACGAGACCGCGAGCTCCGGCTCGACATCGACAGAGAGCGCAAGGATGGGCAGGACCGAGTGAGGGAGACCGAGGCGCGAGAGCGGAGCGTCGCTGCCGAACGGATCAAGGAAACCGAAAAGCTCTTCGAGGGGCGCCTTGCCGATCTCAGGAGTCAGAACGAACGGGAGCTCCGCGACGCAAAAAGCCAGAACGAGCGTGAGCTTCGAATGCAAAAGGAGCAGTTCGATACCCGCGTCGAGACATCGAAGAGCACGATGGACATGCAGCTCGCCGCGGCCAAGGAGCGAGTGAAGCGGCTCGAAGAAGAGATCGAGGAAGCCAAGGAGGAACTCGCAGCGGCCAAGGATCCAATCGCGATCATGGAACGAGCGAAGAAGGAAGCAGAAGCGCTCGGGTTCGAGAAGAAGGAGGACGCCGGTCCGCAGACGACTGGCGAGCGCTTCGCAGCCACGGTCGGCATGGGGCTCTCGAAGGCTCTGGAGACCTTGCCCGAGTGGGGACCGAAGATGATGTCGTCCTTTGGTCAGCGCTCGCAGCCGGCGCTCGGCTCCGTTCCGGTGCAGCGCCTCCCGCAGGGTCAGCAGGCTCCCGGGCAGAGACCGCCGCAGCAGCGAGTCGCGAGTCGGCGCACGGTCGCGTGGGCGACGCAGGGCTCTGTGCCGATTGCCGGCCAGGAACCGGTCATCCCGCCCGAAAGACCGAGCGCGCCGCAGGCGGCCCCGCCCGTAACGGCGCCTCAGGCTGCGCCGCAGGCGGCCGCGCCTCCGCCGCCCGCGACGTCGATTCCTGAATCAGCGGCGGCGCCCGCGCAGGCGCCTGCCGCTCCGCCCGGACCCGCAACGAATCCGATGGGTCTCATTTTCCCGGACGACGTCGTCGTCGAATTCAGGATGCGAGTCGAGCAAGCGATCAACGCGAACTATTCGGCGGAGACATTCGCGGATCAATTCCGTGGGCAGTTCCCTGACGCTGCGGTCGCGCTCGCGAGTACCTACAAGCCCGAGCATCTCGCCGAGGTCGTGAAGGGCATGCCGAATTCCGGCGACTCTCCGATCTTGCGCCGTGACGGCAAGCGGTGGGTCGAAAAGTTCTGGGCGCGCCTCTCGGCGCCGGCCGGCGCGCCCGCGCCATCGTGAAAGCTCGGACGAGCTCGGGGAGCCTGAGCTATCATCAGAAGATGAAGCCCACGCTCGCGATCATGAATCGCTCGACTGTAGTCCCGGACGCCGCCTTCCCACCTGTCGTTGCCGCCAACCAGAAGCAGGTCTCGGGAGACTTCGCCGAGTACTACGGCAAGGACGCCTCACTCGTATTCGTAGCGAAGTCAGAGCAGCCGCCCGTAGGAAGCTGGCAGATCGTCGTCAGCGACACGGTGCCGATGGCGGGAGCGCTCGGCTATCACGATTTCACGAAAGAGGGCAATCCCATCGGCAAAGTCGGCGCGATGACGAGCATGAAGGCGAACGCGCTCTGGGCCGTGACGTTGTCGCACGAGATCTTGGAGATGCTCGCCGACCCCGACATCATCCGCGCGGCGTTCGTGCAGCAGACGGCGGTCCGAGCGATGATCTTCGCGTACGAGATTTGCGATCCCGTAGAGGCGGACGAGCTCGCGTACGAAATCGACGGCGTGAAAGTGAGCGACTTCGTGACGGAGCAGTGGTTCGAACCGCATCGCGTCGGCGTTCCGTTTTCATTCCGGAAGACTGTGCAGCGTCCGATGACGCTTGCGCCGGGCGGCTACATCAGCGTGTACCGACCCGGCGGCGGCCGCTGGCAGCAGATTAACGCGCGCGCAGATCTGCATCCTCCCGGCGCCGCGACAGAAGAACTGCGAAACATCGTTTACCTGGCGCACCGCGCCGAGGTCGATGACGAGCGAGCGATCCGGGGTCGCGCCTTGCCGTACTCGAAGATCCCGAACGTCGGGAGCCGGCGCGAGCGGAGAAACCGTGCGCGTGCCGAGTGGTGCGTGAGCACGGAGGACAGCGGTTCATGAGCAAGGATCCGAAGGACAGTCCGTTCGTGCGGCATGTTCTCTACACGAACGACGTCACTCGCCTGGTCGCAAGCTTCGTGCAGTCGCTGATGACCGTGGCGCCGCCCGAGAACGTGCGCCAAGCGCTCGAGTCGATGCTCGTAAATTGGCCAGACCGAGTGCGACACACGAAGGAGATGCATGAGGCCCTTGCGGCCCAGCTCGGCGAGCCGTCGGGGTGGCCTGACGAATCGAAGAACTAGCCTTCGGGGCGGACGGAGCATGATGCGCGGGGAGATCCCGCGATGTGAAAACGGTGAGTCGTTCATGATGAAACACTCCGTCCGGCCCGAGTTTTCGGTAAGCGCTTGTCCCCGGGGGCCTTCGTAGATAAAGTTCTCTCCATGCTCCACGGTAACGGGCTTGGTCGAGGCGGCGGCGGAGGCGGTCACGGTGGCGGTGGTCACGGTGGAGGCGGCGGTCACCACGGCGGTGGCGGAGGCGGGCATCATGGCGGTGGCGGTCACCACGGCGGCCATCGCGGTGGACGCGGGCGCGGCTTCGGTCCGACTGTGGTCGTTCAAGATGGCGGCGGATGGTGGGGTCCGGGCTGGTACGCCGATCCGCTCGTCGTCGAGCGGACGTGCGCGGTCGTCGACACGGAGGGTGTGTGCATCTGTCAGACGCTCAATCCGGACGGCACGTGCGCTCGGCCGCTCGTCGGCTGGGTTGGCGGTCGTCCCATCTACGGCATTGGAGAGGAAACGCTCTCGGCATCGAGCGGAGCGACGAGCTGGATCGCGGGAGGCCTGCTCGTTGGCCTCGCGATTGGCGTCTATGCCCTGGATAAAAAGGGCCCTGGCGGCTCCAGGCGCGCCTCAGCTTGAGTTAGACCGGATCCCCTTGTAGAGTGAGGGCTGCTGGGCGCTTCCCGACGCCAGGCATCGGGAAAGTTGTGCGCCAGCTGTCGAACCAGCCCCCATCGACCCTGTCGGGTTTCCGCGGACACCCGGACACGCTCCGGGCCATGGTTCGGGCCGTTCACGGTCAGCGAGGCGAGCAGAGCATGCTCGTGAAATCGGTGGCCGAGCACATTGTGCAGAAGGTGCAGCCGAAGGATTACCTCGGAGAGATCTTGGCGGTGAGGTACTGGGTGACCGAGCACGTCAGGTACCTGAACGATCCGCTGCACGTCGAGGTCGTGAAGGATCCGCAACGCATCGTCGAAGAGATCGATGCACGCGGCCAAGCGGCGGAAGACTGCGACGGCATCGCGCTCCTCATCGGATGCCTCTGCCTTCTCATTGGCCGCGTGTGCGAGTTCGTCGTCGTCGGTTTCGGCGAGCCCGGGAGCTACAGCCACGTCTTCGTACGCGTAAAGGAACCCCGGAGCGGGAAATGGATCGTGTGCGATCCGGTTGCGGGCTCTGACGAGCGCGGCATGCTCGATCGCGTGACGACTTTTTACACGAAGAGTCTCGACGAGGCGGCGTAATGTCGAATCGATTCAAAAATCTCCGCCCGAACTATCCGCTCTACGAGAGTCAGCCGATGTTCGGCGGCGCCCTGCCGACGATCGACGAGATCGGGCCGCCCGACATGCGGCCGAGCGGATTGAACCCGTACTACGACATGTACAGAGGGGCTCACGGGCGAAACTTTGCCGGCCTCGGAGGAAATACGATGAGTGCTGATCCAGGGATCCGCGACTATCCGAACGAGCTCAACATGCTCGCGGAGGCCGACGACGTGCAAGGAAACGGCGTCTTCGATCCTCACGGAAGCCAGGGCAACGTCCACGTCGACCAGGGAGTCTTCGCCGATCACGAAAACCTCCCGGGCTACATCGTGAAGGACCAGTACTACGCGCCCTCTTCGGTCATCGACGCGACGACGGGAAACCCCGTCATGTACGTCCCGGGCGGCGCAGTGCCGATCGATCAGAACCAGCTCGACACGTACAGAGAGCGCCAGCTTCTCTGGGAATTGCAGCCAGGCCTCAGCCCCGAGAGCCTGCCCGAGCCGCCCGACGGGGAGACGTGGATCCCGCACGAGTACTCGTGGCCCGTGTCGGGCATCGGCGCAGATCCGCCGCCGGGCGCAGATCCCGCGTCGCTCCCGTCATCCGGCTCCAAGGTTCCTCTCATCGCGTCGCTCGGCATCGTCGGCGTCGCCGTCGGCATCTTCGTCGCCACCCTCATGAAGAAGTAACCACGCATGGACCACTACCAGAGCATCCTGCCCGAGTTCGACGTCTTCACGCCGCCGCCGGCGCCGCGCGAGCCGCCCGGCGGTCAGATGCTTGGCGCCGTGCGCCCGAAGAGAGCCGCGCGCTGGCTCATGAGCCCAGCGTCCGCTGTCTTTTCCGGTCTCGGGCAGGACGAGCCGGCCGCTGCGCTCGCTGTCGAGCCGCCGTCGACGGGGCACCTCGTCGTTGGTCTCCTCATCCTCACGGGCCTCGGCTACCTCTGCTACGAGGTCGGGACAGCGATGGCGCCCGCCGGCTCGAAGAAGGTGCAGTGGGGCATCGTCGGCATTCCCGCGGGTCTTCTTGCTGGGCCGCTTGGCCTCGGCGCGATGGCCGTCTACGCGAATCACGGAAGGGGATAAGCGATGGGATGCGGCTGCGCTCAAGGTATCGGTGATTCGATGAACACGTACGACGGGCCTGTCCCGTCGGGTGTTCCGAATCCGTTCGGTCCGATGCTGCACTCGTACCCGACCAGGTACCACGGCCCGATCTACACGCGGCCGATGTTCGGCTTTCCGTGGCGCGAGCGTCCGAACGACTTCGCGCGAGAGCGCGGGCTCGAGGGCCTCGGCGTGGAAGACGTCCCGTCCGGCACGAGTGACGGGCTCAAGGCTCTTCTCGTGCTCGGGCTCATCGGCGGCGTAGTCATCTTGACGAGGAATCTCTGATGTACCGAAAAAACGGTCACTCGATGCCAGAGCGCGAGGAAGGCGCTGCGTACTTGGGTCTCTTCGGAGACGAAGACGATCGCATCTGGGGCGTGAATCCAAGTCTTCTGACGCGCGGCTTCGGCGAAGGCGACGCGGCGACCGAGATACCGGAGGTGGCGATCGAGGGAAGCCCCGCGGCGCCGCTCTTTTACGAGACGCCGTTCTGGCGCGTGCTCTCGATCGCGGGAGCGGCGCTCGGCGCGTATCACGGATACAAGCGAAACGATTCTTTCGGGTGGGCCCTCGGCTGGGCCTTTCTCGGATCGCTCATTCCCGTCGTGGTGATCCCTGTCGCGTTCGCGCAAGGGATCGGGAAACCAAAGAGGTAAAACGGTCATGCTCCAAGTCAAAACTCGAGGCGGTGTGTTCGGTCCCGGCGGCTACGGCGGCGGGATCTTCGACGGATCGCAAATGGGATTCGGCGGCCTCGGCAGCGTGGCGTTCGAGCAAGCAGCCGCGGGTATCGGCGCCGACACGGGCGCCTTCAAGTGGTGCAGCAAGGCGTCGCCGTGCCCTACGGGCGACCCGCGAGTCAGCGCACTTCAGAAGGCTCTGAACACGGCGCTCAAGGCGCACGGTTTCAAGCCGCTGACGGTCGACGGGAAATTCGGAACGAGCACGTGCGGCGCGATCTCGTGGGCAGGAAATCTCCCCCAGTCCGATCCGCTCTTCACGACTGCCGGTGTCGAGTACATGACGCCCGCCTACCTCGTCGATAGCTCGGGCCAGCCAGTCTGCAAGTCCTTCACCTACCCGACGAAGGTCGGATCGACGACGCCGTACATTCCCCCGTCGACGTTCCGCTCGGGCCTCCCCTGGAAAGAGGTGAGCCCGGAGACGGCGACGGTGCAGCGGAACATAAATAACGATCTCACGCAGCACGGCTACGATCCGATCAGCGAGAGCGGCATGCTCGACGCGCCGACCTGCGGCGCGATGCGGGTCGCGAAAGACGAGTGGGGTATGGACTACCTCACGGCGTACGGCGGTAACTGCCAGGAGTTTCAGGCGCCGCGAAAGCACGCGCAGCCAGTCGTCGTGACTCCGACGCCGACTCCGGCGCATGAAGACGAGCTGCCGCACGCAGTCAGCTCGAAAAAGAGCGGCGTCTCGACGGCGTGGGTGATCGGTGGTCTTGCCGTCGCCGCCGGCGTCGCAGGTCTCTACGCCGCACGAAAGAGGTAGCCTCCCCCCATGTCGAACTTCGGTCCCATCGCGTACGAGGACATGAGTCAGCTAAATGCTGAGTGGGGACAGCAGCGTCCGCCGATGGCGGGCCTCGGAGGGCTCCTCGCGGGTCTCGGCGCCGTCGCGCCCATGGCGCAGCACGAGTACGTCGACGTGTCCTTCCTCAATGCTCGGCTCCGTCCGATCGAGCCGAAGCGGTTCGGCATGGGCTACGGGATCGGCAACGGCGTCGGCAACGGCAGCATCTCCGGGAACAGTCTCGGCATCGTTGCCGGGCTCGGCGGAGACCCAGACTACCCCTGGCGGGAATACAGCTCCGACACGAAGGCGCTTCAGGAGCAGACGAACGAAGCGCTCATCGCGAATGGGTATGCTCCTATCACGGCCGACGGGAAGCTCGGCCCCGCGACGTGCGGCGCTGTCCGCGCGATGTGCGCGACCTTGTCGCCACCGTGCGACACGCCGGGAACGTGCCAATCGTTCACGGCGCCGAGCCGCCCGGGCGCGATCGTGAAGACTTCATCGTCGAAGCCCTCCGTCGCGCGAGCGAGCATGATGGGCGGCGGCACGAACTGGCTTCTCATCGGCGGCGCCATCGGAGCGATCGCGATCGGCGGCGCGCTCATGTTCAAGGCGTCGAAAAAGCGATGACGACACCGGTAGAGGCGATCCAGCAGCGTCTCGGTGTGCCGCGGAGCGGCCACTGGGACGGCGTCACGCGCGGCGCGCTCGTCGCCTACCAGCAGAGCCACGGCCTATCGCCGAGCGGGCATCCCGATCCGGCGACGCTCGCGAGCCTCGGCTACTACAGGCCCGACGATCTCTTCACTCAAAAGTGGGTGAGCTACCTCGAAGGCGGAGACAAGCCCGGAACCTTCGGTCGCGATCTCAAGACGTCGATCGATCAGGTGCCGCGCTGGGCGTGGGCGACGCTCGCCGCGAGCTTTTCGGTCTTCGCCTACATGGCGTACCGAACGGATCGAAAGCGAGAAGGGCACTGATGTTCGTCGAAAAGCTCTCCTCGATCTACGACGAGCTCGCAGGTCCTCCCGGGATCCCGTGGGCGGGCCTCACTGCCGACGGGCACGGCATCAGCGAGAACGGCTACGACCCGACGTACATGGACTTCATGTTGAAGGCGGGGTCGGAGTTCTTCGGCGTGATCGGGGAGATGAGTCCGGAGTTCGTGTCCAGATATCGAAACCTTCGTGGCGACGAGGCGCGCGCGAGCATCAGTCGCCTGACTCTCGTCATCGAGCAGGTCGGCGCCGACGTGTGGCAGGCCGTGAAGGAGGGCGACTGGGACGCTTTCGTGGCCTTGCCGCGCACGACGACGATGGACGCGCTCGCGACCGTCGCGGCGGCGAGCACGAACGGCGCATTCCTCCATTACGACGGGGTGATGGAAGGCGCGATGCGCGCCGGCAAGATGAAGCCCGAAGAGGTGATGGGGCACGCCCAGTCGGTGACGAAGATCTTTCAAACCTTCGTCGACCTCGACAAGAACGGCCACCTCGACAAGTTCAAAAAAGGCGCGCCCGTTGCGGGGCTCGGAATTGCGCCGGCAATCATCGGGGCGATCGCAGCAGTCGGCGTCATGCTCCTCATCGCGACCTGCTACCTCTTTTACGTCTTTCAGATCGCTGCGCCCGCTCAGAAGAAAGCGCTCGAGTGGTGCGACAAGGTCGCCAAGAGCGGAACGAACGACGAGATCATGGCGTGCGTGAACGCCGCGAACGAATCGGCGAAGACTGGAAACCCGAACCTCGGGGGAATGTTCGGCTCTGCCGTGGCGCCGCTCGTTGCCGTCGCCGCAGTAGGTGGGGCGCTCTACCTCGCTCCCTACATCATCAAGTCCTTTCGGCAGCTCAAGACGGCAAAAGCGTAAGGAGTTCGATCGGCCCATGTCGGAGACCATCTACTCACGTTGGCGTCCCGATAGCGGGGGCTACGATTATTTCGTCGCCCCGGGCTCGGTGAACATCAACGATGACCTCCCGACTCCAGAGCTCGACCCAGCAACGAAGATTGGCGTTCCCTCGATCGAGGCGGGGAGGCCGGTTCCTTCGGGCGCCAGGGCCGCGGGCTCGGGCGATGAGGCCATCGGTCTCGTCGCTCCAGTCGACGAGCGGCGCATCGTGAGACGCGTACGGTCTCTCGCGGGCATGGACGCGCCGGGGGGCGGGATGAAGTGGGCCATTGGTCTCGCTGCCGCCGCGGGCCTCATCTGGTACATAAAGAGTAAGTAAATGGCCCTTCGAGTCGTCGACACCAAGGAAGCAGCGGCGAAAACGTTTCGCACGTTTCACGATCGCGCGCCCGAGGAGGAGATCGAGCTCCCGTTCACGTGGCCCCCGCGGCTCCAGGAAGTCGGCGAGGGCAAGGCCGAGATGTACCGATCGAACAAGTGGAAGAAGAATCGATCGGAGCACGACGATTACAAGCACGTCGTCGAATCGAACCGCACAGTCTACGTGGAGCCGGGCTTCCTTCGCGAAGGCGTCCGCCCGTACAGGCCCATGAAGCTCTACGGCCCGACCTTGAGCTTCGAGGGGACGATGCCGAAGTACTTCACGTTCTTGGGTCCTCTCCTCGGAGTGCAGCTCCGTCTCTACGACGAGAGCGAGACGCTCCCGTCGGGCGGCAAGGAGCTCTACGAAGTCAGGATCGCGCGCGCGAAGCTCGGCGCCGCCAAGCACCCGGATACGAACGAAACCTTTCTCTTCGTGTACACGCCGGACGGCGTTCACATGATCCTCACGGGCGAACGTCTTTCGATCGAGAAGGACGGCATCGCTGGATGATCTATTCCCCGTCCATGAATATCTGGACGCCCTATCGCGGCCTAGGCGGAACTCCGGGTCGAATGCCGATCCCCCCGGGCTCGGGGACGTCGACGAGCCCTGCAGATCTCGCCCGCGGATTCATTAGCCCGGCTGACGCTACCGCGGCGCGGGACCACTTCAGGGAGGCCGTCGGCGACATGCCGTGGGTGCCGACGGCGCCGACTGAGCTCGGCCCGTGGGCAGCCGAGCAGGTGAAGATCTTCTCTTCGAAAGAGATGACCCAGGGGATCGAGAACGGGAAGCGCGTCTTCGATCAGAAGATGTCAGCCGGCGGAACCGTGCTCGCCGAGACGTTCCCGCCGATGACCGAGGGCATGATCGAACAGTGGTCGAGGGACTACGTCGAAAAGAACGGCTTCCCATCGAGTCCAGAGTCGGCCATCGCGATGGGGCGCGCGTTCGTCATCGCGAACTGCGACCAAATCGGGCTCCCGCCGGAGTTCATCGCGGCGAGCGATCTCATTCAAAACTTCCCGCAAACGCCAGAGACGGCAATCGGCTGGTCGATTTCGCTGAGCTCGTATTTTCTGAGCTCGTACGGCGTTCCGATCGTGGACGTCACGGACGTCTCGAGCTTCCTCTCGGCGAGCGCGCGGGCGGCCATCGCGCAGGTTGCCCCCGGCGTGCCCTTCACGCTCTTCGATACGACTTTCGAGGCGCTCTCCGACGGGCAGCTCTCGGGCGAAGAGGCGAAGGGCATCGTGATTGGCGCGGCGGGGTTCATCGGCGGCCTCATCGGGCAGGCGTTTGGTCTCCCGGCTCCGATCGGAGCGCTCCTTAGCCAGCTCCTTGTCGGCGGCCTGGTTCAAGCCTTCGGCTGGGGCCCGAGCGATTCGGATAAGCTCCGCGCAGCGCAATCGGCGGCGGCGACAGCGGCGCGGCAAGCTCAGAAGGAGTGCACGGCGCTCTCGACGGCGCTCTGGCTCGAGTACCAGCAGTACTGGGATGCGATCACGCGAGATCTCACGGCCTCGATTCACGAGAACCAGGATTGGCTCGTGCAGGGCTCGTGTAACAGCACGAACGGCATTCGTCTCTTCGGATCGACGACGCTCGACTACGTGCGAGATCCGATGGGAAACCCCATCGTGTCGAATCCCGACGAAGTGAAGAAAGGAGCGAAACCAAAGTACCGGAAGTATCCGTACACGCTGACGAGGGAGTGCAGGGAGGGGAAAGGCTGCCCGTACCTGTCGCTCTCGAGCGATCCCATCGTGAGTCGAGACAAGTTCGCGCTGTCTCCTTCCGAGCTCAAGCGCGTGCCGTCGATCTCGATTGGTGGTCGCGGTTGCGACGCGGCGAGTGCGCTCGCGTTCTGGGGTGCTCAGCGGTACGTGACGCCGATGCACGTGGTCTACGCCATGGGAGGCAAGACCCAGAAGTGGATCGAGCCATCGACGTACACGGAGACCCAGCTCACGAGTCACAACGTCGTGCCCTGGGATCAGATCCTCCATTCGGACTCGGACTACCTGAACTACATCGGCTACGTCGGCACCTACGATTTCGGAACGAAGGTGACCGCCTGCATGGCGCCGACCTGGGCGTCCTTCATGTTCCGCTCACTGGAGCAGGCCGCCGCGTCCGTGGCTCTCGTCCAGCGAGATCTCGCTCGCACGGTGAGCGCGGCAGTCACGGAGTACGGGATCCAGTACCACCTCGAACAGGCGGCGGACGTGAAGTGGCAGGTCGCGAGCGCGGCTCAAAAACGCGCGGCGGCTCGCGCGGTCGCCGCCAAAGCCGCGGCCTACCGGCATAGCATCGTCGAAGCCCGTCGCCGCGGCGCGCGGACGGCAGATCTCGTAAACTACGGGCTCCTCGCCGCGGGGAGCGCCGCGCTCCTCGGAGTATTTGCGGGCAAGCGATGACGCCGGAAGAGAAAAAGGCAGAAGCCGAGCGCGCCGCCGAGCTTCACAAGACGGAGCTCGCGATGATCCGCTTAAACTTCATCGGGCTCATGGGACTCGGCCTCATGGGTCTCACCTCGTACCTCCTCTTCTGGAGGCGCCGGTGAGTTACCAGGGCCTCGGCCTCGATTTTTTCAATCAGCCGTGCGGCGGCTATCCGCTAAATACCGCCGACTACCTCTACGGCGGGATTGCGCTCTCGACGATTCAGAACGTCGTCGAGGATACGGTGACAGTGCTCCTTCACGGCGGCGGAGACTACGTCGCGCTCTGCGACAATAAGTACTTCGCCTACGTTCCTGGGCATCCCGAGATTGCCGCGATCTTCGGAAGCCGAGAAGAGGAGGCGCGGCTTCTCGCGGGCGCAGTGCTCTCGACGATGCTGACTCAAGAGCGAGTACGACCTGGCACGCATCGGACGACGTTGCAGTTTGCGACTGACATCGTCACCGAAATCACGAAGACGCTCTACAACGGAGGCGATCCGTCGGCGTGTGAATCGACGTTCGCAGAATCCTTTCTCCGCTGGCAGGGCCTCTCTGCGCTCTCGGTGCCGACGTCGCTCGCGAAAACCGGTTGGTGCGAAAAGGCGCTCTCGCTTCCCTGGTCGAGTGACGGGCGGCACGTGACGTCGTGCGAGGCGCAGTCGATCTGCAAGGTGACGACGGCCGCGGACGGAAAGCCCGTCTACTATCCAGTGCCGGCGCCGAGTCCGACAGATCCGGGCGTCGCCGTCAAAGCAGCAGGAAATAAGCCCGAGCCGCCGCCATCGAAAGCAGAGATAGAGGCTGCAGTCCAAAAGAAGATGGGCCAAACCGGCGAGTCGCTTGCGGAAGCGGAGCTCTCTCAGGAGTACCTCGAGCTCACGAGCTACTTGAAGGCGCTCACCGAATCGCGAACATGGCTTCGTATGGCGCTCGGGCTTTCGAAGAAGGCGACCGACAGGGACGTGATGAACACACTTCGGTCCCGCGGCATCTCCGCGAGCGAAGTCCTCGATTGGTTCGACGGGTGTAACTTCGAAACGAATTGCTTTCGCCGCGAGATGAACGTGGCGATCGGTGAGTCGACCGTGCGCTTGAACGATCGGCGCGCAAAGTTCGCCGTGCTGGGCCTCGCCGCAGTCGCCACGGCGTTTTTCTTTTACAAGGAGCTCCGATGATGTCGCTTGGGCTCGTGAAGCTCGCTACGGCGACGCCGGTCGGCGATCCGCCGGAAGTGCGCGCGGCGCGGCGGCTCGAGTACCTCCTCGTGCTCTTTCAGGAAGCGCACGTCGATCCCGACAAGACGCCTCAGGGCGACATCGTGTACGCGCTCGCGACGCCGTACGAGCAGCGCGGGCTCACTTCGGCAGACATAGAACGCTGGATCGACGAATGCGACCCGGTAAAGAAGCCCCCCTGGGACGAGGTCGCCTGCTTTCGCGGGAAGGTCAGGGCCGCGATGAAGGGGCAAATGGGCCTAGGAACGAAGGTGGCGCTGATTGGCGCAGGAGCGTTTTTCGCGGGCTTTGTGCTCTCCCGGGCCCGCCGTTAGGCGTGTTCTTGACGGGAGGTATGTACCCGGGTAGGCTCGTTTCTAGTTAGCAGGCGCCTTCCCGACGCCTCGCAGTCCCTAGTGGTTTGCGAGAGAAGTCGAGTGAGAGGCAAGCAAAGAGCATACGGGCGAGCGTTTCCGATCCGCGAGGCGGATGTCGGCTCGTACCGAATGACGTCGCCAGGGCGCTATCGGTCAAACCCGATGGGCGTGACGACGCTCTCTGCCGTCAACGGTCCCGGAGCGTACGCGGCGACTCGAGGGCTCTCTCGCGCTGAGCGAGTGAAGCGTGCTCGCCGCCTCATGAAACGGAGCAGAAGCATGAAGGGCAACAAGGTCCACCGAGCGGAGTTCGTTCGCCGCATGAACGCGAACAGCGGTCGCATGACGAGCTCAGCGGCGCGAAAGCGCGCTGGCAAGCGCCTCGCCGCATTTCAGGCGGCTCGCCGCCGAGGTCTCTCTGTCGAATCGGCAAAGAGATCCGCTGCTCGGAAGGTCCCGCTGAAAAAGCGTCGCCGGAGCTACCGCCGTAACGATCCGACGCAAGTCGCAACGCCGGCGTACCGCTCGGGGCACGAGCGGATCTACGGAAAGAAGGCGCAGCGACGCCGCGAGGCTGCCGCGAAGCGGAAAGCGCGCAAGGCCGCGATGGCCGAGCGCAAGCGCACTCGCCGGTCGGCCGCGAAGGCGCGCCGGTCCGCCGCGACGGCGAAACGGAAGGCACGCGCCGCCGCGCGCCGCGCCGCGATGACGCCGGAGAAACGAAGGGCGCTCGCCAAGCGCCGTCGCAAGGCAAGCTTCCCGCGCCAGTACAAGAAGGTGCGCGCCCGCCGAGGCAAGATGCGTCGAGTCAGGACCTACTACGGTCCGTACAAGCGCGCGCGCGCGAAAGACCCGCGAAGTGGCCGCACCCGGTACACGTACATGTACCGAGCGAAGAAGGGCCGTCGCCGAAAGATCCCCCAATGGGCCGTTGCCGGTGCCGTCAGTGCTCGCGACTACAAGTCGTCGTCCGAGTACGGGCGTGCCCGGGAGCGGATTGCCCGTAGACGTAAAACAGCCGCCGCTCGCGTTGAGCGGAGCGGAGATGCGTTCGTTCCGAACGCGGGAGCAAAGAAAGTGGCAAGACGAAAGAAGCGAGGACACAAGAAGACCTCCCGCAAGGCGGGACGCCGCAGGATCCGCAGGGTGAAGCGCAGGTCGAGCTCACGCAGGCGAGCGAGCCGCGTGGGGCGCCGGAAGGCTCGTCGTCGTCCGCGTCGGAAGACGCGTACGAAGTCGCGTCGCAGGGCAAAGACGAGGCGCCGAACGGCCAAGCGCAGGCGCTCGAGCGCCAAGCGCCGTACGCGTCGGGCGCCGCGGCGGATCGGTCGTCGCAAGGTCCGTAGGCTTCGCCGAGGGATCTACCTCGTCGCAAACCGTCGCCGGCGTCGTCGTCGCAAGGTGATGGCGGAAAACCGGAGGACGAGGCGTCATCACCGCCGGAGGCCGCGCCGGTTGCGCGCAAACCGTCGTCGCCGTCACTACGAGGAGAATCGTAGGCGAAGGCGTCACAGTCGGAAGCGCTACACTGCGAATCGTCGTCGGCGGAGCTACCGCAGAAACGGCTTCACTGCCGATCTCGGGACCATCGCCAAGACTGGGCTCAGCGTGCTCTTCGGGTTCTTCCTGCACAAGGCGGCAACCGGAGCGCTCGTTGCGGCTCTGACTTCCACGGACGCGACGAGCGGCGCCATTACCTTCGCGGGTATGGCGACAGTCGGCGCCGACGGGAAGCCGACGATGCTCGCGATGTGGCAAAAGCCGGCAGCCGGCGCCATCACTGGTCTCATCGCCATCGCGGGCGTCAGCGCCGTGAAGCAGGTGAAGGAGTCCACGAGAATGTCGGTTTCGGCCGGCGTGGTCGTGTCTCTCTTTCAGAGCGCCGTTCACTCGGCACTCGCGATGCTCGACCAGCCGAAGGTGCTCTCGTATCTCGAGGGCTACCAGAACAGCGCCGCCTACTCGCTACGCGGCACTCGCGGTCGCCGGCGTCGGGCAGTGCACGGTCTCGGCGTCGCCCGAAACGCGACCTCGATCATGCCGCAGTACGCGCCCGTTGGAACCTTCCAACAGGCGGCCGCTGGCATGGGCGAGTACTTCGCGCAGAAGGGCGTCGGCGAGTACTTCGCGGGCGCTGGAGTCGAGGGCGTCGGTCACTACGAGAAGGCGGGTCCGCTCGCGCTTCTGCCGACGACGAGTCACATGGGACAGCTTCCGATCGATGACGGCATCCGTCCCGATTCGAATCTCGACCACGTGATGGATCTCGCGGAGTCCGCAGCTGGCCTCGGTGGCGGCGGCGGATATCGTCAGGCGGCAGCAGGCATGGGCCAGTTCCGTCAGGCAGCCGCGGGTCTCGGCGAGTACTTCTCGGCCGCGCCGCAGGACGGTGGGTTCAAGGAGTTCTCGGTGCCGACGCAGAGTCAGTGGATCCCGTCCGGGCCTCTCTGGGCCGGGACGACTCCCGCTGAAGCCGCGTACACGGAGAGCGAGCTCCCCGCGGGGATCCTCCAGGGTCCCGGCGGAAACGGAGTGCTCTCGGGCTGAAACGGCGCGCCACGCGCGCGCCATGAGCCGCCGCCCCGGTAGGACGCGAAAGCGAGCCCCGGGGCTGCGGTGTCAGAACCGATCGAGAGGCCGCTCATCTCGAGCTGGGACGACACCCAAACCAAAAAACGGAACCTCTCGGTCACTAACCCGTTTCCAAAGGAAACCAACCAGCATGGCAAAGCTCACAAATGTGAGAGAGCGTGTTCACCAACCGTTCTTCGACACGCTCGTCCGCACTTCCGGTCTCGGAGGCACCATTCAGGCCGTCAACCAGCGCACGTCGCTCTTCACGAACGCCGCGCGCCAGGACGACATCAACGCCCTGACGAACCTCCAGAACGGGTCGACGCTTCCGTCCGACCAGAGCCACGTGACGCTCGCGCTCCGCGTCTTCACTTGGTTCCGCAATCCGCAGATCCGCGCGAGCGGTTTTGCGAACGGCGCCATCAAGAACAACGGCGACTTCTCCCAAGCGGGAGCAGCGGCGTTCTTCTCGCAAGGTGGCGTGGATCCGAACGGCGCGATCGCCGGCCCCGGTCAGTTCAACTACCCGGGTTCGATCGAGGACGTCTACCGCCTCTACTGGCAGGCGGAAGAGCAACTTCACTGGAGCTATGGCACCGGTGAGAAGTTCTCGATCACGAACATGCCGACGAAGTACTTCCCGGACGGCGGCGGCCTCTGGGGCGACCTCGGCGGTTCCTCGGATCTCATCCACTTTAACAACGGAACGCCCGACCACACGGCGATCCTCCGGCTCGCACGCGCGATCCTTCTCCCGCCCCGGCAGAACGTCCGGTGTGTGGCGGAGATTTCGCCGCTGCCCGACGGCGGAAACGCGCAGCTTGCAGGGACGACTGTCCAGGGCAACGGCCGCAACATGCTGTCGCTCCAGTCGAACCTCAACACGGCCGACGGGATCAACAAGGTGATTCAGTTCACCTTCGACGGTCTCTTCGCCCGCGACGTTCAGTAGTCCGCGCTCTCCCTCGAACTAGTCCCCCCAAAGGGGCTTGGCACGGACGGCGCGGCTCACCCCGCGCCGTCCGGTACTCCTAACGGAGGCACAATTGGCTGATCTGCAAACGATTCTGGCTCAGCTCCAGCAGACCGCTGGAATGGCTGTCGGCAATGCGCGCGACGCCTTGAGAGCGGCTCAAGGCACGCAGGCCGACCAGGCGCTCGTAAGACAAGAGCTCGCGCGGCAGTCGCGCGATCTTCAAAATCTCGCCAACGCCTTGACCGGCGTCGAGGCATCGACGAAGGGCGCTGGCTACGGAAACGGCAACGTGAACGATCACGTTCGCTACATCGAGTCGATCCCGGGCCGCAGGATCCCGTTCGACTTCATCGTCTCGATCCCCATCATCGCTAACTCCATTCAGGAGGCGCAAGGAACGAAGAGCGTGTCGCAAGACGGGCCCTTCGTCGCCGTCGCGAGGTTCGCGGCGTTCCAGTCGGCGTTCCAGTTCACCCGGCGTGACCCGGTCACGCAAGAGCTCGGCTCGTTTCAGGGTCGCTCCTTCGGCAGGTATCGCCCGGTCTCTTCCGCCTGGGATCTTGCCGATGCGTCTGCGGGAGTCTTTCAGCCGACGACTGGGATTGCGTCACCCGGCACGGGCGCTCCGATCGTGGCGAGTCCGTCCAACATGTCGAGCTTTCGCACGATGGAGTTCGACGGGACGATCGATTTCCTGAATCAGGGCTCGGGCTTCTTCCGGAATAACGACCCTGTGCCGAGCGCCTTCTATTCGGAGTCGATCAACGCGCCGTTTCAGCTCGGAGCCTTGGACTTTTTCGAGCGTGGCGAGACGCTTCAGTGGAAGGTACGGCCGACGCACGTGAATAACCCTCCAGCGGGTAACCTCTCGGGGTATGCTGCGGGTGGGCTCTTCCCATTCCTGTCGAGCCAATACGACGTGCAAGAAGGCGTGAACGACCAGCTCGATCCCGATGCGACGACGGATCCGATTCAGAGGCTCCCTGACGGGATCCTCATCCTCGGCTTCCACGGCTTCAGGATCGTCCAGCCACCGGGCCCAGTCCGGATGACGTAAGGGGGCCACCATGGCTGGCTCCCCTTACATGACTCCAGACGAATTCTCCCGCATCGGCGTTCGTCTGCCGCCGGTCGCGGCGCCGCGGAGCGCAGGCGTCCTCATGCCGCGGCCTGGGGACCGCCTGCCGCCGCCGCCCTACCCGGGAGAAGCGACGATCGAAGGCTGCGGCGCTCAGCGCGTGCAGCTCGCGGGAGGCGCTCTCAATACGCTCCTCGTGCATCCGGAGATTACGCCGTTCGAGCGGCTCTTCCGACGCCTCCCCGAAGAGGGAATGTTCCTCGATACGGTAAACCCCGAAAACCCGTTCACGTTCGAGCTCGGCGCGTTTCGGGCGCCTGACACGTTCACGCTGATGCTCTTCGATCTCCGTCCCGACATCTACCGCTTCAGTGGTGTCGATCCGGGAGACACGGTGCCGGTCGAAGCGCGTCGCTTCTCGTCGGTCTTGGGCTTTCAGATCAGCGTGGACCAGCGTCAGCCCGGTAACCTCGTCTACCAGCTCGATCCGGTGCCGATTCAGAGCTTCCCCGAAGCGTTCACGAATCCGATCGGAGGAAACGAGTTCCCGCAAGCGCTCGCGAATGCAATCGGTGCGGGCAACAATTCGCGCTTCAACATCGCGCAGGCGACGAGCTTCGCGAGCGCATCGGGCGCGGGGAGCTCGCTTCTTCCTCAGAGGCCGACTCGTCCGGGCGCGCTCAGCATTCCGTACACGCTCTACATCAGGCCGGGGCAAACCTTTCAGGTGCGCTGCGTGGTGTTCAATCCCGTGCCGAGCCCGATCGCGTTCATCGAGTACGACATTGCGGGTACGATGATTCCCGATCAGTGGCTGACGACGATGACGGAGTGTTTGAAGCCGCTCTCGCATGCGAGCGGGGGGCCGGGTTCGCTCGGCGGAGGCCCCAGGTGATCGATTTCAGCTCTAGAGACCAGCCGAACGCTTGTCGCTCTTCTGCGGGTTATGATGATCGCACCCCCACCGGACAACGGGGAATGCCAAGTCATGCTCGGGAAACGGCGTTCGGTTGGTCTTTAGGGCTGACATCAGCGGGGAGCGCGTCATGGTGATGCGGTCCTACACGGAAAACTGGGGCCGCGGCTCGGCGTGGGACGAGCATCCGATGATCGTTGCTCCGCCCGGGACGCATCTCGGGCAGATGGACGCGCAGAGTCTCTTTTCGGAAATCACGACGGCGCTCTCCTTGAAGCCCATCGGCGTCTACACGCCTTGGGCGACTCGCGAGGGCGACGTCTCGTGGACGGAGATCCACAATCCCGACACGAACATCATGCTCTGGGGTCTCACGGACGCGGCGGTGAACGCCGTCCCCGAGGTGACATTCGGTTCGCCCCTTCCCTTCGTTGCGATTCTCACCAAGGCGCCGCTCTCGGTCGAACGCGTACGCGGGCTCTGGAACGGAACGGCGTACGCGCCGTACGAGACGCAGGCAGTCTACCGTCAGGACGACGCGAAGTCGGTGCCGACGCTCTACTTCCTTCATTGGGGAGAGCGCATCGACATGTCGAAGCTCCCCGGGCAGGTGCTGCTTCTCGAGCCCACGGCGTCGAAGGTGGACGGAGCACTCGTCTTCGCGGCTCAGATCCCGTCGCAGGGATCGACGACGAGAGAGCCCCCGTCTCTCTCCTTCGATCAGGCGTTTCAGTCGACGGTGCCGGTCGTGCCCGGGCCCGCGCCGGCTCCAGTGCCCGCGCCAATTCCGATCGTGCGAGCGCCCGAAGAGAAGATGAACATCGGCATTCCAGTGGCCGTTTTTCTCGGGAGCGCTGCTCTCGGCTTCGTCATCTGGAGGGCAAGGCAGTGACAAGGAGATCGGCATGTACGGCCTAGGACAAGAGGTCATTTTCGATCCGAGCTCGATACGGCCGAGGTCGCATCTCGTTCGGCTTCCGACTGCGACGCCGGCGCCGCCGAGGGTGCGGCTTCCTGACGCGACGCCGACAAAGCCCTTGCTGCCGATGATCGTGCCGGCAGAGGAAGAAGTGCCTCCGCCGGCGGAAGAGCGGAACATGATGCCCTACTACATTGCAGGAGGCGTCCTCGCGCTCGGCGCAGTCGTGCTCCTCATGAGGAGACGGTAGATGTCCTTCTCGGGCTCAGGGCTTGGCGGATTCCAAGGTCTCGGCGGCGTCATTCAGGCGACGAGGACGGGCGCGCAAGTGCTCGACAGGCCGTCCTGCGTGACGGCGGCTGAGCGCCAAGAGGCGAACGAGAACTGCCAGAACGTGTCTCTTCACGGGCTCGGCACGATGGTCGCGCGGGCGCCGATGACTGGGCGCTTCGCCGGTCGAAGCCCGTGCGAAGTGAAGGAGTTCCCTGATTGCCCGACGCCGACGTGCATCGACGAGCAGTCGTCGGCAATGATCGTCGGTTGCCTTTCGGGACAGGGGTATCCGGGTCTCGATTGCAACGATCCGACCGTCAGCATGTACCTCTACTTCATGACCATGCTGCCGTTCTGTAAGACGCCGCCGCTCCCGCCCGGCTGCGTGCCGAAGGAGATGGCGCCGATCGTTCAGTACTGCCAGAAGTACCCAGAGAAGAACGGGCCCGACAAGAAGCTCAACGCGCTCTGCTGGGGCGTGACGCACGACGCGGCGTACTGGTCGGCGCTCCAGAAGATGAAAGTCTGCGCGCCGCCGAAGCTCCCGTCGGCGACGCCGGCGCCGGTAAAGCCTCCCCCGCCGCCGACGATGACGAAGCCGCCGGCCTACAAGCCTCCGCCGGCTCCTCCACAGGAAGTGCCGCCACTTCCGCCCGTGCATGAGACGAGCGCGCCTCCCGACGTCGAGGAGCCGCCCGAGCATCGGGAATCGGCCATGATGGGCATGTGGGGCATTCTCGCTCTCCTCGCCGTAGGAGGAGGCGGCTACTACCTCTACCGCCGGTACAAATGAACCTGAACCTCGTCGCCATCGCGGGGGTGCCGCCGTCGCCTGATGGCGGGCTCATTTCGTGCACCGGCGAAGGGATCGGCGTCGTCGAAAGTCCCTTTGCGGGGACGACTGCGGGTCAGAAGTTCCTGTTCTTTGGCAGCTTCACGACAGGGTTTCTCGTCGGCTTTTTCTTCGCCAGGAGAAACGTCCGGTGAAAGATCCACTCGGGAGCGCCGCGACAGCGGCGGAAATCCTCGGGCCGGCGATGGATGGCGTCGGCGGCCCGCTCGGCCTGGTCGGCCGCGTCGCGGGGCTCGGCGCGGACGAGCTCGACGCTGGGATCCCGGGATGGTCGTGGTTTTTGATCGGCATGGTCGCCGGGAGCGCGGCCATGTACTTTATGAAGGACCGCGTGGAGGCTTTCGTCGAGCGCTAAGCGGCGGTATTCTCGGGTAGGAAGAGGATTCAGATGCAAAACGGAATGGGCGCATACTTCGGCAGCACGAAAATCATCCAGGGCGCCGCCGGTCTCGGTGACGGGCCGCTTCAGGCATTCGCCGACGGAGTCGTCGGCGGGAGCGCCGAAAATCCCGACATGCCGGGTCCGCTCTTCGCCTACCACGACGGGAGCCTCGGCGACGCAGACGGGCAGCTCCTCGCATTCGCGGACGGAGTCGTCGGCGGCGCGCCGCCGGCCTACCAAATGCCGGGCGAGCTTCTCGCCTACAAGGACGGAAGCCTCGGCTGGTACGACCAGGCGGCGCAGGGGATCGGCGCGAACGACGAAGAAGTCGATCCGACGAGCTCGTGGCACGACGGGATCTTGGGGAGCCGCACGGTGAACATCCCCGGTGGGACGCTGATGGCGTACCACGACGGAAGCCTCGGGGCGTACGCGCGCGCGATCGGAGCAGCAGAGCAAAACGTGCTCGACCTCGGCGACGCCAACGTCCTCAAGGAATTGAAGACGGCGATGGCGCTCATCGCTCCCGAGAACACGGCGACGATGGAAGCGCAGAAGGTTTACACGCCCGATTGGTACACGAGCGGCGTGTGGGATCCACAAGCGAGCCTCCTCTGGCAGTACATCGTGTCGAAGACTGCGGCGTTCAAGGGCAAGACCGTGTCGGCCGACATGGGCGCGAACTCGTACCCGAACGCCACCGGCATAGGCTTCATGGTGGCGGCGCTCTCGGCTCCCCAATCGGGCACGTACGGTCCCGAGTGGACCAAGAACAATCTCCCCGCGCTCTATGCGTGGTTCACGTCGGGCGGCGGCACGGTGCTGCCTCCCTACCTGTCGCTCGCGGATAAGACCAAAGGCGTTCGCGCGGCGACGAGTGAGATGAAGATGAGCACGGTCGCGATGTACGGCCTCGGCGCAGTCGCGCTTCTCGGCGTCGTACTCGTGATGCGAAAGAAGAGGAGATAGCCATGTATACCGGAGTAGGAGCAGCCCCAGATTTGCGTCAGAGGTACCGTACCCGTCGCCGCCGCCTCGTCCGCCTTCCGTCGGCGACGCACGGCATGGGCGAGTACTTCGCGCCCGCAAGCGGCATCGGTGAGTACTTCGCAGCCAATGGCCTCGGCGTCGATGAAGCGCCGCTCGCCGAAAAGAGCTGCAACGCGATGGTGCTCGCAGTCGGGGCAGTGAGCCTCGGCGCGGGCATGATCCTCGCGATGGTCGCCTTCAAGTAGCGCTCCCTGCCAAATGGAGGATGCTCCGCACAAGTACTACCGCTGGGACGAAGGCACATCGAGATTCATAGAAACGACTGCCGACGATCCGCAGCGCATCGTTTATCAAAGCGAGCTGCCCGGCCTCGTCGCGCACCAGGCAGCCCGCTCTCTCGGTTTGATGATCCTCCTCGTCGGCGGCACTCTTCTTGTGCGGCATTTGTGGTCGAGAAAAAAGTAGCCCATGGATCTCTTCGAGCGCCTCCGTCGTGACGCCAGGAAAATCCCCTGGGGCGCGGCGCTGTCGCTCATGACCGAAAGTCTCCATGAGCGGAAGGACGCTGCCGGCGCCGTCCTCGAGCAGCTTCGCGAGTGGGGGACGCATCTCACGAAGAACGCTCTTCTGAAGTGGACCGTGAGCATCGCGACGCCGCGAGCCTGCGAGTCCCCCGACGTCAGCAGCGGAAGACCGCGGCGGTGTCACAACCACGCGATCGTGACGTGCGACGTGTGCGGCCGGCCCTGCTGCCTCGCGCACAGCCGAGTCGACTTCATGGGCGACGGGATCTGCGAGGTCTGCATCGGCGAGGCGAAGGCGCGGACCCGCGGCGAGGCGGCGAAGCCTTCGGGGATGACTGTCGCCGAGGCCTTCCGCGTTCTGAAGCTCAAGCAAACGGCAGACTTTGCCGAAGTGAAGAAGCGCTACCGAAAGCTCGTGTTCGATCACAGTGCGGATAGGCCACAGAGCTCGAAGAGGCGCGCCACGAACACGGAGAAGTTGAAAGAGATCAATCGCGCCTTCAAGGTGCTGCAGGATCACTTCCAGAAGGCGGAGGCGGCGTAGTGGCGCTCTACAACGTCAAAGTCCAGGTCGAGTACACCGCTCAGGTAGCGGTCGACGACGTGGACTCGGCGGAGGAGGCCATGGCGCTTGCCGAGGCACGCGCGAAAGCGCTGATTCATGATGCGTTCGAGAACCCGGACATGGGGCTCGGAGCCGTCGGCAAGGCAGAGGCGCGCTCGGCCGTCTGCGTGAGTGGGTGGTGAGATGCCGGCCGCGAACAAGAAGAACCTCCTCGAGTTTCTGCGAATAAACGAAGTCGATGCGGCTGCGATCGCTGCGGCGATCAAGGCGGCGAGAGAGGACAGGGCAGAGCCCGAGGTCGCCGTCGACGACGCGCTCGAGGTAGCGAACAAGATCCTGAAGGGACACGGCATCGAAGCGCTGCGGTCCGAGCAATACCTCGTCGATCACTACTACCGAGACATCGTCGCCCTCTACGTGAACATGGGCGACACGTACGAGACGACGCTGCTCTACGAGACGGACAAGGATCGATTCCTCGTGACCTCATGGGGCGATTGGGTCGAGCGAAACGAACGAAAGTACGGGATCACATGAGCTACCGCGGCGTCGGCGCGGGCCCTGGTCCCGTCGAAAAGTACAAGGTCGACGCTCCGTTTCCGTGGGGAGACGACACGGAGATCACGCTTCCGATCCAGGAACTCGTAAACGATGCCTGGTCTGCTGTCACTCCGCGAATCAACGAGCTCGAAGCGAAGCTCATTGAGGACATGGAAAACGAAGCGTCGCTCTACGCTCCTCGGATCGTAAAGCAGGTTATGGACAGCGTCGTGACGCCCGAGATGAATCGCCAGATGGAAGTGGCGTTCGCCGAGCTCGACATGATGGAGACGGACGCACTGAAGGCGCTCATCGCCGTCGGCGCTTCGATGGTTCTCGCCGTGGGCCTCGCTGCCTGGTGGGTGAAGAAAGGGTAAGCCATGTCAGCTTGGAGCCGATTGCGAGCCTGGAACAGGAATTATCGACCCGAATTGGCGGCTGTCGTGGAGACCGTGCGAGACGGATTTCTGGTCTCTGTGCGGGACGTAAAAGGGGGCCACGTGGAGGACATTGTCGGTGTGCATCGCGCTGCTGTCGCAACGGGTCGCACCGTGGACACGGCTCTGGGCAGAGCACTGGATATCGCTGAGGAGGAGCTCGGGCAGTAAATGTCGCGCCGCGGACCATTGTTTTTTGAGATCCCAGTCGAGCTCACGTTCACCGTGTCTGTGCGTGTGCCGGTTGGTGAGGATTTCGAAAGCGCATGGATGGACGTGCCAGAGGGGATGACCCCGCGGCTGACTCAGGCCGACGAGCGGCGGCTTCGCGCCGAGGCTGAGGGCGTTGCTTGGGACTACTTGGAACGAAAGATTGATGTCGGTGGAGGCGAGTCGGTGGCGGCACAGACGAAAGAGTGGGAACTCGATCGCGGTGGACGCGCCGGAGTGCAGCCAAGGAGACGTGGGCGCTAATGCGAGGCAGCGGATTAGGAGCAGGCCCGGGCGACACGATTAGCTACCGCGTAGATCTTCCGCTCCCCTGGGGCGCGAACACCGAGGTGACGCTACCGATGCAGGCCCTGGTCGACGACGCGTGGGCGGCAATGGAGCCGTCGGCGACGGCGGCCATCAACCGCGGCGCAGCGCTCGTCGCCGTCTCCTTCGCGCTTGCGATCGCCGTCGCGGCGGTCTGGATCAAGAAGGGCTAGCCCGATGGATCACCGTCGTCTCTGGCGCCTCGTCGTCGATATCTACGAGCCCGGAAACACGACCGCGTACCCGGTACTCCGCCACGTTTTTTACGGAAGGGATCGGGACGAGGCGAACGGCACCCTGGAGGCGCACATGGGAACTGATGAGTTTCTAAGGGGTTGCATCGAAAAAGAACGCTGGAACGGCCTCGAGTGCTACGCCGTTGCAACCTGGCTTGCCCCTGGGCAGGCGATCGACGAAGATTGACGAGGGATATGTCCCAGCAATCTTCCGGCACCTACCCGAGCGGCGCGTATTGGGACGAAGGTCTCAAGCGCTACGTCGCGCCAGGCGACGAGGGATGGGACGCGGAGCGCTTCGGCGCGCTCGTCGGAAACTCGAGCGAAGCATACCTCGCAGAGCGGGACACGCTTCCCTGCGGTCCACCGAACGGAGAGTAACTCGATGTCGTATTGGATGGTTCCTGATGCGGACTACCGCGAGCTCGCGGTCGCAACTCCTGGTTGGCAGAACGCCCCGGTACCCGGATGGGGAATCAATCCGCTCCGCGCAGGGCCCGCGCGGGTAGGAGTCGGGCTCAGCGGCGGTATCTCGTGCGAGGACGATTTCCTTCCGCATTGGGCACCGCTCGGTCGCTGCGGCGAGTGCGGCGACGATTACCTCTGCGGGCTCGGCGACGTGCCGGGCGACAAATACAACGAGACGAGCTACGGCGTCGTTGCTCTGTCGGGCGCCGGCGGGATCATGCTCGGGCTTCTCTTCGGATACTCGTGGTGGGGTCTCCGGAAGAGAACGGCATAGTGATCGCACACGTACAGTACCCGTCTCTTCACGGGGACGTTCCGGCACGGATGGCGATCGTCACCTGTCCGGAGTGTTCGTTTCTGAAGAACGGTGACTGCGTCGTGTGCATCGACGGGGGCGATCATCCAGCCTGCAGCGGCTGCTCGGACGGGCAAGTCGTCTGGTACCGGCGTCCGATGTTCGTGTCGATCACGACTGCAGTGGTCGTCAGCATTCTGGCGGGCATCGTCGTGCACCAGGTGGAGAAGCGCTCGACGCTGCTTCGGCGGCTGAGGTCGTAGTGTCCCGCTATGGGAGCGTCACGATTGCGGGGCCGTCGTCGCTCATTACCCGAGTCGTAGAGAGCGCAGATCCAGAAAACCTGGCAGCGCTCGTGAACCAGGAGATCGGCGCGCTCCCAGCGGGCTACGTCGTCGTCGCGCTCACGCTTGCTGGCGCCGGCGACGGCGCGCGCTTCTCGGTGACGATCGACGCGGGCGCCGCGGCTGACGTCGAGGGAGGCTTTCTCTCGCCGCCCACGGTCGTTTGCTACATCGGCAGCGACGTGGAGGCCCTCACGGCCGCTGCCGCTGCAGTACGGCCGACTGCGGGCGTCGTCGCCGATGAGCAGGTCGCTGGGGCGAGCAAGGGACTCCTCTTCATGGGCATGTTCGTGAGCGGACCGATCGCCGGATCGGCAACGGGGCCCACGGGTTCGACTGGCGCGACCGGGCCTACCGGCGCGACTGGGCCGACGGGGATGCCCGGCGCCGCGGCGATGACGGGCGCGACGGGACCCACGGGCCCTACAGGCGCGACGGGGCCCACTGGGCCATCGGGTGCGGCATCGACGGTCACAGGCCCAACTGGGCCGACTGGTGCGACGGGCGCGGCCGGCGCGGCGGGCGTCACCGGCCCCACGGGTCCGACCGGATCGACAGGGATAACCGGCCCGACGGGTGTCACCGGTCCGAGCGGTGCGACGGGCCAGACGGGCGCTACCGGCAGCACGGGTACGACAGGGCCCACGGGAGCGCCATCGACGGTTACAGGCCCAACGGGGTCGACTGGAGCGACTGGAGCGACGGGCGTCACCGGACCCACGGGCAGCACGGGTGCGACTGGAGCAACCGGCGCAACGGGTGTCACCGGGCCCACCGGACCGACGGGCGCGACGGGCGCCACCGGGCCCACGGGCCCGACCGGTGCGACCGGTGCGACGGGTGCAACAGGCGCAACAGGTGTCACCGGCCCGACAGGCGCGACGGGGCCCACGGGCGTCACTGGATCGACGGGACCTACGGGCCCGACCGGCGTCACCGGACCCACTGGCGCGACGGGTCCGACAGGGCCCACGGGCACCACGGGTCCTACCGGAACGGCAGCCGGAGGAACGCTTCAGGCAACAGTCGACTCCGCAAATAGCTTCGACACCAACGGCCACAGCGATGCGTTTCGCGTTGTTGTCGGTACGGACTTTGCGTACAGCGGCGACGCCGCGCTCGCACTGACAGCGTCGGGCGCGCTCCTCACGTACACTGGCCCCACGAGGCCGGCACTCGTTCTCGCCAGCATTTCCTACTTCGTCGGCGGCGCGCACACCGGACAGACGACGGCGATGGGCATCGCTCAGAACGGCGACTTGACCGGCGGCGCTATTTTCACCAATGCGTCGAGCGCGGCCGGCGTCCAAGCAGCCAACATGTCTCCCACGACGGCCGTTTCCACGGATGGAGAGGCGTCCGTCACCTGTCAGCGACGCGTGACGCTTGCGAGCGGGGACACTCTCCGCGTCGTCGGCGCGAAGGAAACGGGGGATATCGATCTGACGATCACCGCGCTCAGCATGAGCGTGCTACTGCTTTAGGGAAAGGAGCCGCGCCGTGGAGCTCAGCGTCATTCCAGAAACCGAAGCCGATAGGCAGACGGCGTTCCTCGCGTTCTCCGCAATCCTCGGCGGCGGCGTCGTCGCTTACCAAGCGGGCCGATCGATTCGGGACGGAGATCTCTTCAAGACGGAGCCGTTCGAAGGCAACGCAGAGGTGGGTCTCGTCGCCACGGCAGCCGGCGTCGGTATGCTCGGTTTTGCTGCGAACGAAGCAGCGAAGTCCGTCGGCTGGAAACCCCTCATCCTCGGCAGCGTCGGTATCTTCGCGTTCGCGATCGTTGCGCGAGCGATCCGGAAGTAGCTTCAGTCGTCGCCGAGCAGGGCCATGAGGCGCTTCTGAAGCGGCCTGACGACCTTGTCCCAGCCGATCTGGGCTTTGCCTCCGAGCTGGAAGTCGTCCGAGCCGCTACACCAGTTCAGTGCGTCGAGGCACTCTCGAAGGAGCGGCTTACCGCGGAGCGCGGCGTTGCCGTCTTCTTCGAGGCAAAAGAGCGAAAACAGGACGAGCTCTCGCCATTCGCACTCGCCCGTTGGGAGCTCACGAAACCGCGCCGCGAGCGTCGGGTACTTCGACCAGTCGACGCGGGACTTGATGAGATTCGTTGCGTAGTCGAGTTGTTCGTTACTCATGTTCTCGGACATGTAAGGACCTTTCTCTTCAGTCGTCGTCCTCGAGTGGGCTCCCGTCCTCGTCGGTTTCTGTGGGTGGTGCCGGGACAACTGAGTCCCAGCGGCGCCATTCGCGTAGTCCGGGATGGAAGCGAAAGCCGATCGACTTCAAGAGGAAGCGCGACTTGGGAGAGATGCTGCCAGGGCAACGGAAGACCCACGCAAGGCTCGAGCCGTTGCTGATGCGCTGCACGATGCCCCCGTGCTCTTCCCGAATGTCGAGGAGGAGGTCGGGCGGCGCCGCCCTGTCAAACTCGTTCATGTACCGCCGCCCGGGAAATCCGAAGCTCACGATGGTCTCCGCTTGCGATGTCTCACTCGAAATCCGTAGGCAAGGCAGCCGAAGCCCACGTCGCGGCTGGTGTGGCCGCGGATAAAAAAGATCCTGCGGCCTATGATCGATACGACCTCGGTGCCGTTCGGGATGCTCGAGTACCACTCGGCAGGAAAGAGCATGAGCGCCTTTCCGTCGGCGTCTGGCGCGTCCCACGCGCCGCAGCCCATCTCTTTCAGGGCGATCGTGTCGAGCTCCCGAAGCGCCTCGAAGTCGACGGGCGGCGCGGCGGGCGCCGGCATGCCGGGGAGCCTCTCGGCCGGTCTCGACGACACGTGGACCTCTTCATTCGGCCCGGCTCCGATCGCTCGCCGAATCGCCCCTGCCGTACGAGACTGCTTGGCGGTTTTCAGTTTTCCTCTCGGCATGGACGGCCTATGGGCACAAGACAGTGCGAAGCGAGCGACACTCGAGCACGAGATACGTGCCGGTTTCTGAGCTCGAACAGAAGAGAGGACCGTTCGGTCCCTGAATGAAAGCTGCCGGCCTGGAGGACGCGTGCGGAGCTTGAGGCATGCTGCTCCAGCATTCGTCGTGCGCACGAAGGCGCCAGAAAAGCCAAGCCATTGCACTGAGACCCAAGAGCGCCGCCATAACAATGACAACGTCCAGAAACTTTTTCATGGTCGACTCTGCATGGCGAAGGAAGAGCGCTGCTGGGAGAAAAGGGAGAGCAGGCGCATGGCGTTCTGCTTGAAGAGGAAGGCGACGTCGTCTTCGAAAATGGGGAGGGCCGGGGAAGAATAAGTTGGTCGCTCGGTGGGCGGGGTTTGCAGCGCGACGCGCGCAGGAAAGCGTACCGTCCGCGGTAGTTTGTGCGGCGTGCCAGAAACCATCTTCTCTGGCTCGAGGACGATCGAGCCATCGAGCAGGCCGGTCACGGGCGCCGTTGCATCGGCCTCCCACTCGTGGACGCCGGCATTCGGCATGAGAGCGGGGCAGAGGTGTTCGGTCGAGAGCATCCGCATGTCCGCCCCCTTGATGACGGTATCCTGCCAGGGCGTTGGGGCCGTGAGGCCGAAGTGCTGGAGGACAGCGCGCTGCACGCGCGCGTTGATCGCATCGAGCGAGGACGTGACCGGTTTCGGCGTGAAGCGCGGATCTCCGGTCGCGCGTGACCGGGACTCTAGGAGTCGAAGAGCGGCCTTTAGCGGGCCAGAGACATCTCCGGTGTACGCCTCGTGGCCATCGTGAAACTGACCGAGGAGCTGCAGCAGGTAGTCCTCCGGATATTCGAGCTCGATGAGCTTCCAGACCCAGAGGCAGTGCTCGCCGACGGAGTACGAGCGCGCCGTGTGCCCAGTGAAGCGACTGAGGTGCGCCAGGCTGTGCGACAGGTCAGTGAGATCGACGGCGTCCGCATCGGGTGCGAGCAGGTCGAAGCGTTTGCCGCTTAGGGTTTCTATCCAGGGAGCTATCATGGGGACTCTTTCTCGGTGACGGTGAACTCGAGCTCTTCGATGACAGCGCCGGCGATCCCGTTCTTCACGAGGCTGCCGACGGCTCCGCCGAGCGCCCGCTCGAGACGCTCTCTCACGAGCGAGGCGTTTGCCCGTGTCGGCGAGCACTTCAGGCGGATTTGAAACGCAATCTCTCGCGGGCCGCTTTCGGTAAGCGACGGCTCTTCGGCGACGCGCTCGAGGAGGAGTTCCATTTCCTCTTCGGTCGGCATGTGCCGATTCGGCGAGCCGCTTGCCGACCGGAGAAGCGTGACCGCGACGTCCCCGTCCGGCCCTGGTTTCGTCACGACGAGCGTGCCGCTCGGGAGTTCCCAGAGCGAGTCGCCCTTGTGCGTCCGCTCTCTAAGCCGCGTTGCGTAGCGGATCTGAGTCTCGAGCTCTTTGTGAGCCGCGGCAGGGGACAGGCTTCGGTCGCAGCGCGAGATGTACTGCTCGACAGCGTGATGGGTGAGGATGATCATGGGCCGCGCTTCACTCTGCGCCCCTGCTCTTCTCCCAAGGAGGCCGCATGTGCGGAAGAGCCGGGAGCTCGAACTCGCGGTGGAGCTCTAGAGGCGGGAGCGCGTCAGTGCACGTGCGACCGTCGAGGCAGCGCTCGTACCAGGAAAAGATTCGGTCACAGCCTTGCTCTTCTCTCTGGAGTTCGTCCTGAGCAAGGATCTTTTGCGCGAGGACTATCTCGAGCTCCTCTTTTGAGTCGCGACTGTCGCTCTGTCCGACGTCGAGACCGAGCTCGAACGAAGAGAGGGCGACTAGCGCGCACGAGGTCACGACGACGAGCTCTGCGTGGAGCTTCATCGGGATTGCCGTTCGTCCATGAGCTTCAGCCAGTGGAGGGCCGCCTCGCCGGTCCTGTCCGGCATGTTCGGTGTGTCGTCGCAAAGCCAGCCCCGCAAGAGATTCAGCGTGTCCGAGAGCGAAACCGTCGCGCCGTAGCCGTCAGTGAAGCAGGGCCACTCGTGCGCTTCTGCCGGCATCCGCTCTAGCCAGTGCACGGCCGAGAAGGCCGTTTCGATCGGATACATCCTCTTACCGTGATTGGCCCACCCATCGAGAGATCCGATCGTTTCGGACAGGTCGTACTCGCAGTCGTGGCTCATGGTCTCACTCGTAGTAGTCGCCATCGTCGTAGCAGTCTGGGCACGGCCCGCTCTCGAATTGTTCGTAGTCGTGGAAGGGACACAAGAAGAGAGGCCCAATGGGCTTTGGTGCCGGCTCCGCGCGCCTAATGGACTCGGTGCAGATGCCGTCCTTGAACTCCATGCGAACTTCGTAGAAGACGTGCGGTTCGAGGTTTTCGAGCTTCATTGCTCGCCTCCGTCCCACTTGTCTCCAATCATCTCAGCGCAAACGCGAAACACGTTCCGCATTGCTGCGTGGGAGGCCTCGAAGTCTTCCATGTCGTCGACATGGAACAAAAGCCTGTCCACGTCGTCTTCAGTCGGCGCGAACCACTGCGTGCAGCCGTCCCATTTGCGGAAGCCAGTGATGCGCGGTTCGCACTCGAGCGGATCGTAGCTCCGGTGCATGAGATCCCGCGAGTCGCCAGTGTCCTTTTTGACGAAGATATTGCGACCGTCGTCCTCGTAGGCCTGCACTTCCCACATGCGGAAGCTGACGCTGAGGCCGTTCTCGTGGAGCTCCCAATCCGCGAACCAGGTCGGGTGCTTCTTGCCGGGCGGATCGACGCATTCGGGGCCGCGCCTGCTCATGGGGAAGGAGTCTCCCTGTCTGTCATCTTAGGCGGCGCGCGAACGAACGTATGATCTTTCTTCGGCGGTCGGTCCCGGAACATCGCCTCCTTCGCGCGTTCGTATGTTGCGTCGTCCACCACCGGTCGGAGCGCTGCCAAAGCCTTCTCGAAGTCCGCTCGGCTGCTGTCGTGGTGGGCATCCAGGTGCTCGCCGCACACGGTGCAGTAAGGCGGCCCTGGGCACTCGGTCGGCGCCGCCGCTGGGCTGTACCGGCAGTGCATGCAGTGTTCGACCTTGGTGTCGAGGCCGACCCAGAAGTGCCCGTTCCGACGTTGCCTTGACTCGTCGGCTACGCCGCCGAAGATGTCTGTTACGTGGCCCATGGTTGCAGTCTCCTCCGCGCGCGGACGCGCGCCTGGTTCGTCGGGCTTGCTCATAAAAGGCGCTCCTGCTTCCGAGTCCGGTTCTCGAGATCTGCGATCATCTCCCTCATGTATGCGCGCTCGTTTTCTCGGTGCTCGCACTCGCGAACGAGCGCCTCGCGGAACTCGGCGTCGGTGTACGTGCCGTCGATGCGGCGGAGAACCTTCCGGACCGCGCCGCTCGACACGGTTCCGAGAGCGACCTCGAAGATGTGCACGACGCGAAGCCGCTCGGCGGCAATGCCGGCAGGGCGCCCCAGAAAGTATCCGAAGCCAATGAGGCACACGTTCTCTAGGAGAAAGAAGACTGCGAGTACGAAAAAATAGCTCATCTGCCCCGAGGCTCTCTTTTGGTCTTTGCCGAGCGCTCATGCCTGGCGAACTCTTGGACGTCAGTCCAGAAGCGTTTAGTCACCGCATCAGTGCATGAGCCGATGAGCCCTTGCACTTCATGTTCGAATGCCTCCGGATCCGTAAGGAGGATCGTCCGGAGTTCTTCGACGGTGATCCTTGCCGAGCGTCGTTCCGCCACGACGTCCGTAATTCTACCTGGTTCGAGCTCCTGGTCCACCCCGAGTACTAGCCTCCGTATAGCTCCATTGCCGCCATGCGGAGCGCGCGTTGCCACGCGGACGGCGCGCACTTCCAGGGTAAGCCCTCGGGCGCGTAGCCCTCTCTCCAGAGAAAATCGTGGATACTGGCCGCGATGAACTCCGGATCTGGAAAGCGGGCCTCGAGCTTCGTTTCGAGCTTATCGATGTCGTTGTGGAGCCCCGCCGTGGTCTCCTCGGCCATCGCGAGCTCTCCTTCGAGGGCTTTGACGGCGGAGTCGATGTTGATCGTTTCCTCGAGCGCTTTCTGGAGGAGAGTTTTTAGGTCTTCAGTCATGGCGTGCACAGGATGGTTTCGGCGTCTTCGATCTCTGCCGCCTGAGAGACTTCCATCGGCGGCCCGAGATGTCCCGAGTGCCGTACGTGCTGGAGACAGAACCCTCGGTCTTTCAACATGGCCAGGAGTTCGATGTTTTTCTCGGCACGGTGGTGCTCGAGAAAGATGGTCGGTTTCCGGTCGAGGAGCTTCGGCGCGCCTCCCAGCACTTCTGGCTCGAAGCCCTCGACGTCGATCTTCAGGATGATCGGCGCTGCCAGCGGGTCGTTCTCTATCTCGTCGTCGAGCCGCACGACGAGGACCGACTGACGCTGGAGCGCTGGATCGTCAGTATGACTGACAAGGCTCGCGCCGCCGAGCGCCTGAGGATCGACGACAAGCGTTCGCATGTCCCTTTCGGACCCGCACGCCGCCGGCAAGAGAGTGCAGCGCTTTCTGTACCCGTTGACGGTCAGGCTGCGAGCGAGAAGCTCGCAGAGGTGCACGTTCGGCTCGAAGGCGTACACGCGGGCGCTCGCGAAACGACAGGCGAGTAGCGTGTACCAGCCGAAGTTTGCGCCGACATCGATGACGGTGGCTCCCGGCGCTTCGGAGAGCTTTGCCAGGAAGGCTTTGGTGACCCACTCCTCCCACATGCCGTCGAGCATGAGGTGCGGGGCGAGGCTCGTGTCGCGTGTGTCGACGTAGATCTTGTCTCCCCAGTGCGTGACAGCGAGCACCGTGTGGTCTCCGAGGTAGATGGCGGGTCTCATTTTGGGCGTCTCGCGCGACGATGGTTTCGCAGCGTGGTTTGCAATCCGGCGTTCTCCAGCGCGCGCGCATAGCCCTTGCCCAGCGTGGTGAGTCGATAGCCGAACCGATCGCGTGAGCTGTCCGTGCATGCCGCGAGCCCGTGGGCTGCGAGAATTCTCAGGGTGGCGAGATTCTTGCGAGGAAAGTACCAGGTGCCGTCCTTGTTCCGATTCGGCTCGGCGAGCTCTAGGAGCATGCGGCACTGGGGTAGCGATAGCTTCACCCTGGTGGTCTGCACGAGTATTCCAGTAACCGGCTCGTCCGCTGTAGCGGATTGCGACCGCTTCATGGCTGCACCGGAGACCGTGCTGGTTCGCTCACCCATTGCGCATGTCTCGGCGACGCCGAGTTCGGCGTCCACTGCAGCGAGTCGGATCCATCAAACGCCGGCACCCGAAGTGCCCAGCAGTCACGGCACTTCTCGAGTACGGTGCCAACGTCCACGAACCCGGTGCGAGCATGCGAGCATCCTTGAAACCGGCGCGACGCGGCAAGGTATTCGCGATCCCACTTCCAGAACAGGAACTGAGCGTGCGCCTGACTGAGTAGGCTCTGCAGCAGCGACTGCTTCATGAGTCGGGCCCCGCTAGCCGGTAGCCGGCGTCCGTCGCGTGCAGAATGGCCTCTTCGCGCGTGGCAAAAGCGCCCACGCTTCCTTCGTCGCGGTACTCGTCGTCCCAGTAGTACCAGCCCGGCCCGTCATGCGCGTTGTCAGCGTCATTGAAGTACTGTAGCTCGGCGAGCGGCTGCTCTTCGAGCATGCCGGTGTGGCCACAGTTGGCGCAGCCCTTGCCGGCGCAGCACGTGGAGGGGGCATCCGATATCGTCATGTCCCTGTCTGTCTCACGATGTTCCCGTCGTCGTCTCGCTTGTTGCCGAATGGATCGAAGCCCGTGCATGCCGCGCGAAGACCCCAGCCGACGCCCTTCATGCAGTAGCCGGGCTCGACGAGGCCGAGCTCGAGAGCGAGTGCGACGCCGGCGTCGGTCGGCTCGAAGAGCGCCACGTCGCCCTCGACTTCGCCGTCGATGTCGTAGCCCATGCACCGGAACTGAAGAAGCCCGCGCGCGACTAGCGAGTCGACGGTCCGGTGCTGCCCGGAGCCGCGCGGAAAGACGCACGGCGCGCCCCACGTGTCGGCGATGTGGCAGCAGCGAAAGCAGCCCGCGAGCATGCCTTTTTGTCGGTCAGAGAGAGAAAACTTCATGACGGTAGACTGTTGAGCTCTTTGATCATCCATCCGTTGCGCCGCATTGCCTCGGCTGCTTTTGCCCAGACGGCGCCGATTTGAAGCGGAGCACGCGAGGACATTGAAGCCACTCGTCCTTGGATGACAAGAACGAAGAAGGCGCCGCCGTCCGTGTGAAGTATCTGAAACCAGGTCATCGGATTTTCGGCCTCCGTTCTTGCATCCGTGCACGGGCCAGGATGATCTCCTGCTCGGTGCGCTGCGTGATGGCCCCATGCCAGACGCCGAGCTTATTCGCCGCCTCGCGAAGCGAGCGCGAGCTGTCGAGTGCCCGAACGACCTCACGGGTGGTCACGATACGAGGGCGGCCGCGCGCGGGAGCGATCAAGAGCGCTTCCCTCCTTCGCCGTCAGCGAAGTACCGCTCGGCGCCTCCGAGACCCGGGCCCTCGATGCGCTCGTCGGGAGCCTTGAGCCCGGGATGGCGAAGCGGATCGATTGTTTCCCAGCGCCCATCCTCGGTCTCGTAGTCGAGAAAGAGAGTCCAGGAGCGATCGTAGCGTGCCGCCACGAACCGACAGCAGATCCCTAGGCTTCCGGCGAGCGCCGCAACGAAGATGCAGGCGTCATCGACATCCACGGTGTTTCCAGGCGTGCGCGGCATCGAGCCCAAAACCTCGGTGGGATCCGGAGCATATCGGAACCGACGGTGGAGTTCGTCCACGAGGAGTCGCATCGTGTCGCGACGATTCGAGCTCGAGGCCGTTACCTCGAGCGCCAGGACGTGAACGTCCGGACTGGCGCGTTCTCGCATGGCCACAGTGGCTAGCGCGGCGAGTTGTTCGTCGAGCGCTACGGGCCGCGTGCTCACGATACGAACCCCATGAGCATCCCCATGATGCTGTCGTCCGCGTCGTCCGCCCACGCGGGCATCACTTGACCCGGGCCTCCAGAGAGAACGATGCGGACCATGTCGGCGAGCTCTGTCAGAATCTCGACACGGTCAGGGGCTCCTCCCTCAAGAAGGTCCGGAAGTTTTACGAGCGCCGCTTCGACGAGCGTTCGGCGAAACATGAGCTGCATGGCAGGAATGCCGTTGAATTCGTAGCTCAGCGAAACGTAGGGCTCGTCGAGCCACACGCGTACGCAGGAATTCACCGGAGGTTTGTTGGATTCAGTCATCGATCGACCGCGCCCCTGACAATGGACGCCTGTTACGAAGTCTATTCCGAAGTGTCATCCGATCAGCTCACGCCGCTGATAATCGCCGCCCATCACGAGGTGCTACTGGACCTGACAATCGCTGCCCGTCACGAGAGGTACCGCGCCTGACAAGCGCCGCCCGTCACGAAGCGACTTTCGAGACCGCTGCGGTCGTCGACCGAACGACTTCGGGGTCGAGCGATTGACAAGCGTCGCCCGTCACGAAGGTGCTTTCTCCTCCGCAAAGCCGCGGAGGAAACAAATGGAGAATTGACATCTGACAAGCGCCGCCCGTCACGAGGTGACTCGCGAGTGACGGAGCGTTCTCTGCTCGCAGCGTCAGAGCAACGACTGACAACTCGGCGTCCGTCACGAGGTGCCTCCCAAGAGCTCGGTGCGCGCGTTGCTTCCGTGGTCGCACCAGTCTGACAAGCGCCGCCCGTCACGAGGTGCCCCCTCGCCCGTTGAACGGGAAGCGTCGTACGATGACGCCCGGGTACTGATAAGCGGCGCCCGTCACGAGATTCCCCTCGAGCGGGTCGTGCTCGTACAAGTCACCTTCTGACAAGCGTCGCCCGTCACGAGGTGCCCCTCGCTCCGGCGAGCGACATGCGACTGCACCCAGGGGCGAACCTCTGACAAGCGCCGCCCGTCACGAGGTGCCCCCCGCTTTCGCCAGCGCGAACACACCGGTGGCGACGAGAGTCGTCTGACAAGCGCCGCCCGTCACGAGGTGCCCCCCGCTGCGCGATCAGCGCAGATCCCAGGAGACTGACTATGGCCTGACAAGCGCCGCCCGTCACGAGGTGCCCCCCGCTCGGTGCGCCAGGAGACCTGGAAACTCGCTGCGTTGGGGCTCGATTTGCGAGCGGTTCGGATCGTCGGCTCCGAACAAGGCCGTATCCAGGCCGAATTGCCTAGATCCTAGATGGGCGTCACCAGACTGCTCGAAAGGAACTTCGTGATAGGCGTCGATTGGTCGCACTGAGTGCGACGCTCCGGAAACCCGATTGCCGGGGCCTGGGGCGCTTGTTACGTCGCCATGCGGGGCCGTGACAGAGGATTTCTCCTCCGCCCGTGCCGTCCGCTTCCGCCGGCCGTTATCCCCTTTCGGGGGTTTCAAACCCGCGCTCCGCGGGCCTGCTGCTGGGTCGCCCGAAGGCGCCCGGTAGTTCAATAGATTGATCGCCGAATTGTCGTCGCGATCTTCCTGATACCCGCACGTCGGGCACATGAACGTCGGATAGCCGGCGTTCGTGTCGCGCACGGCATTACAGGCCGAGCATCGGTTCGTCGTCGGCTCCTCTATCGGAACGAGCTCGAGGCGACCGCCGGCCCACGCCTGCTTGTACTCGAGCCGTCGCCTGAGATCTCCCATGCGAGCGGCGTGAACATTTTTGGCAAGTCGGTTTCGAGTGCGCGCGGCGTCTCCGCGCTTTCCGGCGCGCGAGAGCATCTTCGCAATGCCGGGTCCTCGCATCCGGACGGTCTCGGCGCCCATGTCGGCGATCTGACGAGCGGCCTTGCCGCAGACGTCGTCGCGAAGGGATTTGATGCGCGCGTGGTAATGAGCGACTCGCATGGCCGCTTCTTTCCAGCCCTGGCTTTGGTCGCGGGTTTTCACCCCGTCCTTCCATCGGCGAGCCATCCGCCGTTCCCACCGCTTGCGAAGCATCTCGAACTTGTCGATGCGCCGGTCGTCCCGAAGTGGCGAGTGCCACACGTGCCCCGCGCGCTCGCCGGTGGAAGCAACGGCAAGAACACGGACTCCGACTTCTACGCCGAGCTCCCTGCCGGGGACTCGCTTGGTCTGGTGCATCGCGAGAGCACGCCCGGGACCGCGCTTTTGCGGAAAGGGGCGAGGGACTTCGCATCGAAGTGCGACGTACCAGCGGCCGTCCTTCTCGGATACGCCGAGCCCGCATGCTTTGCCACCGCCGATGAAGCGATGAGAGTTTTCCTCGGTGACCGGAAGGTAGCCGCGTTCCTTCATTCTCACCCAGCCGACGCCAGGGATTTTGACTGCGCGCTCCGTCACTCGAATCGGATCGGGTTGGTCACTGTGATAGCTCGCGCGCTGCCGCCCGCGAAACCGCGGCGGTCCGGCGCTCGCGTAGCGGCCGGCCTTGAGGTGCTCGAAGAAGTGCTTCCAGCCGTCCGCGACGTCGAGCACGGCTTCGCGGATGGCGAATGCAGAGAGCTCAGAGAGCCAGCCAAAGCGCTCGGGTTGCTCTTCCTTGGCGGAGACGAGCTGCGAGTACCAGTCGACTCGACCAGCGCGGAAGTCAGGAAGCTGTACGCCCGAGGCAGGGCGATAGCGGTAGCGCGAGCCCGCCTCTGATTTCGGCGTACGCACCTTCACGGGCTCGCCGCGAATGAGAGCTGCAAGGCAGTAGCCGAAGAGAGCCGCAGCCTCCCCGCCTTTGGCGTCGATGCCCGCGAGCGCCCGGCAGCCGAGCGCGACCCCGCGGGTCCCGTCGAGCTCTTTCCATTTTTCCAAGGCCCAGTTGTGGGCCACTCGCGCGCCGGCGACATGTCGCGCGAGCACGACCCGCTGCTCGTCAGTCGGATCGAGCTCGGTCTTGTAGGCGCGGAGAATGGTGGTCATGGATCGTTTCCGCCGAGAGCACGAGACGCTTCGGTGAGCCAGTCGGGAACGGACAATTCCGACGGGCTCTTGGCCAGAGTGTACGAGTCGACGACGCCCTGCACAAGTTTTTCGAGGCGCGCGATCTCTTTGGCAGGGACATGTCTGGCGGCCTTTAGGCCGCCGAGGACCTTCCTCGCGTCTTCGCAGTGCTTTTCGAAAGTCATGTTCCGGGCCGGGGCATCCCGGCTATCGGCAATGAGCTGCTCGATGACGGCAAGGACGGTGCGTTCGGCGTCGTCCAGTACGGCATCGGTCACGGCGCTTCGGTTCTCTTCGTTGTCCAAGATCTCGACGACGGAGGCTCGAAGGCCCGTACGCGCGGCCGGGTCGTAGAACTCTTTCCGAATCGCGCGAAGGGCGCCAATCACGCGATCGGCAGTCGGCTCTCCGGCAAGGAGGATGTAGCTCCCTTTGGTGATGAACCGGAAGGCTCGCGATTCCTCGATCATGTAGGATACGGCACGTGAGACGGCGCCGGTGTTGGCGTGCGTCACGAGCCGTTCTGCTTTCTGCCGGAGCTCGTCAGCGAACGCGCGGCAGTCGGCGAGATCTTGTCCGTGCGCAGGCCCGGAAGTGAAGATCCCCTCCTTCGTCGAATACACGCGTGCGCCGGGCACGCTCTCTGCTCGCTCCCGTCCGTGCTGGACGAGGCGCTCTACTTGAAACGAGGCGATGTGACTGCCGTCGCGCCCGACGAGCGCCGAGACGCGAAGGCCATCCCGCCTCTGCGTCCCGATGCCCGCCGCTGTCGCGGCGAGGGCCCGGTGGCGATCGAACTCTCGGAGGCGCCGCGCCGATCTCGAGAAGTCGTAGAGCGCGAAGACCCTGGCGAGCGATTCGCGATCGACGTCGGTGAAACCCGGATAGGTGACACCGGTCTGGTAGGCGAGGACTTTGGACATGGCGAAGCGGCGCGTTTCTAGAGCGCCTTGTCGAAGTGTTGGACGAGCTCGAAGTGCTCTATGAGCTTCTGGACGATCTTGTCGTCGATGTCGGTGCGCTGCCGTTCGTAGACGTAGCGCGCGGGCAGGCCCACGCTCTGAGCGTCGATGAGCTGCACTTGCGGGAGCGCGCCTGGAACATAGACGTCGAGGATCGCCGGCAACTGCCACTTCTCGCCCGGATTGAATCCGTCGAAGCTCTCACCCTCGTGGGGGATCCAGAGCCAGGAATGCTCGACGAAGCCGAAGCGCCCGTCGCAAACAGGAAGACCCAAGACGTGGCCGACTGCGCGCGCGAGCTCGTGGCACCGGACTAGAGCCCCGGCGGTTTCGTACGGCGCCTTGTCGACTAGCCGAGTCGCCTCTCGTAGGAAGTCGATCTCTCGCGAGGTGAAGATCTCGCGTTCGGCAAAGCCTCTCATGTGATTCCAAGCTCTCTCAGAGAACCGTCGCACTCGCGACAGCCAAACCGCGGGTGAGGACTGATGGGGCAGCCCCCGCGCTCGATGAAGCGATTCGCGGCCCGTTTAGTCGGGAAACGCCAGAGCGCGCCGGTCGTGAGATTACGCACGTACCAGGTCGGCGATGTCGCCAGTCGCCCTCGGCGAATGTGGCTCGGCTCGACGACCCGCTCCAGCTTTAGCTCGGACGGGGTTGTCATCCTTCAAAGAATCTTTTCTGCGAGCGCGACAGCTCGCTTCCAGCGCGCGAGCTCTTCTTCGTATTCGCGCAAAATCTCTCCGCGAGTCTTTCCGGATTGTCCGTGTTGAACCGTCAGATCCGCTCCGTTGAAAGCTAGGGTCGCGCGGTAGTGGTCGTCCTCGGCGTGACCTAGCCGCATGTTGACGGCTTGTAGAATGTCTTTTCGTGCCTGTAGTTCACTCACTGGGTTTTTCTCCTCGCAACGGCGGCGCCGTTTTGGCGATGCCGGCATCGGCCTTCAGGTTGTGTCGCTGCCGAAAGAATTCGGGTTTGATCGATTGAATGCGCTGCCACTCGGCTTCTTCTGCCGCCTCGGCGGAGATGCCCTTCGCTTCGCAGTAGGCGAGTAGCGTCGTGCCGATGCCGCCCACTTCCTGCCTCGGCTTCCCCGGCGGCTTACGGTACACGTGGGAAATGATCGCGTGCAGTTGGTCGATCGCGATCGATTCCGCCTGAGCGAGCTCCACGGCCTCTTCGAAGAAACGGAGCACGCGCTCGGTGACGTTGGCGTTCGGCTCTCCGAACGTCTCGACGACCCAGCGGTAGACCGCTACCTGTCTTTGATCGCGTGTCATCAGTTCGCTCCCCAGTCTGTCTTCTTCCGTGTTTTCAACGAATAGCCGAGCGGACCCGCCTGATCCCAGTGAAAGAGCTCCAGGCCGTTGTACGGGTCCTTGCAACAATGCGGACCCTCGTGGTCTGCCTCGAGCTTGCAGCGGCGACCCTTGGCCATCCCAGTGGCCAGGGCCGCACACTGGCGCGGCTTCGGTCGACCGAGGAGCAGGCTCATCGCAGCGCCTCCGAGCACAAAGCCGACGCCGAGCGAGAAGGTGACGGTGAGCCAGAAGGGAACCTCGGGTGTCATCTGTCGCGCTCCTTGGCGTAAAAATGGATCTCGCTACGGGCTTCGACGTCCCATTCGGTCTCTTGGCCATCGTCGTCGCGTACGGTCACGCGCACGTGGTTCGCGTAGTCGAAGTCGCTGTGGAAGTTGTTTACGAAGAGCTCCGCAGCCAGTTCCGGTCCGATGCAGCAGATTATGCGAGCGCTCGTTTCGTCACCGTCGTCCGGTGACCAGACTTGGAAGAGCATTCTGCCTACTCCTCTGTGTTGTCTGGTTCGCTACTACCAAGCGCGAGCTCTAGCGCCTGGCGGAGCTTGTCACGCTCTCCGCCGGGTACGATGCGCATGTTCTTGACCCAGCGGAGCGCGAGCTCGCACGCCGTGCGTAGCATCGACACTTGAATCCGCAGGCGGTCTAGCTTCACGAGCGCTCGTTGCGCCGCGTCTTGGGTAATGACTACTGGTTTCACGGTAGAGAGACCCTTTCCTTACTGACAGACGAACGCGGGACCCTGGATCATTACAAGGCAGCCGCAGCGCCTCTCGCTGCCCGGGCCTTCGATGCAGCACCCGCCACCAGTCGAAGCCGGGCATTCGGGACAGAGCACATTGTTGCAGCAGAGTTCGTGAATGCAGTCGGGCAGGGGGCCGCTGTCCGTGCCTCCGGTGTTCGGCGGTGCGCCGCCGGTGCCAGCATCGTTCGTGACGCCGCCGGTGCCGGATGAGCCGCCCGTCGGCTGGGCTCCTGCCGCGCCGTGCCCGGCGTTCCCACCGGTTGCGCTGGCGCCGCCTGTTACGGCGGCCGCTTGTCCGCCCGAGCCGGCGCTCCCGCCGGTGGATGCGCCCCCGGCTGCGATCGGAGCGCTGTCGCTTTCTTCGCCGCCCGCGGCCTCCGGCGGGGCGGTGGAAAAGTCAGCGCCGCCGCAGGCGGTGACGAGAATGCTCGCGAGCAAAAGGAGGTGTTTCATGGTTCGCTAGTCCTGCGGATTGATCTCCGCCCAGTGAGTGATCGTCTTGGCAAGGTCGTCCAGATCGGGACTTCCGAGCGACCAGCGTTTGCTGACCATCCAGATTGCGACGTAGCACTGGCCAGATGCCAGTCTTGCAAGCACCGGTTTGTGGTCCTTCGGCTTGTGGTCTCCGGCCGCAAGCCAAGGTCCCGTCGCCGCGCGCGACACGGGAGCCGCGCCGAGTTCCTCACAGCGCATGTTCACAAGGTGGACGGGAGGCAGGGACCCGCGCGGGCCGCGTTTGGAAATACAATAGAAACGGAAGAGCGTGAGCGCGTCTTGCGCAGTGGGAACATCGAATGCGTGCTCCGTCGGCTCCGCTCCGGCGAGCGAATACTCGATTGTCCAGCGATAGAGAGTCACGGCTCGAGCTTTCCTCGTTGCGCAGCTCGTGGCAGCGCTCGGAACGAGGCGACCGGCAGCGTCGGCCCTCGAACGTTCATGGAGTTCGTGTTCTCGTGGACAGCCGTCACCTCCCACGGCCAGTGACCGTTTCCGAGGTGCTGCACCCTGAGCTCCCGACGCCGGTCGGCAGCGAGCCACTGCACGGCGTTCGGATGAAGCGCGGTGTCTAGAGCACCTAGCAGGCCGTTGCCGGGGCAATCCGCGTTCGCCAGATGCGGCGTCAGGCCGCAGACAACGCACTCGTCTTCTTCCACGTCGAAGGTGCTCATCGAAGTCTTCCTTCCGGTTGATAGCGTTCGAAGCGAACCGACAGGCCACGCGCGATACCCGCGAGGAGCTGCAGGTCATCTCTCGTCCCTGCGTCCGTGATTGTTTCCGCAACGCGCCGAATGGCGAGCGCGAGTTCCTTCAGGGCCTGAAGGCCTTCGCCGTATTCGTCAGCGTGGGTCATTGTTCGTCGTCCTTTCTGCAGTCTCCGTCTCGGTGCCTGGCCATGAACCGCAAGGGGCCGAGCACGCCGTCCGTCGGGATCCATTGCACGCAGTGGCCGCACCACGTGTCGGAAACCGTTTCGGTGATCGTGAGCGCGGGCACGCTGAGAAGCGGTTGGCCGCTCAGCGGGTCCACGAAGTCGGTAGGCTCTCCGGCCATCGTGCGGCAGCCTCGCCGGCGCACTTGCCCGTGGTAGGGTTCGACAGTGAATTTCATGGGGGTGACTCGGCCTCGTCCGCATACGTGGCTGCGTCGTCGTGTGACTTGGTGCGGGCCAGGGTGCCCGCAACGTGCCCGGCCTCGTAGGCCGAAAGCCAAGCCGGCGAGACGGCGGTGTATCGACCGAGATCGCACGGCCAGCCACGCGCTCCGGTATCCCAGCCCTGCGTGTAGGCCTGTGCGAGCCGCAGTCGACGTTGCTGTTCATGGGCGTTCATTGGCCCCTCCGTAAGATGCTCTCGCACCATTCGAGCTCGCCGCGAAGCCGGGTGAGCTCTTGTTCCTTAGTCATCCACGGGGGCCAGGCGCCGCCCGCTTCGATGCGAGCGATCTCCGGCCGAAGCCACGCGACGTATTCGCGGAGCTCGCTCTCGCGGTAGGTGTGCTCGACGGTCGCCGTTGCCATGGTCACTCTCGATCTTCCGAGCACTGCGCCAGGCTGGCGCGTGCGAGCTTGTTGCGAAGAGAGTCGACCTCGTGGAGGCCTTCCTCCCTCGATACGATGTAGTCGATGAGCTCGTGGTCGTCGTGCTCGTCGAGGATGAGGTAGCGTTCGTGCTCGACGTCGCTCTCGCTCACCATGCCGCAGGTCGGCGTTCGCATCCGCAAGTGCTCCTTGGTCAGCCTGAGAACGTGACGGGTGACGCGTACGACGGGGTGCGAGATCGTCTGCCGTAGCTTGATGCGGCACGACACGTCGAATTCGACGCCCCAGACCCTGGTCTGTACGGTCTTGTAAAGCTCTGCTGTCATGGGGCCTCGTCGCTCCCTGGTTGAGAGCACCAATGCTCGTGCGCGATCTCGCCGCACTCGTGACAGGGGTCGAAGGACTCCGCCCCCATCGATTCCAAGTCGCCGAGGAATCCGAGGGTGCGCTGCGCACGCCAGGCCGCGAAGGCCTCGGGGTCCAGGTACCATTGTGCCCGGCTGTCCACGTCTTCGACCATGTCGGCGCCGCCGTAGTCGATGCGACTCGAGATGTGGCCAGACTCGCGAGACGAGAGGGCGAACGCGACGCGCACCCGTGGGTACGTCGCCATGCCGCGCGTGACGATGAAGTGATAGTAGGCGTCCGACACGCGAGACGACACCCAGACGTGTGAAGCCGCGCCCATTTATGCCGCTCCCTTCTGTCGACAGAGCTCGGCGAGCTCGCCGGTGAACGTGCGGATGAGGGCGTGCGCTTGAGCAGCGTCGAACGGCCGCTCGTTGTCTCGGTCAGCCTGAAGTCGACAGACGAGTGTGCCGGCGATGCATCCCAGATCGTGCGCGATGCGCCAATAGATGCCCATGTAGGGGCAGGCGAGCCGTGCACAATCGGCGTACCCCTTGAGGTACATCAGCTGTTCGATCATCTCGGCAGCGTCGTCTGCGCGCGCCGCCCCCCGGGTCGCGTCATCGAATCCCGTATCGTAGAGCGGCAGGCGCCCGAACCCGGCCCAGAATTCTTTCAGAATGTTCAGTGTGGTGTTGGTCATTCGGGACTCCGATCTGGCGCGGCGAATTCGATCCATTCGCCTCCCCTGCGGTCCAAGGCGTTCTTGCCGGCGGTAGTGATCTGCGACGCGCCGGCCTTGTTCGTCTTCAGGTACCCCGCGGCAACGAGCGCATTGAGCTCGGAAGCGAGCGGCGCGCCGTGGCGTTCGAATTCGTTCTTCCGTCCCCGGGGGTTTAGCCCGTCGTAGCAGTACAGGATCCAGCGTACGCGCGGCGAGAGCTCTTTCTTTTCCGGAAGGAACCGCGCTGCGTTATCGGGGTGGATGACAAGGCTCAAGAAAGCCTTGTGTCCGATGCTCCCATGGATCGCGGCGAAGCCCGGCGCGAGCGCCAGGGAATCGGCATAGTCGACGGGAGCGGCGTGGTGAATGTTGGATCCGCCCCAGTCCCCGACCTCGGCTCTTCGCTCGCCGGTCGATAGGTTCACGACGACGCACGCGGCGCGGTAGCCCGTGCCGTAGGCCTTCGACGGGTGAAAGGATTCTCTCACCGTCACGTCTATGTCGCGACGGAAGTAGCCCAAGGACTCGAGCGCAGAGCGGAGCGAGTCCGGGAGGGTTTTGGTTTCGACGTGGATCATGATTGACGTACTCCCCAGTTGCGGCGAATGAGCTCTGTGTCGGACGTGAGTGCTGCGTCTACTCCGCTTCCGCGCGCGGCTTCGTAGAGCGCGCACGCAGTGGCGTAGTCGAGCAGTGGAATGCGCTGGTTGCGGATTACGCAGCTGTAGTGGCCAAGAGGGATCGGGGTGCGAGCGCGCAGTACCGCTGCCAGTCGAGCAAAGTCGATGGGAAGAGAGGTCATTCTGGTGACTGCGCCTCGAAGGATTGGCCGCGCGCGGCGCGCATGCGATCGCAGTGCTCGCATGGCTCGTCGGGCCTGTGATCCGGGAGCTTGCGCGCGCGGTCACTGACTAGAAAGCACGAGTGTGTGTGGCCGGACATGGATCCGCAGCACGACATGGGCCTGAGAGAACCGTCGGGGTTCCGCCCGCTCCGCCAATGAGGGTTCACGATGCGACCTCTGCGTTTGGATCTCCGTACTCGCTCTCGATGAGATCACCGGAAAGCGCGCATTCTTCGGTTGGGCCTTCCCAATAGACGTCGCATGCGATGACTCGGAAGCCGTCCCTGGCTTGGTCGCGCGTGGCGCGCGCTACCTGAAACAGATCCTTTTTGACGGCTTCGAACGTTGCCCACTCCCCGTCAGAAAGAACGAACCGCTTGGTGTATCCGCCGGGGAAGCAGATCGGCCCCTGCCTGAGATCTCGGATCAAGTCGTGGTAGGTGTACGCCATCGTCACTCATGCCGCGAAGCGGCCCCCTGTGAGAGTGTACTCCCCGACGCACGGCTCGCCGGCTTGGCAAGCGACGCGTACGGTGAGGGGCCGGCGGGGTTCGCCAACGGCGCGCCGGCGGACAACGGTCCCGAGTACCGAGCGGACCGCGGCGTCAGACGGGCGCTCTGCGAGCCCCCGCAAGTAGTCACGAGCGCGCTCGCGTTCAGACGGAGCCGGCGCGGCGTAGGTTGCGACGGGCGCGGCGTCGATCGCACGAGCGATTGCGGCCGGCAGATCCCTCACGTGGGCCGGGCCAACCCGGACGATTCCACCTAGAAAGGCGCCGAGGCTTGCTGCGCCGCGCTGGCTGACCGCGAAGACAATCGCGATCCGTCGATTCCCGCCCTCTGCGAACGTCACGGACCAGGCCGAGAGCGCTCTATTTGCCGATTGCGCGGTCCGTATTGCCCGCGCTTGCTCCCTTTCGAATCTGCTCGCCATCGTCGCTTCCCTTTCTTGCCCGCTTCCCACGGGGCTCACAGGAGGAGGCGAGGAACAGCCCCCCTTTCGGCTCTGCTGGACGACCGATACGACGTTACCATAATACAAACCTATGGACACGAACAGGGCTATGACGTTACCATAACGTCACTTATGGTAACGACGAGGCCGCCGGCGGGCCTCCGGCGGCAGCCGGGGGCTGTTCCTGGCCTCCTCTTGTGTTGGCGCCGAGAAGTGGGAGCGCCGGAAAGGGAAGTGGAACCGATGAAAAGCCTCGATTCATTGTCGGACGTGCAAATGAGCCGGCTGGTTGGGTGCGTTCTCGGAGGCGAGTACTCGGCCAAGGTCGTGCAGCCGGGCAAGGAAGGCTCACGGAGCGGCGGGCTCGCGATCGTTCGCAAGGGTTTCACGCCAGTCGTTGGCGAAACGTGGACGGAAGCGCTTCTCTGCGCGCGTGAGGAATTCGATCTGGGGCATCCGGAAGCGACGGGCGCGGAGTGGCTCTCTTGGTTCAATCCCACGAATCTCGGTTTCGCCGATGGCTACGCAGACTTCGGCAGTGGCGCGCAAAGTGCGTTTCTGTCCTTCGGTCCAACGGTACGGTCAGGCGAGCTCTACGAGCACACAGCGAAAGGCTGGCGTCCCGTCGAGCAAGCGCGCGAGGCCTACGCGCGGGGCTACATCGACGGCTTCATGCGCGGCGAGTCTGACTCACACGATTGAAAGGGAGTGGACCGATGAAAACCAAGTCAATCTGGTGTCGGGAGTGTGATCACGAGCACGAATGCGAAGTCGTCTCGGACGAATTCGACGATTGGGTGGACGTCCCGGACGCATGTGAAAACTGCGGCGAAACTCTCGTGGACTCAGTGGGGCCCGACAAGCGCGAAGATTTTCACTCGGACGGCTGAAAGCCATCGCAACGAAAGGGAAGTGGACAATGGCTGGCGAACGAAGGTTCAAGCCTCTCACGGAGGCAGACGTCGAGTTTTCCTTCTCGTTAGAAGAGGAAGACGCGGCGATCGAAGGGAACGCGATGGCGTCGGGTGACGACGCGATCGACGAAGAAACGAACGATTGGGTGCGGCGCGAGCTCGCACGCGGCAACCTGGCCGCATGGTGCTACGTCGTCGTGAAAGTCGAGTGGAACGGATACCGGGCCTTCGACTCTCTCGGGTGCTGCTCGTACCGCTCTGAAAAGGAGCTATGGGCAGATCTGCGTGACACCATGAAACAAGAGGCCCTAGACCGGCTGAACGAAAGCATCCAGCGGTCGGCCGACA